TCATCGTTTAAATTACAACTTAACTGACCCGACCATCGAAGAAGCGGACACGATCCGTAAGCAGTTAAACGATGAGAACCGCGCTATCTTGAGAAAGAATATGTGGGACGTTGATACCGCACTCGGTGTCGATCCCGCGTTCGCTGCCCGTTACGCGGCTGCGGACTCGCTTCGAAATGGTATCTATAATACGTTCGAAGATAAGGGCGTCACCGGAATCCGTGAGATGCGTCAAGATGAGAGATCGATCATCAACCTGCGCAATGCTGCTGAGAGACAGCTCGTACGCGGAGATGTCCGTGTGCGTGGAAGCGGCGAGTCCGGTCCGATCCGTAAGATGCTCGCGAAGGGCGCAAGCTACGTTGGCGGTATGGCGGGCGCTGGAGTAGGCGCTGAGATCGGTGGACCGCTCGGCGCGTCAGCCGGTGCGGAGGTCGGACAGCTAGCGGGGAAGAAGATCGGCGGATTGATCGCTCCCGGTGATCTAACGCGTAACGAACTTTTAGCTCGCTCTATGAAGGTCAAGGGCGGAGGGGTTCCGACTACTGAGATTCGAGGTGTGGGCGCTCCCAGCGGGGAGTTTGGACCGCCAGAGCCGGTCAGTCCGAAGATGCAGTTGTATACACCGCAGCGCGAGCTGACCCCCCTGCACTCTGAACTTGCAACTCACTACGGCGAGAGTATAGATTCAAGTTACCTAGACCTAGAAAAGAGATTTAAGGACGATCTAGCGGACAAGAAGGCGCACGGGGTCCCTCTAGAGCCAGCAGAGAAGACCCTACTAGGTAAGATCAACCAGGCGGACGCTGTGGACAGACTAGCGGCTCAGAAGCAGATGCAGGAGACGCTCACGGCAGGGAAGAAGCCAGCGGGTCCGACTCTGCCTGATGAAGTTGAGCCGTTGCTGCATCCGCCACAGTCGAAGTTAGCCGAGGGGATGGATACACAACGAGGTATCACGCACGATCTCGCGCACGTTGTCGTAGGATCGGAGCGCGGGATTAACTTCGCGGACGGGATACAGAGCCACCTTCACCCGGAGGTAAGCTCAGCCGGTGCTTTGATGAGCGCACCGATTGACTGGGAACCGTATATCGATGACGAAGGCAATGTTGATCCCGCGAAGCTCAAGTCAAAGATCGCCGATATCGCCGCTACGTATGTCGCTGGCGGCGTAGCAAACGATCTCTACCACGATATCCCGTTCACAGAGAACCACCACCTGGGCGCGGACGTTCGTATATTGAAGAGCTTCATAAAGAACGTCGGCTTCACGGAAGCGGAAGCATCCAAGATGATCGCGCAGGCTGCGGACGACGCCGCGCAGGTTTTGTCGCGACCTGGCGTGCAGGATATATTAGAGCAGCACGCTGCGGTACGCGAGGCCGGACTAGATAGTAAGTACCATGTCTCTCCAGAGCGCATGGATCAAATATTACAGGACGTGAAAGATGCAAACTCAACAGGGAAGTCTACAGGAGCTATTCCAGCAAGCAACCGACCAGGTGAAGAAGCTGGAGCCGAAGCAGAAGCTGAGCTTGAAGAAGGGAATCCAGCAGAGCTTCGACCAACGCGGAAGGGACCTACTGAAGGAGAAGGCGGCGGGGCTAGAGGAGATGAACAAGTTAAGCCCGGAGCCGAAGCAGGAACTGTAAAGTCGGAAAACCCGCAACTAGCCCTACCTAACCCAAGGGCGGCTAGCATGAAGGATGAGCCAGTCTATAAGTATAATCCGGATTTATTTAAGAGTCGGTATGGCACCGGACAAGAGTGGTATCACGGAACAACCGCAGACTTCACTGACTTTAAACACGAAGGAATAAAAAGAGGAACCACTGATTGGAATAGCCAACTAGGAACTCATTTCGCCGCAGATGAGAACGTAGCTCATGAATTCGCTAACGGAAGATATAGCGGCGTAACAGAAGGTGGAAAAATTATTCCAGCTAAGCTCAATATCGACAACCCTAAATCGTATCAATTTGAGGGCGATATGGGTGACGACGCATTGAAATCTGCTCTTAAGAATGGCGTTGTAACCTTAGATCAAGTTAAAAAAGTAAAGCCAGATTTCAACCCCAATCAAACATATCATGAAGGGAATGGTATCATCAATGCACTGCGCGGCAAGAGAAACGAAATTGCAACTAATTTCAAAGCAGATTTGAAATCACAAGGTCATGACGGGATTGTTTATGGGAATGTTGTTGAAGGCGGCTTCGGCAATCCCGCTGCGATAGCATTTGAGCCGAATCAGATAGAACGAACCGATATTAAGCCAGAAGAGCCGAAGCTCGGAACAGGGACTCCCAAGTTAACTCACAAGGTAACTGAGACGGGCGGAGAGGTACGTCTCGATACCGATAAAGGCAACGAAGGAATGCTCAAGTACGCGCTTAAGGGCGACGAGGCGAGCGTGACCGGGGTACGCGCCGACGAGCCAGGTAAAGGGATCGGCACAGCGATGTACGAGCGTGCCGCTCAAGAGGTTAAGGCACGCGGCGCTAAGTCGATGACGAGCGACCTCGGTGGTCAAACCAGTATGGACGCGGCTAAGGTCTGGGACAGGCTATCAAAGGCACATCCTGGGGAGATCGAGAAGATCGACAGCAAGCCGGGATCGCCAGGGTACCGTTGGACGTTCCCAGAAGAGGTGAAGCCAGCGAACCCACAGCTATCGGTTCCGCCAGAGCGCACGACAGGCAACTTAGAGCACGACCGTATCATCAAGGAGGGCGGCGGGATACCTGGTGGTGTATTCAAGGGTGATGCTAAAATTGGTGTTCCTGAATTAGCGATGTTTCATGATCCTCAAAGCGGGACCACACTAGCGCTAAAAACCGATGAGGGAATAACTCCTGAAAAGGTTCGCGAGAGGCTTGAAGAAAGCCGTGCGCAGTATGCTGCGGCGAACGCTAAGAAAGCGGTTGCGAAACTGGACCAAGCTATTAAGCCGGAGAGTCCCGAACTCAGCGGCAAGAAAGTTCGGGGCGCAGCGGTATCTCCGCAAACAAAAGCACAAATCTTAGCCAAAGATGTTACTGTCCCGACATTTGCTCGTGATAATGCGTATCAGTCTTTTCCGAAAGGGGCGGGGGCAATTGATGAGGGAGATAAAAATTTTCTCCTAGCCGACGGAAGTTTGATTCATGCTGCGAGTGACCAAGAACACGATGCTATGATTGATGATATCGGGGCTAAAAGATTGCATGATGCCGGGGCTATTCGCATGACTTCGAATGGTCTGGAAATTTTTCAAAAACCGACAGATGACCAACTACAGGAAATAGGCCGCTTCGCAAAACAAAACTGGGGTGGCCACTTTTTTTGGGATTTTGCATCGAGAGATAATAAAAATTTTTACGGAAACCATCAAGGCGATGGAGAGGGGTCGATAGGAGATTTTCGAAGGGCGATAGATAACCAATACCCGTTAACGATGACCACTCCTCAGCCCGAAAAATTCGCATCCGTAGGCGGGAAGTTTGTAGGGAATACTCCGAAACCAGAGCATGCAGGAATAGCCGCACTCGAATCTAAGTAATTATTTTGTCCCTGACTTCAGCGCTAGCAAATCTGACATGCAGTCCGACATCTATCGCCTTGTTGTAAAGGTCCTTAAGGCTAGAGGCGTATGTTGTGTTTAGAAACGAGAATCCTGATTGCGATAAGTAGATAACTCCTCTGCTTGTAAATTCTATATCGAAAAGTAACGACTTCATACTCCTCCTAGGAAATTATGGCAAATAAACCTTCATACAGCGCGGCTCGGAAACTTCGCGGCACCGGGACGATGACTATCGAGCCCGCGCCGAAGACCACCTTCACTGACAAAAATCTAGACCCTCGGTCAGAGCCTGCGGAAGGAAATCAGATATCCAAGGGCAACGCCGCACCCGGAGCCAGCATTTCGCCCGAGCTGAACGCTCCTAAACAAACCTCGCACGGCACGGGGGTCAACCGGCCTGACGCTGAAGGCCTAACTAAGACCTAGCGCCAATCAAATCTCTGATTTATGGCGCTATTCATTGAAATTTGGATTCAGCGGGTCGCTCAGATAGACCACCCAACGCCCGCCAGTGTTGCACCAATCTTCAGAATCATGAGATTGACACCGTAAGCAATCCCCGCAAGTGTCGCAGTAAAAACACTCTTTTGGTTCCGGTAGATCAATGGTCTTGTAACTTCCGTCTGTTTGTTCAACTTCGGCCAACATGATCCACTCCACTGCGGCTCATCTGCTGATTGACGCTTTAGATTTCTACTCAAAGGCTATCACAATCTCCCAAATTCTACGTTCCCTTTCTTCCCAGTCACAATCACTTTCGAGGGCCTTTTTTATCTGAATAATTGCGTATTGCTCTCTTGTTGTCGGAAGCGATTTCACGCCCCGAGGCAAACCCATTGCCGCGCCTTCGTATTCCTCGTCGGTATGCATTTTTCCCTCCCCGCAGTTCATCTGCTGATTGATTGGCGATTATATGTGCCTCTCTATCTCATCGCCGAAGTCCTGAGAGTACTCAGCTTTGTCCCTCCGGTTGCTGCACACCGGAGCGTGCTTCTTCACACAATCCTGGCACAGGATCATCCCGCAGTCCCTACCGTTGCATACCACTATCTGTACCGTTCTCTGACACGCCTCGCATCGCATTAGAAGTTCTCCTCTCCCTCCGGCTCTCTATCTTTAATCGGCTTGATCTCCCGGCAGACCGGGCAGCGCTTTGGTATCTCTGCGGTCAATAGCTCCATCTTGGGCTGCGCGGAGCACACAAAACCCATATACGATGTCTCTACACGGGTTATCGTGTGGTTCCAGCGCTGTGCCTTCTCCGTGTTCTGTGACTCTAGCTCGACACGGTCGCTATTCTTGAACGCTATCGTGTACTCTCTCACTTGGTCCTCTTTTCTATTTGGTTTAGGATTGTAGGCATGGCCGGAATTTGTGTAAAGTTATCTACGTGCTTTGTTGCCAGGGTATAGAAGCTATCTGTTGTGTAGATATGCTCAAAGTGATCTAGCAGCGGGCGTAGCCCTTTAGAGAATATCCCGTGTGTCACGTACAGATACAGCGGGAGAGTATTTCCAGACTTCCGCAACGCCTCCGCTATCCCGATGAAGGTCCCGCCGCCGTCGCAGATGTCATCGATAATTAATATTTGATCGCATTCAGCGAATTCTTTTGCTGACGGAACACTGAATCCGGATAGCTTTCCTGTTATCTGATCTCGAACTTTCGCTGCTATAAAGCCTGTCTTATACCCATATCGTAACGCGCCTGCGTCCGGTAACAGAACAATAGTTCGACCGCCTATTTGATCGATAACCTGCTCAATAATCGGCAGCGGGCTCACATCTGTCAGATGGCGGATATACTTCCCGGCTTCGGAAGAATGCACGTCCAGGGTGACGATATCGTAGCTGATCGTATTCAGCAGTTGAGCGAAGACTTGCAAACCGAGTGTATCCCCGAGCACGAAACGACGGTCCGCACGGGCATACGGAAGGTAGGGCAGGATCAGCTTGACATCGGCTGACGTTGCGCCCTTTATCGCGTTCAAGAGTTGAGCCAGCGCGACGATCTCGCCGTCTGTGATCTTAGCGACGACATGAATCCGCTCGACCTTCGGGTGCTTCATCAGGTGAACTATTTCTTCAGTTAGACGGACCTGAACTTCACCGCCGGGATACCGGAACATCTTGACCGGACCGTCTGCATCGCCTGGGAAATTGATTGTTAGATTCATGTTCGTACCTTCTTCCTGATCTCATCGAACGTTTGATCGATCAGCAGTCCGCCTTGCTTACCTGAGAATACCTTACGATATGCACAGTTGTCAAGGTCTTTCGGGGATTTCATATCTTGAACTACGTAGTTCGGCTGTCCGACCAGGCCGTCATATACCGCCGGAACTCCCTTCAAGCTGGTCTTCAATCCGTCATCTGTCACCGGCTTCTTGAAGATCGGGATTACCTCGCCCTTTGAATTGCGTACGGCGGTCGCCTTCATCGCGTGCCCGTAGGTGTCTCGTGTGACGTACTCGTAAGTATACGAACCGATTCCGAAGACCATATTGTACGGGCTCAACTTCAGATTGTCAATAGTCTGAGTCAAGATTTCATCTGCACGTTCTAGTGTGATTGAGTCCCCGTAGATCGCTCCCGCCTTATTAATCATCGGCAAGCCTGGGCCATCAGTTGTACCGAGTGCGTATGCCAGCAATCGCAATGTCCCGAGGTCTTCCGGAAGGTATCCGTGCAATCCGGACCTGTCGTCCGACTTCCCGCAAATGATCTCAACTGGATCACCGCTATCGGGACGAATAACAAGTTTCCCGTCGCGAGCAAGAATTATTTCTTTGAGACGTGGGACGTAGCTCGTTAGGACCTTCCACAGGTCCCAGGTATCGGATACAATGCTCACGATTCCCGTGGGATACACCTCGGTGATTAGCCGCTTGAACGTGTCAAACTCGCCGTCTTGACCGCCCGAGCACATCACGGAGTGCTCTGTCGCCGGGACCGATCCGCCGATTGAGTAGTCCGCGTGGTAGTACTCGTGCGCCGCTAAGATCGCCGGGATCGTATCGGTGCCGTTGAAACTAGTCAGGTGGCCCATGCCAGATAAGATAGCGTCTTCGAGCCCGGACATCCCCCGGAAGCTAAAGTCGTGGCCTTGCCAGTCTATGAAACTCAAATCGGTCTCTCCTGAGCGTAGGGCGTGTTTTGTAAACAGCTTGCGGTACTCTTGTGCGGTCGTCGCGCTGGTAGACGGCTTCCACAATATCGCGGACATCACACTCTCAATATAATTCGGGAGCCAGTAACAGTTATCGTCTGTGTTTGTCACGACAATTGAAGGTATCTTTATCGGTACAGTGACGCCCTCGGGCAGAGCATAAAAGTCCAGCGGGAGATAGCCCAAGTTATGCAGATATTCGATATGATCGGTCTTTGGATTTTCGATTCCGAGAGTCTTCTTAATAACTTCTCGGTAGTTTGTGAGAACCATATCGATAGGTGTTCCAAAGAAATAATAATCAAATTCCTCAATCAGATACTTCTTGAGGAAGTACTGAAGGCCAAAGAACACGGTGCTATTTCGTCCGGTCCGCGAACTCCTGGCAGTCCAATTCGACCAGACCTGCTTCGTGCCGGGCGCGTACTGAATCACATGCCCTACCTTGTAGAAATCGATGTAGAAAATTGGGTTCATGATTTTTCCTCTTCATCCCGCAAGACATCTCTCGGGCTGATCGAACGAATCACGGGGATTACGTGCCCCTCGATGGCCGGGCCCTTTAGGTCGCTGTGGTCCGCAGGGACGCGAGCCAGCGGAATGGACCTCTGATGGATCGTAATCGTAACCTCGTCACCGACAAGTAATTGTTCGATGCCGGAGATAGCGATTGTGGCGGTAGAACAGTATATACCTGTAACCTTTCCTTGAACGTTCATGATGCCTCCTATTTCATTATCTGTAAAACGTTTTTAATCTCGTCCCGTACTTCCTTCTTGCCTTGCTCAATAGCCGCCCAGAGTAGACTAGCTACGGCGGGCCCGACGTATATCTCTCGCTCGCCGTTATCGATATAGGTGACAATAAACTTCCGGTCGTTCGCGTCACGCTGGGTGATCTTGATTGTGCCTAGTTTAATCATTAAAATAATCCAAATAGCTTCTTGCGTCTCTTTGAAAACTTCGGCTGAGCGCACATATGCAGCAGTTGAAGCAAGCCAATAGCGGAGCCCTCGATCATGCTCAGATGCATCTTGCCGCCCGTGATCTCACAGAAGTCCTCTATCTTGGTGCCGGGCTTCGGTGTGACGATAAATTCCCAGGGCGCTAGTGCGTCCCGCTGAAAGATTTCCACGACCGCTTCGCACTCTAGACGCGCCTGAATGTAAAACTTAGTTTCGCTCGGCTCGATCTGTAGATTATTCATTAACTTTCACCTCGAACTCCCGCGCTAAGGCGCGAAACATGCGGCCACGTCCCTTGTGGCCTCCCGCTTCGCATTGACTCGCTATCTTCAAAAGCTTGCTGACGAAAGGCACGCTGAACTTTTTATCGATCTTTTGAAAATCTTTCAGCAGACTACTAAGCAGTTCGCGCTCTCCCGCGTTCAAAGAGCGCAGCACACCGGCTCCGCAAGGGACGGTGAACTTGCCGTCTAATTTTCGCTCGACTGCTGAAATGTACGGGTTCTTCACTTTGCGATCTCCATCCACTCCGGGACCTTGACGTGACGCCGGAAAAACCAGCGGTCCGAGGATACCTCGGGCGGGGTACGGTGCTCGACTGATAGATTCCGGATCAAGAGTATGTCCCCGGGCTCTGGCCTAATAACAGTCTCGTCCGGCAACTTTATCTCGGTCTGCTCGCGGTTAGACCACAGCACCATTCCGACATCAGAACTATTATTGTCTCGGTGCCACTTTGTGGATGTCCCATATGATACTATTTCAGGATGATTGTTAGGCGACCTGAGTTCTGCGGACAGTTTGTCATCGCCCCACGCTGACTTCCACCAATAGCCGTATCCACTTGTTTCCAAGCCCCGTTTGACACTAACGTCAGTGAGATACCTGCCCATCTCTTGAGCGTCAAAGTTGCTCGGCTCGTACCTTCCGATGACGAGTACTCCAGGGGCTAGCTGTCTCATGGTCGTCGTCCACCTTTCCTTGCGATCCAGATAGTCACAAACGGTACGAGGTTAATGCACGCCCGTCTGTTTGTCTTTGAATAGTGTACACCAATCCACGCGCTTGTCAAGCGAAATAATACGCCGATTGTAACTTTATTCACGATTTTACAAACGTGAACGTCTAAGGCGTTATCGAGGGTGTACATCATCTGGCACCCCGTACAATACCACCCTGAATACTTTGGGTAGTCGGGCTCAGAAACATAGTTCATTTATTTTCTCCATGAAAAATTCCGTAGTGATCTTGAACCAAGCAGAACGCGCACCACGGTTCGCACATCCCGATCTTATGCCGAAACCAGTGCCAGAGGAAGCTCACGATCTCCTCCGGATAAACATCGGCGCTGTTCCGATAGCGACATAGTCTAGGATATCGTTGCAGTCGATAATCCCACCGGAATAAAGACGAGTGCAAAAATTATTATACTGATCCCATTCAGACTGTGGTCGTTCTCTCGGGACCCGCCAAACAAATCCCCACCGATATACATACGTGTACTCGCGGGTATCGGTCGTCCGAAACACGAAGCCCCACCGATACGTATAGCGCTCTTTCATACGCCCTTCAGGTAGTCTAGCGACGACTGATGATCCGAATCCGGCACTTCGGGTACTTCAATCACAGTCACATCTTTTGGATCGTCGCAATCAATTATCATTCCCGGAACCCACGGACGAAGATGAATGGTTTCAAAGCCGTTATCATATTTTTGAATTACTCGAACCATCTTCATAATATCCTCTTTTTATCGAACCCACTCCGCTGAGATCAGTGCCTCGCCTCGGACCCCGGGCGGCGGGATCACGCCTATACCGACCGTGACACGGTCTGCCGCGTTAACCCCCGCGTGATTCATGACTAACCTTCGAATCAAATCTACGAAATTAAGGGCCATCTTCTCGCAGCTCAGCGGACTACGAGGAGCCGGATAGAACTCTTCTTGGAAGACCTGGTTAACTTCCAACTGATCGATGATAAATCCGTCTCCGTCCAAGAATTCTGAATCAGACACAATTTCGCAGACAAAGAGGTATTCCTGGGCCCCGGGCTCGCCGTGTCCGCAGACCCCGTCCCCGGTACGCCAGTTAGCTTTGAAGGTGCCTGCTCGTCGCAGTGTTAGCTTCATAGAACCTCCGGCAGCGCGAACCCGAGCCCGACCCGGGACGCCTCTGACTTCCTGGTTTCGATCTCGCTGCCAAAACGAATATACTTACTATGTACGTCACCCGCGCTATGCCCGGACCAGTAATGTTCCAATCCGGTGGGCGTGCTCATCTTATTTAGATGCGTGATCCGGAACCTACGGAACGAGTGAAATCCGGTAACTCTATTCTTTTCAAGACGATCACGGTAGCCGCTCTCCTTGCCAGGGAACAAAAATCCAACGACTTCGGGAGCGCTCTTCGCAAGAAACTCGTTGAGTTCGGGACTCAAATCCACTTCCCGTTGGCCCGCCTTGGTCTTGGTCGGGCCCAGGCCCGTTCTAGTCCTCTGCTGCCTTACGACAATTTTTGACTCCGAAGGAATCCAAACAGTGCTAACTCCATCATCTTCAATAACTTGTATAGCCAGAGCTTCGGCAATTCTCAATCCGGTTCCCGCCAGCAAGGCGTAGAGTGCCTTATCGTGGACGTTCGCCTTCTGTAGGGCGGTCTCTAGCGTTTCTAGGGCTATCATAGCGCCCTCTGAGACCGGCTCTGGCGCGTCAATGATATCCGCGCTCCAGGTTGTTGGGAAGAGCTGATTCCCGTCTTCATCGGCAGCACTTTTCTTGACCTTTTTAATCAACATCACGTTTAACGCGATTGACCTGGGCGAGTATCCTTGCTCGGAGAGCTTGGTCACGGTCTCGTTAAGTACTTTATTGCCTATATCTTGCAACGGCATTTTGCCTATGATAGGGGCCAAAATGTTAATCGCAGTCTGGTAGGTCCTAACGGACGCCGGGCGGAGCGGGTTGCGCTTCCGATTCGCGCCCTCTTTCAGGAACCGCTCAGCCTGCTGTTCGAATGTGACTTTCATCGGTCTTTCCTCCACACCGGCATAATAATCCGATACTTGCGATGTCAAGCCTTATTTTGGGGAATTATATAGATGACTCCCTCAATCTTGTCCGCTACCGCTTGCCCTTTCAGGATCAACAGCGAGAATTTTTCCCGCCTGGAATATCACATCGAATTCATAAGCTAAGTCTTGTGCTATCATTTCTTGAGAGTCTTCGCCTTCGTGGGCGGACAGGAATTTTTGAGCCGCGTCTTTGCTTCTTTGTGACGGCGCAATTCCATATTGGTAAGACCGAGCGAGAGTAAAAATTTCATCTATTTTCATAACATCTCCTTCAATTGTCGTGGACATCTATTGAATATCCTCACTATGTCAAGCACTATTTTTGGGAATTATATAGTTAGCTCCCGCGCTGCCGCCTGAATACATGCTTCGCAGGTATAGCAACTCCCGAAGCGTCCGTCCACTTTCGCCCGTTCAAGAACCATTCGCGCTCCTTTTGGTTGAGTCATCGGCCCTTTGTGCATAACGCTCACACATTTGTGGGAATGCCGCGTTATTACCCAAACCATTGAGCGGCATTCAATCGTTTCATCCCCGCCACCATACAAGTACTCAAGTGCTTCTTTTTCAAATTCTACCAATGATTTGCTCATGATTTCCCTTTTCATGTGTTGATTTACACGCATCAAAGCAGTGGACAGGACCGCCGTTCACACTTTGCCATTTGTATGTTAGAAATCCACATTTTTGGCACCGTTTACGCTTTATAGGCGGACCCCACACTCCTTCTGGCTTGGCATTCGGCATATATTCAGCTCGCTCCTTCTTGGAAATCTCGGAACTGGTCCAGTGGGATTATTGCTATACTGAAATTGGCTCCGATATCGCGCATTTTCTGGTGCTTTAAGCATAAAACCTGCCCAGCAGTAGGAATATCTAAGCATCGGGTACTCTCTACGGCCAAACATCTGTCAGTAAGCGGATACGTTTCATTCATAAGTCGTTGATTCCTTTCAGGGAGTTATCTATATAATTCCCTTTATTTTTGGAAATTATCCGCTTGACTCTCTCGGTGTACCGCTCCCTAAACAAAATGGACAACCATCCCGGTCATAGTGCGTCCGATCATCACAACGATCACCGAAGCAGCACTCGCCGCACCCGGCTGATCCGTCTGATCTTTCAAATATGCGTCCGGGTGTAGGTTTATCTGCTGCTGTTTTTCCGTGTGCGTGCCAGTAACATGAGACGCCAGGATGATAAACGTAGCATCGCCTACAAGGGTGTGGGAACTTGCAAAACGCGCTGCCTCTCTCGATACACGTACACGCTGTGGTCATTGTTTACCCTCTTTGTTTTCGTTTTCTCGCCGAGATAATACAACGATATACTCACGATGTCAAGCACTATTTAAGGGAATTATATAGTTCACTCCCTTGATTTGGGCTTACCCTTAGCCGACACCGCTCGGTTATTCCTTCGTGCTCTACGCTTTGCGGCCTTCGTCTTTATTTTAGGACGGTACGCGAGCACGACATCGGTAATCTGATCTAGGATTTTCACTGTGTTAGCCTCTCGAATGTCAAACGCTTGCCCGCTACGGCGTCCACAAAACTGTCCAGACGCTCCGTTGTGTGCCGAGATACGTTGCCTTGATTCAGCCGGAAGGTGAACTCATTCACGTATCGGCCTATGTGCTTCTTATCGGCGTGGTGGTAAACGCCGTGCATCCCGCGCTTCATTACGGCCCAAACGGATTCAATCCCATTTGTGTGAACGTCGCCACGGACATACTCGCCTGTGACGTGCTTCACTGAATCGTGCTGGAAGCCTTCCTTTGGAAGCGCGGTATAGCTGCCGTAATCATCGGACAGGATGCGCGTACCGGGCGCGACGTTCTCATGGATCGCGCCACGAAGGGCTAACCCGCCAGTGCTGGCTACGACCTTAGCAACTGTGTTCCCTCCGCGCTGACGCATCCCTACAACGATAGTCTTTTCGGCGCGTTCCCTTGGCTTGTGGATACGGTCGTACATATGCCGATTGCTTTCATCGCCACCGAAGAACGTCTCGTCAACCTCTACGGTTCCTTGAAGCAACTCCAGTTTGGTCCCGCAAGCCTCACGGAGTCTGTGTAGGACGAACCAAGCGGATTTCTGAGTAATGCCTATCTCTTTGCCCAATTGCAGGCTAGAGATGCCTTTGCGGGCCGTTACAAGCAAGTACATGGCGTAGAGCCATTTATGCAAGGGAACATGCGAACGCTCAAAGATAGTCTTGGTCCGCACTGTGAAGTCCAGTTTGCAGGCATTGCAACGATAGAAGCCGTCCTTGCGCGTCGTGATCCGCTCTTTAGACTTGCACTCGGGACAGGTGACGCCATTCGGCCAGAGACGGCCTTCCAGATATTTGCGGGCGGAAGGTTCATCCGGGAACAGTTCAAAGAGTTTGAAAGTGCTGATCGTTGACCGACTCATAACGCATCCCTATCATGTAAACCCTTGTGGCCTTTTGGGAGCCTGCACTGATCTTCATACAAGGTTGCTTCGCAGCGAGTTGATTCAATAACAGCATCAAGAAATTTTTCGGCGATGGGTTCGCTGAGTTCCGACTCAGGCAGTTTATTTTTACTCAACCCCTCAACAAATAGGTCAAGCAAGTCCTGATGATATGGCTGCCACGCGACCCCCGTTTCGGGATGATGACCTAAACGCTTCTGGATTCTAAGCTCTTGTATTCGTTTTTTAGCAAATTCAATTGCTTCAGGGAGGGTCATTATCGGCTCCCAAAACTTCGATTTTGATCTCGGATAATAGTAGAGCGTGTGAAACCTCGAAGCTGTCCGCGAAAAGCCACTGCATTTGTGCGGCTGTCTCCCACAACCCTGTCTACGAAGCTGTCTGGAATGCGGCTAGGCGATGTGAATCGGAACACATCACACACATTAGAAAATACCCGAGCCACAACAACAAAGGCTGCGGGGTCACTTTGGCTCATGTCTTGAATGAAGGCAAGTGCCTGTTGCGTGTTATTAAATTGCCGTGTCCTGAAAGGTCGCATCATTTTCGTTTCTCCTGTAGTCAGTATCAACTTACAGGACCATTATACATAACTCCCTCGCGGTAGTCAAGTACATTCTGCAATTCAGGCGAAGATTTTTAACGCAAACACGGCACTTAAAGTCGTTTGTTTACTTGCGGGAGTTATCTATATAATTCCCCTATTTAACGAATTAAAATCCTACACTTGCCTTCTCAATTCGGTCTTTGGCGATTTGAAAATACTTTGTGTCTTGTTCGATGCCGATGAATTTGCGGTTAAGGTTGACACAGGCAACGCCAGTGGTACCGCTGCCCATACAGTTGTCAAGCACCGTGTCCCCCTCGTTTGTGTAGGTGCGGATCAGATACTCCATAAGCGCGACGGGCTTTTGTGTGGGGTGTAGTCCGATTTCTCGGTCAAATCGCAAAACCGTTTTAGGGAAACGTCTCCCCTCGCTTACTGTATCGGTTCTTTTATTGATATTTCCGTAGTTAGACCCCGTATCGTCTTTTCCAGTGCGTTTGTTTTTATATGGCTTACCTTCAACCATCTGCGGGTTATATGTAGAGGCCTTATCATAAAAAACGAGAATATTTTCGTGTATCTTCAAAGGCATCCTATTGGCATTCAGGAAGTTGGACGCCACGTTCTTCTCCCAAATCCACTCGTATTTAAGAAGATTAAGTTGGGAAGACCCGAGCACTTTATCGAAGGGCGTTTGCGCCGTGAAAACCATCGCCCCCTTGCATATACCCTCTTGTTGCTTCATAAGGCGAAAGTATTGCGTCCATAGGAGCGGAAGAGAGATGCAGGAATCCCACTTATTTTGGGTCGTGCCGTAAGGCAAATCAACTAAGACCATATCTACAAACTCCGCAGGAATTTGTTTCATCACTTCTAAACAGTCGCCCTCAAACAGTTGAACGCTCATGAGACTACCTCCTCTTCAGGTATAATTGATTACATATACCTTGAAAGATGTCAAGTTTTATTTTTCGCTGTAAACCCAAGGGTGAATCCCTCGACCGACTGTCCGACCTTCGATGCCTTGAACTCGTTCTTGGCGTTGCCCTTAAGACGCCGAAGGGTAGCGTCATAATCCAAATCAAAACAGACCAGAGAGACCACAAGCTCACGGATATGCGCCAGTCCGAGGCCATCGGTATCTGCGGCCATCTTTTGAATTGTAGATTCCGGCAGCAGGTCCTTTACCGTGTGCCTGATATACTTGATCCTCGCTTCAGCGATAGGCGGATTCAGTCCGACAACTAGATCGAACCGGCCCGGGCGGCGTAGTAAACGGTCCTCTAAAACGTCCGGTTTGTTGGTCGTGGCCAAGTGGATGATGTTGTCTAACTGTTTTTCGCCATCTAGGAACGACAGCACGTCCGATGCGGTAGCTTCGTCGTGCATCATCCCCTCGATATCCTCAAATATCGTCATCAGCGGTCTCTTGGGCTCGATCTCGCGGAGCTTTAAAAGTAACTCTTGAGCGTGTCGGATGTTTGTGATAGACACCACGACCCCGTCTCGTGCGATCACCTCGTCGCACAGTAGCCGGATGATGCTAGTCTTCCCGCACCCAGACGGACCATACAGTAAGACCCCGCGCTTATACAGCAGCCCGATCTTATCGAAAATTTCTTTCTTATTCCAGAAGTCCTTCATCTGCCCGACGATGTATTCGGTCGGGGTTCCCGGTATATGTATCAAATCGTCTGCGGGGAAGGCTATCTCGACCGCAAATTTTTGATCCTCATTGTCGGCCTTTATCTCGTACACTCCGCCGAGAAGTTTCTCGTGAGTCGCATTTATCGGATAAAATCTTCCCCCGCGCTTCGACCAGTGCGAGAAGTTTTTATCAATATTCAGGTACTCCCAGTCTCTCTCAGACATATCTAACCTCCCGAATAATTCTTCTTACATTCAGATACAGACCGAGATACCAGATTTCAAAATCGATTCGAGCACGGTGAAACTCGTAGACCATCGGATTGACCAGCTTGCCGTCATGACCGTGGATATCTGTGCAAACCCACCGCTTCTCTTTTAGGTCTCTCAGATCGGCGTTCACGATAAATTCGAAAAAGTTCACTTTGCTTTCCTTTCGGCCTCGGCGTGAAGGGCGGCGAGACGCTTGACTGCCCAATCGATCCACATTCCCGGTACGACGGTATCATTGGATTTCTGATACCAGACCTCCGCTTCCTCTGCCCTCGCCTTGGCCAGCAACTTGTCGAGCGCGTGGGCAATTTCAGGAATGATGGACTTGCCGGATGATATTTCTTGCAGAATCAAATCCCGCTCGTTCGCACGCTCAAGCGCCTTCTCGGCTTCAAGCGTGTCGATCTCATCCAGGAGCTCCCTTTCTCTACCATACGTAACCCTGCAATCCCTGATCCGTTGGCGATCTTCCTTCGTCAACCTAGGCAGTGGTTCTTGCTTGACTCTCATTCGACTCCTCCCTTCTCCGGCTCGTGGGCGTCAGCTTGGGGGATGAGGGCGAGGATAAAATCTACCACCTCATATGTTTCCTCAGACTCTCCAAACTTTTTCCCGTACCTGTCAGCCGCCTCTCTCAGCGCCGCCGCACGCTCAAGCTCCTTCTCGGATTCGAGTTCAAGAATTCGCTGCTTTAGCTTGTCGTTTTCTGTCATATCGCTCATTGGATTCCATCCTGTTACACGTTCGACATTTACGCTGTCCACTCGTTGATACAAGCTGCGTGTTTCCTTCTGTGAATTCATGGCCTCGCTTGCAGTGTGTCTTTCGTGCATTCTCGGCACTCAATCCAACTCCACGGAGAATATTCTCCCGGTTCGTTACAGGCTCAACGTGCTTTGGATTCCAACACGCCCGAACGCGGCACAGATGATCCAACTGCTTTCCTGGCGGAATTATGCCGCCATAGGCCTCATAGGCCACACGATGAACCTGCTGCGGCTTTGAATTAACACATATTCTCCCGTAGCCCTTTGTTGATTTTGGCCCGATCCAGACGTGGCAATCACCGACCAAACCGGGAACAGGACATGTCACGAAGATGGTCTTTTCGAGTAGCCGATCAACTATCGTCTTATTCTTCCCAACTCCGGTCATCGACTCCTCCCTTCTTCGGCTCATCTTTCTGACGATCTATAAGAAATTTAAGTAAATGGACGCCGGGAATTAGTGACCAACACAGAACAAATACGACCCAATCGAGTGTGCTCATTCCCGCTCCTTCGTATCTTCATCGAGCGCGGCCAGTAGTTCGTCAACTAGTTCGTAAGTATCAGGATCGTGAATCTGCCCACCATGGTCTGCATCATCAGTACAGCAATCCAACTTTAGCTGTTCAAGTCGCACCTTCGCCCGCTCGATGCGGGCCTGTAAGTCGGTAACTTGAGCGCGATACGCCTTCGTGAGCATATCCACTTGGGCTGAAACTAGCAGTTCATATTCCTTCCCGGTTTGGTAGCTCATGTGTACGTTGGCGATTTCTTCTTCTTTCGTCGCTTCCAGCACCCGAATTCGCTCTTCTCTTTCCTCAAGCCACGCTTTCATGCACTCGATCGCCCCGGCCAGCGTTTCGGGAATAATGCCGAAATGCAACGTATCTTCGATGGCGTCAACCCATTCGCCGTCGCGTTGACGAATCCGCTCCTCCCGGTCGGCCAGTATTTCGTCTACCTCAGATTGCGAGTAGACGCGCTCAGGCTCAATCTCAGGCCCTTTCTTATCGTGGCACTTACAGGAGCAAGTCCACGGCGCTTTGGCTCTCATATGTTCAATATAGCAAGTACAGTTGCTCATAGTTCCTCCTAAAGAACGCCCGATTTCCCGGGCGCTCGAACGAAGAACTAGTTCCCTAAGCGCAGGGTCTTGAAGAACTCATTTGCGTCTTGCTCTGTCGCGTGCAATGACCTGTCGAACACGACGACCCCGATATACGCACGGTAGCCGTAAGTTGAGACGATCAAGTACGATTCCTGGTTATCGCTCACAGCGTGCGCCTCGCGTGCGAAGATACTGTTAAAGGTCGAGTTCTCTCGGCTGCCCGGGACGAGCACCATATTCATAGCTGATATCCCCCCGTCTACAGCGTGATCTAGTGTCGCGACATCGGTTCCGCGAACTGTCGAGTAATCGAAATATGCGATAACGAAGTCTGCCTTGCCGTCTTTCGTGACAGATTCGAAGGTGTGCTGTTTATACGATGCGTGATCTTCTGTGACGGTCTTGCCGTCTTGGATTGTCGCCGCTACCGTGCCGCTGTCTGGCGTAGGAAAGGTGGCCGCGATAACGGAGTTAATCGGGGTGGTCAAAGGATAATCCTGAGTTGCCAAAACGGGAAGCACGAACATTAGAACGGACATCACTGATACAACGATTTTATTTTTCATAGTTTCTCCTAAGTTTGATTTTAATCTCTATTGCCAAAAATTATTACTTACCGTCCGCCAATCTGAGAATCTTCACAGTGTATAACCCGTCACATGATTGGCAACCCGTACCAGTCCCTTGATAGTGAAGGATTCCGTCCTCTCTGCCGTACGCTTTGATATACCCGGCTAGAATCTTTGTACCTGTTTCAACATTTTCTTTCTCGTTGAACAAGTTCACCTTGTTCTGGAAATCGTACGTCGATTTGTGAACTGAAGCCATAACCTGCATCAATCCGACCGCACCACGGCTAGATGTCGCGTACGGATTACAATCGGACTCCACTGATACTATCGCCGCCACGAGATTTGGCTCCTGGCCCTCGTTAACTGAAACTTCAGCGACCATCCGGCCTAGCTCTGGGGTCGCGTCCTTGCAGCCCGCGCCAGCTCGACCGAATACCTTGGCGACATCCCACATCGCCATACTAATCTTCTGTTCTCTCTTATCGGGCTCCGCGATCTTGATTACCTGAACAGGCGGAGGAACCGTATTGACCTTATATGGCTTAAGCGCGAAAAACAGCACCGTGATTATGACAGCCGTGATCGACAAATTTATTCGTACCGCTTTTGGAATGTTCATGGAACCTCCTTAAGTATGAGAATTATATAGTTACTTCCCGTACTGCTTTTCAAAGACTTGCAAATAATTTTGCACTGCATAATTCAATCGTGCCTGCTCTTGTCTAAGTCGTTTGATTTCTTGTATCAGAAGTTGTTGAATCACCCACTGCGTATCGTTAGAGCCCCATTGCCCCTGACCGTAACCAACCAATTCCGCAATTTCTTGCCTCGCCGCACTCGCGTTGAAAACTTCTTTGACCTTTTTCATTTCTTATCTCCTTTGTTTACTTATGGAAGTTAACTATATAATTCCTTTAAGTATGGTCTCAGATCGAGTTCAGTTTGTCAAGCTAATTTTCCACTTACTTTTAACATTATCGCGTAGACCACGCCCATCACGGGCCAGACTAGCTCTCCGTAAATATCTCGTGTAAACCACCCGAGTAGAGAGAATAAGGAGAACGGGAACGCGGACAAGAACAGCCCGACGATATAATATTCGAGTACCTTCAGTACCTTGTTCATTAGTCTCCCTTCGGGTAGTCCCTGCACATGCACCGCTTAATCGCGAGTTCGAGTAAGTACGCTAAATGTTCAATTGCTTCCTCGGCCCGCTCTGGCGCGATAACGTGAGCGCAGGCTGCAACCAAAATCTCTGGTTTAGCGGCCAGTGCTCTAGCGGTCTGTATCGCAACTTTCTTTGGGCTCTCCGTCACTCGCCCTGCCAACGGCCAAGTATATCGCGAAAATCTAACGGCAAAAACCACTCACCATCGATCAGAAAACCTGCGGTTTCGCGCTGCTCTCTTAAAGTCGCGTTAGTCGATTGATGGCTGATGATATCGCCCTCCTCGACCTCGGAGTAGATCAGCATGCCCTCAAACGGGCGTGCAGCGCCTACCGCGACGACCTTGAACTTGTAAGGCTCCTCTGGCTTCAGCTTATCGGTCTTCCCTCCGAAACCCACCGCCGCCTTGTCTGACGGGATATCATCGACTGGGATGACGAACACGTAACCGCGTGCAGGATGTAATTTCATTTTGCCTCCTAAGCAAAGACTGGCTCTGGTTCGGGTTCCGGCACCGGCTCTTGAACAGGTTCGGAGTTCGGTATCTCTTCCTCGAACGGCCACTTAAAACAGTTAAACATTATATCCTCCCAATTGGTCGCACGTCTTCAAATCGTTTGCGAGCTTCTTTCTTGCTCTTATAGATATTCAACGCTAGAATCAGAGGCTCACCGGGCTGCACATAATCATCGCAAGTGTTTTCCCAATACGGTTTGTCATCTGTATACCCAACCCACCCGAGTATTTTCTTCTTCTTTGCCATCATGATCTCCTATCTCTTTTAGTTCGTTCCGCTCTCTGATAGCCCTCTTGCGCCTTTAGCCTAAGATTATAACTGGCGTACCAGTCTATATCACAACAGCCACGCTTAGCAAATACCTGCTGAAGTCGTGCGGTCATTAAGTGATCGATCCTTCCGTCTAAGCCGGTAATCACTAGCGCCTCGGCCTTCTCGCGGAAGCCGTCCTGGACGGTCTTCAAGATCAGTTTCTGCTCGATGGTACGATCCGCTTCTGGAATCAGCATTACAGAGGGCACATCGTAGCACTCTTTCGGTTGCTTGCAGACCTCGCAGCGTTCGTTAGATACTACCGCCGAGTCCGGCCAGCCCTTCTTCTCTCGACAATCTTTACAGAAGTTCATAATTAACCTTTCCTAGGTAGGGGCTAGATTTTATCCCCTACCTAGGCCTATCTGCGGGATTAAAGATTCTCATACTTTCGGTTCTTTGTCAAGATAAATCTTTGGGAATTATATACTTAACTCCCTGTTTGTCGAACGCGAACCCCACAATAAATCATTCCGCGAATAAAAATTGCCGCCAACTTCCGTAGAAAAGGCAACGACTCTTCGATGCCCACGTTATCGGACCAAGCGGCCTCCAAACGACTTAGATACACACGACCCAGAGTAGCAAAGCCAGCGGGTTCTTTAGCTTCATCGTCAGTTCGACGCGGAAGACTGTTTTGGTATTCAATTTCAGTCCAAACCGCATCGCACGCCGCTTGAAACTCTGCTTTTGTAACTGTTTTACTCATACTATCTCCTTTGTTTACTTGTAGAAGTTAAATATATAATTCCCAAATCTTTGCTTCTCGTTCACAAAATACGCACTCTTCTTCGCGGGTCTTGCCGTGCTGACACGGATTGCAAGTGCAGCAGTTCGTGAAGCAATTTAAGCACTCAGAGCAAAGCCCGGTAACGATATCTTCGCAGCCCTGACAGTGTACCCTGTTAAAGGGATCGTGTGCTTCGGTCATCGCAGGTACGGCTCCATCCTGCCTAGTGGCTTTGTGTTATCGAGCACCTGGGCCAAGACAATAGCCCAGACCGCGTCCATATTGTGCTCGGATTCGCGGGCGATACGATTCACGCGCCTAGACATTTGATGGTTTGACATCTTTTGGACCTGGCGCTGGATCAGTTGATCGGGCGCTAGTTCCTTCTTCGGTACTGGTGTCTGTTCGTTCATCTCTATACCCAACGAAACTCTGGTAACGACGGCGGGACTACCCGCCCAACCGAAGCGTGAGATGCTCTGCCGTCTTGATCGACGGTGAATACCGTGAACACCCTTTGTTTTGGGCGTTCTACGCCCTCAACATAACGTTGGGCGTCACCAAGAAAATCGAACGGTCCGCGAATCCACGGGCTACGGTCGCTCAAGCCATCTGTAATCAGTACATAAAATTTCATAAATCCTCCTAAGTTTGTTTTAATCTTCCGTCGTTAATTACTGGCCGAAGTTTTCCGTCCGGGCAGCGCCACATCCATTTATTCGCTTCGTCCAAATAGACTGCGCGATGTTTACATATGTAACACTTCCCGCACCTGGAACAGATGTGAAGCAGCTCGCCATGGGTTCCAGTTAAGCGGCAGATGTGCGCGACCAGAAGCCACCTTCCTTGATCGAGCCCCCGACCCAGACCTGTTTCCCCCGGCTGCGATTTCGTTCTTCACGTTGCTTTTGATAGGCCTCTCGGCTTCGTGCATTTTTGCGATCTCTGTGTGTCTTTGTCCCAATCATAAATACCTCACTTGGTTAGTGTTTCATATTTAGGCTTCTTTGTCAAGCTTTTCTTTTTGAATCTTGTCGCAATATAAACAAATGTCGGTCAGATCAAACAGGTACAGAAAACTCCCACAGACGAAGCACGAGTACGGCGGGGGCGCAGGCGGTGTATAGGTCCAGTTAAAGACCTCCTCGATTGGCTTAACAACGAAACACGTTATGCCGGTATCCGGGTCTGTAAAAGTCTCCCACTTCGGCAAGAGATTTTCCTGAGCTTCTTTCTTAGCTTGTTCGAATAGCTTCTTTAATTCGAGCTTCTTGATGTGTTGTTGGGAGAGGAACTGAAATTTTTCGAGGGCTAACTCGGAGATTGTCAAACCAGTTTTTGATGGGGACTTACGAAGTTTGTTCAGTACTGCTAGTTGTGCTGTGCGCCATATCCACTCCGGCGGGGACGCCTTGAATCCCGCCGAGCGCACGGATTCCATGTCATCTCGCCACGCGTCGCCGGGCGAAATCTCTGCTTCAAACCAACTCTCCTTTTCATTCCAGACTATGCGCATTATTCGCTTTCGTGATGGTGCAGGTCTCTCTGGGTCTCAATTAGCAATCCGTCAACCTGCTGTCGCAATTCCTGGATAATCATCAGGTACTGTGACGAAAGGGCCGTCAAATCGTTATATCGAGCTTGAAGGATTGCGTGGTCCTCTTGGGCCGCGAGGTACTTATTACGATACAGGGCGACACCGTCAACGACCGTCTTAAGGTGCTCCATCACTTGGGCCGGGGAGCCCTTGATCCACTCCTCTATGAAGGCCCCCGAAAAACTGATATCAAGTTCGTTCTCACTTAACGGATTAATCATTTCGTTTTATCCTTCGGGGGCACAAGCTCCCATGCACTATGAAGTATTCTTGCCCATAAACGTTGGCCGAGGGCCAATTCGTCCTTCGACGGCTTTGGTTCAGATACCAAATCTACTTCCATCTGATCGTCTATCTTTATCCCACGGGTCTTTAAAAAGCCCATATCGGTTGGTGTTACCCGGAGCACATTGTGATTTCTAGGGCCTCGAAATAAACTAACCGAGGCAGATAACATTCCCTGCTCCATATCCTCACGGCGGTGCTGCGCTAGGTGCTCCTCTATCAGCATCTTCATTCCGCTTTCGGTGTACGCGGCGATAAACTTCTTGCAGGCGAGCCTGGTGCAGTCCCACTTGAATTGCGGGCCGTCAGACATATATCCCCGGGATCGGAGACGGGAACGGGAAGTTCACCCGATTTAACCAGCCCGCAAGAAATTTCTCTTTTTCGGGGTTCAGAACAACGTCGCGCCTGTAGAAGTCTTCCCAAGACGCTCTGTACAAGCGAGCGAGCATCACTGAAGACACGCCGTTGACCTCTGCAAGTGTCTTCGGACCCATCGCGCCGTCCTCTTCTAGTTCAAATATGGCCTGGAGGGTTTTGACCGCCACATGTATGGAGTCGTTGACGGCAAAGCTGAATAAGGGCGCTGCAATGATGTCTGAGTTAATTAAATCGCCCTCTAAAACGTTCCAGTACAGCTTGCGGTAGGCTGTTTTTGCAGCCGCGACCGCCTGTTGAAATCCCATCGTGGAAAAGAAATCCGAGGGAACGTCCGCAGAGTGCCAACGGCTTGTTAAACCGAGACGAGTCAATCCCGCTCCATCGTGCAGATCGATAATCTCACCGGGAACCCGGCGTGAATCCTCTTGATAAATTAGCCACGCACAAATCGAATTGAAGTCAGACATCGTTAGTCCTCGTATGTTGAGTACTTCTTATAAGCCTTGGAAAAGTCTGGCAGAGCGCTCTTCAGAAACAAAGCGACCCTATCGTGAGCCTCGCCTAGTTGATTGTGAGTCATAAAGAACATAAAGTCTGATGACTCGTTCGACAGACTCGGCTGTAGCTCGTACCGGGTACTTAAATCGATCAATGTCGCCTCGTAAAGTTCGTGCAACAGAGTTCCGAGGCTAGTGGCCCAGGGCGAATCTATGCCGACGTTGATCTTTTGGCTGCCCTTGTCATCTGGCATCAGTCGCACCGAGCCGCTGGCGCTGTCAGTTTGTACGAACAGACGGACGTACTTGAATCCCAGTTTGTAGTTGCCAATAAAGTGTTCGGTCTTCATTTAGTATCCAGTTCGTACGTGTGCGGTTGCTCTCCGTCATTCATGATACCACCGATACAGATAAACTCCGTGCTGTATCCGGGGACGTGAAAGTGCTTGTCAACATGATAATGCCCAAAAATATGAATCTCTGGCTGGTGAAGGTCTAACATCGCCTGTAGCGCTTGAGACGTTCTGCTCATAGCGCAATCTAACTTTGCAGCGAAGTATGGACCTTGTAAATCGTACAGCAGGACCTTCGCCGCCTTCTCCGGCGCCTCGTGAGATAATACAAAGCGCGGCTTCGATTGTACGTACAGATCGATTGCCTTATTCAGTTCTTCCTGGCTTAACTCTTCGTCTCTCCACCAGGAGACCCCTTCGATTCGGAACATCCGGTCGATTGAGAAGGCTCCAGCGACCCAAAATAGTTTGTCCTCCGGAAGATACCCGAAGTCTCCCAAATAATTCTTATGTACGCGGCATTTTGCAGGAGAGTCATGGTTCCCCCTAAAGAATTTGTGATTTTCTGGCAGCGGCGGTTGCCCCGGCGCGGGAAGACCTACGCCAGCGAACCCTAATCCCATATCTCCGATTTGCACGCTTCGCTGCGAGGGGTCTAAATTGTCGCGCAACCATTTCTGGTAAGTCTTTGTACTGCCGTGGATGTCACCTATAACAACGAGACTCATTTTTATCTCCCGAGAATATTGTCCACCAAATCTCTGCCTTTGTCAAGCGGTAACTGGAATCCCGCCGCGTTCGCGTGACCCCCACCACCAAATGCCTTCGCGACAAGTGACACGTCAATGTCGCCCATGCTCCTCGCCGAAAATTGAATCATACCGTCTGCGCGTTCAAAATAGCCTAGGCCTATGTCGTATCGATGAGCCAGGGCGTGCCCGACCTCGCTAGTGTTTAAGTAAGGGACATTGACTACGCCGACAGTGTACCGCTTGCCCGCCAAATTTAGTGTGCCTGGCTGCGCTAACTTCACAGCCTCTCGAACGTATTTATTGATGTGAAGTAAGATAGCCTCGCCAGCGGTGACCATATACAGAAATTGGGACCTTGCCATTCTATCCCAGGCTTCGATCTCATACGGAAACGTCATGATATAGGCGTTCACCTCTTCAGACTTCGGGAGCGAGAACTTCCATAAATCTCTATCTTCGACGTAATCAATCCAAAACGGGCGGCCTTGGTAATAGTCAGATGGCAGAAAATCTTTCCCGAACAGATAATCCCATGCGAGCCCCGCTCCAGACCTAGTGACATCGTACGTAACGTATGGTTTACCGATGATGTCGGTCTCGGACTTGTGGTGATCGTATATGTGATATGACTTAGCGATTGCGGCTACCTCGTCGTTCTTCCCGCGAAGGTTGATATCGACACACAGAACATCTTTGTCGCGGAACATCTCTATATCGATTGGCTCGCCGTGATTCCTAGGCAGGAGCTTCGCCTCGGGATATCTCATTTTTGCTATAAATGCTGCGGACCAACCATCTGTACACTGGGCGTGATAGATCACATAGTCCATTAGATTTCCTTCCTCTTTTGTGCTTCCGCTAGTACTCTCTCCCACTTAGTAATGGGATTCTTTGGCCTGCGGCGCGGTACCGCCCGCCCCTTGAACCTTGCCTTGCCGATTATCTGATTCTTGGTTAGGTGGGTCAGGCCTTCGGGCGGCTTGAGTTCTCCATAAACTACCCCATCTTTTTCGGCGAACTTCTGCTCGCACTTGCGGACCCAGTTCTCGCGGTGGCGCAGCCCGCACAGGGCGCAATTTATCATGCGACCAAGCTCGGGGTGCCTTCCAGCGTAGGAGCGATCATGAATCTCGGCTAGGGCAGCTTCGGCTGCCTTTTGTCCGGCTTCATTCGGTTGTAAGGTTTCTTCGGTCACTGTCGCTCCATCATGTCGGCTATCTGCCAGAGACGGGTCATAGCTTCGGGCGGCTCCATAAATGTTCCGTCAGCCTTCTGGATAAGATTTCTAAACGAAGACGACGGTAAATTATCTATAACGAGCTTAACAAGCTTCGCTGTCTTCTTTAGCTGTCGTTTCGCTTTCCATTTAGTATACCACATCATATTGATCTCCCATAGTCATAATCTCTTCCAGTTGCGGTCTTCGGATCGTTCTTAGGCTCGGGGTTCCCCTCGACAACGATCTCTCCCGTACGTCCGTCTATTAAAGCCGCGCCGAGTTGCGCTAACGACAGTTGAGTCAAGTCGTTGTAGAGTTCGATTCGCCTAGCCGCGTCCTTATCGTTTTTGATGTAAGCGTATTCGATGTGCTCCTCTTCAACGGTCGCCGTACGAGGGGTCTTCTGAAAGGGGGTCATGTATACGTCTGTTCCATACTCAAATACGTGTTTTTCTTTAATAAGTTGCCCCGTTTTTCCGCACAGCTTGCAGGACTTCTTCAAGTTAGAGTCATTAATGCAGATAGGGCAAACTTCCTCCACCTTAATGGTCTTGAACGAAACGATGACGTTCGCGGCAAAACCTGTATTCTTTAACTCTTCCGCTTTCGCAACGCTGATGAACTTTCTGCACCGGCACCGTTCTGCGATGTAGCCTTCAATCTTCTGATTCGCGCAAGTATGGACTCGCACCTTATGTATCTGCATATCTCCCTTCTAACTTAATGGACTGCCTTCATTTGCGGTTCGTATCCCCACGGCATTTATTTTCTTAGGTCTGTGAGATGGCTTTAACGGCCCGGACATCTGTTTATTTAGCCTACGGAGCATCAGATCGACAGCGTTAGCGGTCATATGAAGCTCCTGCGCTACAACGTTCATAGTCGCGCCGACCTCGTAGTATAGGTGTATAAGGCGGATCATCCTGGCGGCTGACTTTCTTTGTTTAAGGTCGGTCGCTGCCTTCGGAAACCTGGTCTTGATTAACTCTTTAATCTTCTCGTTATCTAGCACCCACGGCGGGATTGTTAATAATCTTCGTGAGTGTTTTTCTTTTCCGATTCGCGACCAACCCGCTAAGAAACTCTCGTCATATTTTGGTTTTAGGTCCCGAGTCATTCGTTTTTCAACTGTTCTCGACTCTTCTATACTAGATACTTGGTAGATATCCGTATGAGTTATCTCATTTTTATGATTCCACATCTTATGAGATTTTTCAAACGGACGAGTTAACCCGAATCCGCTACGTCCGACATAGAGGCATATATCATACCTCCAGTGCACATAGACGATAGAACTAAACGGATTCTGAATTGTTATTTTCTGCATTTTTCCTCGGCCTTCCCCGTGGCTTTATTGGTCGATTCATGGTCTTGTTGATCCTTCGCAGGGACTCTTCTACGGCCCGGACCGATATCTTCAGCTCTTCCGCTATCGCGCCCGCCGTACTTCCGGCCCTATAATAGAGGTAGATTATGCGAAGCATGCGTAGGGCACTTTTCCTCTGCTTCGGACTAGGGAAGCACCGCTTAATCAGTTCCTTTAGTTTTTCATCGTCTAGCGCCCACAGCGGTATCCTCTTCATTCTGTCGGCATGTAAGGTCGCCCCGGCAGTCTTCATGATCTGATGACTTCCGACGTAATTATCTTTGCCGTCTAGGGTGTTTCTTAAGAACGCAAATGAATCGTTGTCCAACTACACCTCTGTAAATTCTTCTTTGATCCTGAGTTGCTCGTCTACCGGAAGTTCTAGCAGTTTTTTCATCGTGAGCCTGCGATTGCCAAGAAATTTCAAAAATCGCCTCGCTAGAATCTGTTCCGGGGACATCTCTTGCTCGTCTATGCTATTGATAAGCTCATCTTCCAGGAGCTGATCTGTATGAAACTCCTCCTGTAGACCGATAGCCCGAAACGCGCCTGACTCTGTTTCTACAAATACGTTGTATTTCATTCTGTGTCCCCTTCTTCGAATAGCGCGTCGAAGCTCTCTTCATCAGATTTTTTGAAGCTCTGTTGTTTGAAATTTTCGTCCCCTAGAATAAAGGCACGGAAGTACGGATTGTTTCGATCATCTCTGGGATATCTGATTCCAAAATTCTGAGTGTATATCCCGGTCTTGTGAGCGTTCACGATCTCTATGATCTGTCTAGCCGCCGTGCGTCCCGCATCTTCTGCGGACCGTTCACTCACCAAACCTGAACCGAACTGGAGCTTCTGCTTCGTGATCGCGGTTAGGGGTACCTTGGTTCCGTATTGTTGAAGCCAATTAAACGCCCTCTGTTTCGTCTCGTCCGTTTGATCGGTCTTCTCTCCCTTCTTGCCTTGAACTCGGTCCATCTCTTCCAGCATGAAGTCGGTCTTTAAAATCCACGCGCTATCATCCTCTAACTTCGCTATTACACCGTCTTCGCCCGCTTCGAACGCGCCGACTGACTCTAGAGTCGTAATAGAATAGCCCTTCTTATAACCGAGCGCCTTCTTGACGAACCAGAGCAAAGCGACAGTTCTGATTCCACTCAGCCAGGAGTACCGCCTTAATTGAGCGTCGAAGGCAACAATCCCTGGTTGTTCCGCTAGCTCCTGCGCCGCTGTCTTCAAATCGATGATAACGGGCCTGTACGGTCCCTGTGTCCACTCCACTTTAGGCAACATGGGGTGATTCGGATCGGCGTACGAGACTAGATCGAGACGACCCGCGTCGAAAATTCCTCCGTAGTTAGGGTCCCCAACGAAAACTTCCTTCTCGTACTCCCGCTGCCATACTGACCGACCTCCTGGGTATATCGGTAGTTTGGGGAGCTTAGCCTGAAAGAGACGCACATGATCTTGTCCGATCTGATTCAGAGTTGACCAGTCCTTCTCGACCGTGGTGTAACTCAAGTTGCCATCAGATTGATAGACGGACCACCTTCGAATGAAGTCCTCAACCCCGCCGTCGCCGTGTTCTGTCTGGAACTGTATTGATTCTTCGAGCGCTTTGCCGTACGCGAACCGCGCTTTCGAATCCTTTTCCTTATACCCGAGCACCTTTTGAAGGTACCAAAAATATTGACAGTTGTCCCAGGTGTTGCCGCTCGAATACGAGTGACGGCGGTGAGGATTTCCCTTGGAATTAATATATAAGCACGGACTAGTCATTCCTTTCTCCTAATTCAGGTTCGTAGTCTTCAATTTTATCAATATAATCATTCAAAAACTCACTACGCGGACCGTAAAAACTTATATTCAGGGTCTTAGCGGCCCTGGAACATGCCGTGAACCATATCCTTTTTTCTTCGCCTATCTCTCCGTCGCGATGGGGCATACGGTTTTGATCCACACCCACAACAAATACGTGATCTGCCTGCTTCCCCTTCATTTGATGAACTGTAGACAGGGTTAGGCCCTTAGCCGACTTCCTGGCGTACGTCAGCTTACGGAGACGTTCTAAGAACTCGGGAACAGTTCCCTTCCCTTGAGCCATGCGAACGACGGAATTTAAATTTTCAGCGGGGTCGCTCTCCATAGGGTCTCCGCTGCCACGATAGATGTTCAAAAGATTGTGTTCATAAATAAGGCTCGACAACACTTGATCTGCGGATCGCATGTCCTTGGATTCCTTGGCCAACTGAAGGAGCTTTTTGACCTCGCTGGTTTCGAAAAAATCTTTTTTACCCAAGATTCTGTACTTAATTCCCCGACTGACGCACAGCCGCTGAAATACAAACAGTTGACGGTTGGTCCTAGCCATGATAACGGTATTGACCGGATCAGTTATCTGTAGAAGAGTTTGAACGGCCTCTTCTTGATCGTCTTGGTACCGTGTTATAGCGGGATCAATCCCTGCCTCATTTGTGGTCATCATGCGGCTAGAAATCCCGTTGTCTTCTGGTGTAATTTCCTTGACGAAGGAAACTATTTTTTGGCTAGACCTGTAATTTTGCCCCAAGTAAAGAGTCTTCACGTTAGGAAACTTCTGCTGAATGTGCTTAAAAACATCCGGGTGCGCCCCTCTCCAGGTATAAATTCCCTGGTTCGTGTCGCCCACGCACATTAGGTTGCCATCGAATAAAAGTTCAAGCATGCGAAGTTGACGGGTATCGGTATCCTGAAATTCGTCTACTGCTATGTACCGTTTCTTCCATCTGTTTCTGACTTCCTCATTCGTTTCTAGTAGCTTAACTGTTTCAAAGATAAGTGAATCGAAGTCCAACCAACCATCCGCCCGGCATCGATCTTCGTACTCGCGATACGCACATCCGAGATAATATTCCCTCCCGATCGCTTCCGCAATTGCTTGTTCGGGCTCTATATTAGATCGCTTCCATTCCGAGAGCTTCCCCTGAAGAACACGAAATGATGAAATTGCTGGGTACGCCTTGACCAAGTCAAACAATAGCAAGTAGTCTTCACCTTTTACGGGAATCACGGTCTCGCCTAATTTGAACGGCAGGTGCTCCCGCTCTCGCTTAATCAATTCTAGTGCGAACGAGTGGAAGGTGCGAAACACAGCTTCAGCGTTAAGCAGGCCGACACGCTCTGCGGCCTCTTTTGCAGCGCTATTTGTAAAAGTCAAGTTCAAGATATCGCTGACAGGGATACCCCGCGTTACCATTGCCAGGAAGCGCTCAACCATACAGGCCGTTTTTCCGCTTCCTGGCCCACTTATTACTACGAACGCCCCCTCAATCGAATTGACGACCGCTTGTTGTTCTGCGTTTAGCTGCATTAGAATGCGGCGTTCTCTGTGGCCTTCCGGCGCAGGAACTCGAAACTGATTCCCATAGACGCGCCGCCGCTGACCGTGCCCGTACGTGGGCAAGAGCCGTTCGGTCCGTTGCCGCCCGTGACGCCGAAGGTTCCGTCGCAGACCGGATTTCCTTGAGTCAAGAGGTGAGCCACGTTGGTAGAAAAGGTCATACGAATCACAGCGGGACCCACGGCCCCCATACGAGACACGAAGCCGAACTCCCCGCCTTGCACATGGTCTGTCTCGGTGCCGTTAGCGCCTGGTAGAGCACACGCGACGGCGGTGCCACAGGCGATCCCGTTAGCAAGCTGCTGGAAGTAGCCGAAAGTAAATCGTGTCGGGATTCCCCACGCGATCTTGCGCCACGTTAGGCCGCCGTGGACGTAGTAGCTGCCCTTGTGTATGTTCGTGCTGTAAGTCGAATAATCGGCGCTGCCGCTCAAGCCGAGGCTCTTGCCTGGTGTGATCCAGACGGTGCCGCCAGCGGTGGTGATATTCGCCGATCCCGTGCCAAGGTTGATGTGCGACTCAAACGGAATGACAACACTGTACACTTTGAACACCGGAGAGAACCCATCGCTGAAGTCGAACTCGAACCGCTTCGCGAACGGAACTTCTATGCCCGCGTCCAAAGACGCAAAATAGTTGCCGAGGTCGCCGCCACCGTGCGTACCGACGAGAAATCGGAAATGGTCGTCGTAAGTCGGACTCGTCTGGGCGTTTGCTTTAACAGCGAATAGCGACATCAAAAACATGACTGCGATCATTAACTTTTTCATATTTTCTCCTATAGACCTATCGAATCTTCGATGTACTTGACTGTTGCCACTGGCCCCTCGTTCTGGACTTTATATTCGAGTGTAGATAAATATTTTTCCCAATTTTCTACTGAAAGTTCGTTCATTGACTGTAATCCGGGGAACATCATGATCGCAAGATTTCTAAGCTTATCTGCGTTACCCATACCCTCTCGGGGAACCATTCCGGCAGGCTCAAAATAATCGTTAACCAAATGGAATAATCGCTGCCGAAATGGGCGAACTTGCTCGGGTGTTAATCTCGGTTTAGAAGGCGCTACAGAAGCTATCGGGACACCCAGGGCGGTTCCAGACACCTGAAGCGTAATAGGGGCTGTAATAGGCTGCGGGGGCGGTTCTGGGGCTATTACAGGCTGTGGTTCAGCTTGCTTGGGCGGCTCAGATGGCCCTAGATCGACCTTCTTTTTGTTCGGGCCGCGTGGCTTGCGGGTCTTCTTAGGGGCTTCAACAGATATAGCGGCACGTACCTTCCCAGCGTCAAGAAATGGTTCGTGATGCGTTGGCTCTACACCCGCTTCTTGATTTAACTGCGCGATAGCGTCAGCGCGAAGTTGGGCCTGTTCTTTTTCAAATTGTTCCTGAGCGTCAGATAAGATGGGTTCTTTTGATAACCCTAACCCGATGGAAAATTCGCCGAGGACATAATTAGCCTTTAGATTAGGAATATTTGGTTCTGGAGTTACATCTTTACCGGGCTCGCTACTCGGCGCTACCGTAGGTTGCGGCGCGGTCCACTGGGATACTTGCTGTTGAACGTGCACGGTCTTGCGCTGATTAACTTCGCTTTCGTCCAGGACACCGGATGCGGCGAACTGAAGTGCTAATCTCCGCAAGGCCCGGGTACTGGCCGTCATAACCGAGTCGTCCAGTTGGCTGCCCGTGAGTCCGTCGATGTACTTTGAGCCGATGGCGATCTCTTGCCTCCCGCTCTTATCAATCCCGACAGCGGTGAAAACGATTGAACCGCCGACCATCTGATTGGTGAGCGATTTCACATCGAGTTTTAGATTGTTGCGTATGGCCTCGGCTCCGCCGCGCTTTACGTAGGCCACAAGGCGAGCGGGTCCCTCCCCGTCATCTAGGCGGGTCAGTGCGACCAGATTGAGGTTATCTGGTACCCCTAGGTGATGGCATAGCGCCTTTAAATACGCTTGGCGCTGCGGTTCGGTTAAACTTTCGAGATCGTACATTGGTGTATAGGATTCGGTCATATTGTCTCCCTAAGTGCATGGTAACAGATTGTAAAAGTCTTGTCAAGCCCTATTTCAAACTATTTATGGTAGAAAAAATCTTCATGCCCATCGGCTCCTAGAGGCAAAGTCGGGGCCCAATATACAGGCCGAGACATTATCGCCGTCATCTGAATTATCCCGGGCGCGAATGGATCGTCTAGGGACAGGCAGCCGCCCTCGTCATGTACGTGGATTACTGTCTCTAGTCCGATTTCTTCAAATTCTAGGAGCTTATCCGCCAGCGCGTCCCGCGCAATCCCTTGCACTATGTTCTCAAAGTTATGACCGCCGTGACTGACCACCTCAACCCATTGATGGGTATCTTGGTCCGTGCTGTAATAAATAAACACAGGACGATAAACGTCTTCCATCTCCCCGGTCTCGAAATTCTTACGCTGCCACGGCATCTTTCGGCTTTCGATTGCCGCGTCCATGTAGTGAAGGTATCGGCCAGAGGGGAGTTGAATCCTTAACATCGGATTACGACCGTCGATGCTAATTTTATCTATCGTGACGCAGCCCCCCGGGCCGATCTTACGAATCGTGCGATCTCCCTTGAGTACGTCTGCGACCGCCTCTTCGAGCTGGACCCAAATCCCTTTCATCTGGCCGCTGTAGCCGTTTCCACAAATCTCGGGATAGGACTCACGGAAAATCTTCGTAGCCTCGTACGCCTGTTCTTGGGACATATCGATGCCCATGCCTTCAGCGTATCCCCACAGTCCGGTTTTATAGCGATCTCCGTTTTCATCGAAGGCCCACTGACCCCCGCCCATACGATAGATAGAACCTAGGACAGCGGGCTTTGCGACCTGACGCATACGCTTAGCAGCGATCTGTCTCTCTTTACCGTTCTTACCTTTATAGTCATCCCATAAATTTTCATACGGAATACCGTACATCTTGCTAGCAAAATCGAGGTACGGGTCTCTATTTTTCTCGAATACATCTAGCAGTGGCTGGCACTGCGAAATCCATGCGCCAACACGGGTCTCTATGGCGTTCAAATCGCACACATTCATCCTTTGACCTTCAGGAGCTACGAAGACCGTGCGAATAATATTCTTCGTAATAATCAGCGGAGAGTAATACTTCTCGTTTTTATCTACAAATGCGGTCTTCAAACCTTCATAATCTTCGGCGTATACCAAACTTCGCGCTTTGCGAACGTTGTCTAGGTCTTCAAATGTCGCGTCTGGGCGGGCCATGTTGTGGAGCTGTGCTGCCGCTGAAGCCCACCGTCCGCACCTGCTACTACCCATAAAGACAAACTGATTCCGCAAGCGATCATCTGGACTGATATGTTTTAAGATGGTCTCTAGCTTTTTATAGCTGGTCGAGCTTGCCTCTAAACGTGCGGTCAATACTTGACGGCACTCCTCGGTCATCTTGACTTCGGGGTCTTTCAATACCAGTTCAATGTTCGGCTTACGAAGGTTACCAAGTAAATAGCCCCTAGCTTTAAGCCAAGGTAGTAGTTGATTACGAGAGTTCGCATTTTCAAGTCCTGTCTTTAGATTTTGCAAGTCTTTCTTTTCTTTCTTGTTCTTGCTGCCTATCGCAAATAGCTTTTTGACAAATCCTCGGTCAGTTGGCATCCCACGGTCATTAACACGCTGGTCAAAAAGCCAAATTTTACGCTCTCGATCCGGCAGAGGAAACACCCCGAGCAACATCTCTCTACGGGCGACCTCCTGTTCGGCGATACAATCTTGTTTGCAATAGTCTAGAAGCAGGACCCACTCTGCCGGATGCGAGTTCCAGTCATTGAAATATGTTCCGCCGCCTTCCTTCTTCTTCCTGGTCTTCGGATACGAGAACAGGTCCAGCAACTGCTCGCCGCGCTTATCCTTGCGCATCTCCCGAGGTAATCCGAGGACCATCCCGACATCCTCCAAATTTGCAGGCAGTGATAGGTACCTGGCGCTTGCCTGCGGGTCTTGAAATCGGGATGCCGGAATTATGATGCCGAGTACATATTGGAAAATGTACCGTTCGAAGGCACTATTGAACGCAATGATCTGGACGGTCGGGTCTTCAAGTGCTGTAGCTAGCCGCGCCGGAACCGGACCGAGGTGTGGTTGCCATATCTCGACCGAGGTCACCTTGTCTACATCTAAGTTCTTGACGAGCCTCCACGCCAGGCAGAGAACTTTAGTTGTTGGGCTAATCGAATAATTGTGGAGCCCAACTTCAGTAAGTTCCGCTTCGCTTTGAGTTTCAAAATCGAGAACAAGATACACTATCGGTTATCTCCGTTTCCTTTTAAAACTTTTCGCTTCTTTCTGTCCTCTAACTTCTTGAGATTCGCCCGCATAATATCTTCAAGAGAAATATCTAGTTCATGCGCCAATTGACTAAGGTACCACGCTACGTCTCCGGCTTCTTTAATCATTTCTTTTCTAACATCTGCCGTCAGTTCCGTGCCGTTGTCTCCCCTAATCAATTTCTTAAACTTCTCGGCAACTTCTCCGGCCTCTCCTGCCAATCCTAATATAACATACATAAGACCGCCGAGTTCTCCTCGGTGTGGGTATACTGCGGTTTTTGAAGCCTTGTGCTGGTATGCTCGAATTGTCATATATCGCCACTTGCGATTAACTTGTTGCTCTAGCGGGGTGGCCCAGCGACAATTTAGTGGTTCGTAGTTGCCGTCGGAATCTATTCTATCGAGTGAATACTCAGGGGCTGGTTTTGCCCCCATATCCGCTATGAAATTCTCAAACGTGTGCCAGCGCTCACAAACTTTAATACCCCTGCCGCCATAATACGGGTAGCCTGTAGAAGACGGGGTCTCACACCTAGAAAGCATTCCCGCCCACACCTTGTATCCTAGGGATTTTGATTTACCGTGGCTCTTTTGTCCTAAATACTTCTTACACCCGCAACTAACTTTATCTGACTTTCTAACATCTGCTGCTCCCCGAGAAAACTCTTTTCCACAGTCACATTTAAAATAATAAGTTCCGCCACTTGTTTGCTTAACAAATTTAATAACAGTGGCGTACCCGATCTTAACACCCACGTTTATCGATTCCGGCACGACACGCCCCTTTACGCGCTTTCTTTCTAAACAAGGCGAGCAAGTCTTAAAACCAGCCTGCGCTTCATTTTTATTACAAGTTGAGCATATCACGAGCCACACTCTCCTCCGCGACTAACGTCGCAAATCGTAGTTCCTGACTCTTCGTATACGTGACCCTCGTTAGCCAACGCTTCGCTAAGAGGCACTGGATTCAAAGGCTGCCCTGGGCGAGCCCCATCCGGGTAGCAAGTCAAGCCCCTCAGTCGAGGCAGATACCGAATCAAAATATTTCCAAAGTCTCTAACTTTGCTATCATTATTCAATTCTGATCCCCACGCGGGAAGATTAATCGTACTACTAATGCTGTGATCTACATACTGTTGAACCCACGCTTGAAAGGCCAACCTGCGCTCAACGTCTCCCGCTAAAGTATACGCGTCCTCGATCTTTTCCGCTGGTACGCCCAGCTCCATGAGACGTTTTGCTGTAGGATCAACTACGAATTGGTAGTTCCACACAGAGCCCTTCAGATATCTACGCTTATATGCGGCGCAGAATAAAGGTTCGATACCTGTGGAAGTTTCTGCTAAAATTCCGATACTTCCTACTGGGGCAACCGCACGAGTTTTAACAGGAACAGTTAGTTCCCACCTCTTTGCGTATTGCTTTGCTATCATACCAGATTTTGCATAAACTTTCAAATATTCTTCTAACTCTGTGTCCGGCTCGTATCGTTTTCCGTGGACTAATAGCCACTCGTGCAGGCCCATCAACCCGAGGCCTAGACGGCGGTTCTTATTTCTAACCTTATCTATTCCGGGGAACGGTATATCAGAGTAAACTGTCCCAGCTAAAAGGAACGCCGTAGCCAGTTCCGTAACTTCACGCATATCCTCCAGGGACGTGATCCTGGCAAGATTAATAGAACCCAGATTACAGACATCACTATCATCAGCGCTGGTAACTTCTGTGCAAGCATTTCTCAGTGTCTCCTTCGAATTTTCCCCGAGATCGATAGAAAATCCTGGCTCTCCGGTCTTCAGCATCTGTCTAACGGTAGCCCAGTACACGCCCTGAGCGTGACTGTATAGCTCGTGCTTATCATTACCGTAGGCTTCAAAAAACTCGTCGTCCAATAATACAGAAATATTTGTTCCGTCCATTGTCGCGGGAAAATTATAGTCCGCCGCTTTAAGTTGTCGAACCTCTGGAATCCAATTCTTCAAAGTAATAAACTTGTGAATATCTGGATGCGACCACTTCAGCCCCGCCCAGATGGCGGATCGACGGGAGCCCCCCTGCATAATGAATCTTCCGAGTTCGTTCAACATTTGGGCAGCGGCCAGAGGCCCCGTAGAAGTGCCTCCTGTCTTACGGATGGCCTTACCTTCTCCGCGTACATCGCTGTAGTCAACGCCTATGCCGCCCCCGGTCATCAAGGCCAGGGTTCCCTTATGCATCAGGTCGGCCCACCCCTCGCGACTATCCTCTGCGCGAAATAAAAAGCAATTATTTGTTTGATGGAATAAGCGACCTGTGGCAGCCAAGTAGCGACCGCCTGGAATAAACTTACGATCTCGAATAATCTCATGCGTTCGCTTAACTTGGTCTGCGGGCGCGTGAACCGCTTTCAGTACGTTCTTGCTTACGCGGTAAGCGACGTTGTTCCAATCTTCAAGCGTTCCGTCTTTCTTAGTGTGCGCATATTTCTGCTTTAAAATTGTTTCCGCGAACTTTGACATCTCGGTCATGGGGCCACCCTATCGTTCTCAATAAAATACTTATACGTCACTGGCATCTTCTCCTCAAATAACGACTCTAGCGCCTTCGCGTACTCTCTAATCTCAAATTGAGCTTTCTCTGCGTTTCTCAGCGCCAGAAAGTTCATAAGAGACCGAGCGTTGCAGGACCAGTACATTTCGCTATAGATATTAACAGGTAGAAAGAAACGGGCCTGCTCTTTTGCTACCCCCAAGTCCAAAGCCCATTGATAGTTTTCATAAGCATCATCACAAAAGTCCTGTAATACTTCATCAAATACCAAAGCTTTATCCGGATCAAAGGATTGATAAGTATAGTGTCCTGGCCTCCCTACTTGTGTCCTGACATTCTCAATTTCTGGAATATAAAATTCACCTTTCAATTCAGAATACCTAGCGCTCCACTCGTTAATAGAAACGCCTATCCTATGCCGGTGCCACTCCCGAAACACGAAGATCGGGGCCTTGACTCTAAACCGAAAGAAGTTCTGTTCAAACGGAGTGCCGTGACGGTTCTTCATCAGGAATGCGATCAGCTTATCGTCCCCGACTTCCATTATATCATGGTGAGCGTTGAACGATACCCGGGCACTGTTCACTACGCTTAAGTCGTCGGCGCAATAGTTTTCGAGGTCTACGAATCCCTTGTCAAGGACTTTAATTTCGCTCACTCATCCTCCTCTGGTAAACGAAGTAACACCACCTGCTTCGGGCTGCTCTTTGTCCCCTGCCCATCCTCCGCTATCCACCCGCCTTGGATCAGTCCCACGTACACCTGCCTCCACAAACTTGTTCCGTGTCTCTCGGGATGCAAGACCCGGTTAAGGTCTCGCTGTAGCATAGCGCCGCCGTTCCTTTGAAGCAATTGAATAATTTCTGCTTGAATGGAGCCCTCTCGCGTGGTCGTCTCGGGCACATATAGATAGCGCTTCACCGCTAGCTCATATTTTGCAATCGCGTACGCCCTTTCAAGAATATCGTCGTCTATACTGTCTCGTCCGATATCTATAGCAAGGGCCAGGGCCCACTTTTCCGCTCTCTGTTCGACCCTATTGTTAATTTCTGACAGGTGATCCAATCTAGTCGTATCCCCATCGATAGAGTAAACTGACTTTTGCACAGCTTTGTCAATCCGTTGCCTTGTGATTACCGCAGCGTCCTTTGTATTCACCAAAACTTGAGGCACGGACTTCGGGAGAATCTCTGGCTGAAAAATGTATACGAACCGCTCATCGTTGCCTTGGGCCGAAGTGATAATCGGGCTCATGGTCTGCACGAAGTTCTTATCCGTTGTCGCGGCTATCAAGCTCGCGCAGTATGTCTTCGGCTGGTGAGAGTACTGCTCCTTCTTCGATTTAACTGTGTTAGCGAATAGCCCGCTCTCGTACATGGTAGACAGTGCCTGCCCTAAACTGCTCCCCTCGATTGACGCCTTCTTAGACAGCGTCGCTAGCTCATCGAAAAACAAGATAGAGTTTTTGCAATTTGTTCTGGACATTTCTATTCCGATCCCCTCGGGCGATCCCGCCGTCCAGATCAAACTTTTGCCTTCCGCGTTCCTGGTTCCCTGGTGCGCGTAGTCCACGATACCCGCGTGATTCAAGTACTCCACAGCGTCTTGGATAGACGAACTCTTGAACAGCCTTCCCTTTCTAGCAACCAGGACGAGATACATAGACGGAATCAAACCCTTGTACTCAATGCGTACTTTGGTTCCGACGTAATTAAGAAGGATAGTTAGCGCGGGGAGCATCATAAATTCTGCCCTGCGGCTCGGATTCTTCTCACAGATCGGACGAGCGAAGCCCTCGTACATAGAACATCCCGAAAATAACCACTTTGAATCAGGGAACGTAGGGTATGGGACTGCCTTGACGATTGGCCTCTCTATCGGCTCTGGCTGTGGTGCGGGCTGGCCGAGAGGAACGCCGCCCATGATTACCGGAGCTGGTTCTTTAACCTCGTATCGGCAGACTGAGTGCGCAATCTTTCTGGCCATCTCTCGATAGTCAGAACCGTAATTCTCGCAGCGCTTCTCACATACTTCCACAAGCGCACTATAGATAGCTTCCTCTTCTAATCCGTCTTGACGAAGTTTTCCACCGATGCGGGTAAGAGTGATATCATGTGACCCACGGGGGATTTTAGGGCCGTCTGTACTCGCGGTAATCTTTTCTTCCGCGTTCTTTCGCGACAGGCACCACTGAACCAACCACGGCGGAGTATCCGCTACCTCTGCCGCTGATACTATCTCGTATTTTCTACCGGATGTTGGGTGCTCGGAGCCAGCGCTGACGGCGTACCTTGCATCGGCCCGTGCGCTCCACAACTCTCCTTGATCGTCCTTAGCTTGACAGTTCCCCATAGCTATAGATAATTCGCTATGCTTGAACCAAAAGTGCCCTTTTCCCGGGGAACTTCGAACCACTAAAGTGTTCGGAAAAGTTTGCCCTGTTTGCTGTTCGATCTCTTTGTGCAGATTAGGGCGGTCCACCTCGAAGACCCAAAACCCACCGAGTTTAGCTAATGCGACGGACGCAGCGTTCGCATCTGGCATCTCTTCAGACCACTTTTGAAGGGTTTGTAAATCCGTGGTAGCTCGGGTGGGCCAATCAGTTTCGAAGGCGATCTTAGTCTTAGGGCGTAGGCGTATCTGTGGTATTCCACGCTCTGCTAAAGGTTTCGCGATGTCGAAGAATGTCATTAGTCCTCTAGAAAGGTAGAATAGCAGGTCTCTCCCTGCTAGTCACGCCTAATCGTGGCGTTCCGGTTAAATTAGAACTTAATCGTTCCGCCTTGCGCGTTCGCGGGCTGAAACTGCGTGGTCTGTGCCTGTTGCGCTGTCTGGGGCGGCTGTGCGTAGGTCTGTACGGGCTGGCCCTGTGGGCCCGCTGTGGTCTGTGTGCGAAACTTCACGCGAACGTAGTCCGCCGGAACAGGCAGAACAAAGCCTGCGGGAGCGGGGACGATCCCCATGATATTCGCGTAGTCCTTCAGCCCGTCCGGGCTCTTCTCGCGACTAATGAAGAGTTGACGAACTTGACCGATCAAAGTCTCGGGATCAAGTGTCGGCAGCGGAGGATTTCCAAGGATCATCTTTACAGTCTTGTACAGATTTCCCTTCTCGTGCCATGAGGACGCGTTGAGCTTCTGACTCCAGACTTGAAGCGGCTTCCCGTCTTTGCCCACTGTTGCTAGGCTCCAGATGAATCGAATAGCCGGGTACGACTTTGCTTGACCGTTGAACGTGCTGGTAATAATACCAAGATCGACCACATCGACAATTACACCGATATGGGGTCCGGCCTCCGGTTTTTCAAATTGCTTTGCTTGAGGTATTAACATTGTTTTTCTCCTTTTTAGTTTTTAGTTTTGAACTTCTACTTCTGTTTCCACGCCAAAAATGTCGTCCTCACGAAGGACAAGGTAGTGAGTTAGTCCCACCAAAACCTCGGCTCCTGAGAACTTTCCGAACACTACTTTGTCTCCTACATTGATCCCTGGTTTCTGTAAAGTCCCATTGACCCACTTGCCTGGCCCAACTGCCTTGACTATTCCCTTCGCTGGCTTCTCTTTTCCTTCATCGGGAATGAATAAGCCGTTGACTTGGTCTAACTCTTCATATCTAGTTACCCAGATACGATCTTGAACCGCTCGAACTCCTACAGATTCAGGCTCGAGCTTCACATCTAGCTTTGCAACTTCAGCTAGAGCCTGCTCCTGCAACGCGAGACGATCTGCTTCGGACATCGCATTAAGTTTACGGAGACTCTCTTCACCAAACATCTCGATCCATTTGGCATCACTTACTGTTGCCGGATTAAATTGGGCACTTGACGCGCCCCTTGCGAGCTTATCGCCACCACCTAGGCTCATGATTTGTAAACTCCCGTAATTTCAAAATTGCCGTCGAGATATTCGCCATCTATGGTTATAAAATCTTGTTCTTTAAGAGAAGACGATTTTTGAATGGCCTCTTCTAGGCTCGTGGCTTGAACTTCTATAGATACATCTACTTCGACCTTCGCCATCACTTGATAAGTTTTTATCTTTGTTGACATTAGTTTAACTCCTCCTCGTTTAGGTCTTTGTCAATTGCTACCGGAAACTGAAACTGCTGCATAACTTCGTCCACATCTATCGACTTCACAGGTCTCCACCAAACTTTAAAATTGGGATTCCACCTGAAACGTGCCCGTTTTACTATATCGTTCTGGCTACGATCCGCCAGGCTACGCAAGACTACCACAGGTGACTGCGATCTGTCAAGCAGTAATTGTGGATCATACTTCTCCGCGATAGCGAGCACGGTCTGGGCATCCGCAAGGGCGCTATGCGGGAACAGGTTCAAGATGCCGTGATCTGCCGCCGTATGACTCAATTTGCCTACAGGCACGGCCCAGGGCAGGTCTGCGTAGAGATCGATCCACGGTCTCACGGGTAGTTCACGTCCCGCACGCTTAGCCCAGTTGTCTAAAATCTTCTTGTCGAAGCGTCTTGTGTTGTAACCCAACGTGGCATCACAATTTTCTAGCATGTCGATAACGATATCCAGAATAGCATCGGACTCGTATCCAAATCTGTCTACTGCCGCTTGATGGATACCTGTTATCTTCGTTATCTCTGGCGTGATCGGGACATCCGCCTTAACGAGCACGCCGATATTGTCTAGACATTTCTTTTGCGATGTACTATAGAGCACCCCGCCAAATTCGATGACGCGATCATTGATCGTATCGAGGCCCGTTGTTTCGCAGTCCAGTGAGCAAAAAATCATCTAGTTCACCACATCCGTTGACTTCACGGGCTTACGGTCGATTGGAATCAAATTATCTTGAGTAGTTACCAGTGGGTCCGCGATCAATTTAACGGAAACAGACATGTGCGTTAGCAGAGACCAATTGACAAAAATTCTCCGATCAAACGTAACAACCCCGCTTGGTAGCGGCTCATCCGGGTCCTTAAGTACAATGAGTCCGGCGCTGCTAACTAACTTGATAAATTTATCGTTCACAAGATACTGTAGCTGGGCTATGCTCTCCACGTTCTCGAAGGTCTCCTGCACATGAACTTCATGCGGGAAGTTCTCGGGACGCCTGCGCTCGTCTACGTAAGCCGTGAAATCCACAAAATAACTAGACATCGGTCACCTTTTCTATCCTTGGAAGTGCTTCATCTTGAGTCATCAACATTAATTGAATAGAACCAAAAGCGGGTATCTCATGAATCTGTTGCTTCTTATCGAACTGATACACCCGCACTGTGCTATCACTGAAGCTACGTATGGTCAACATACGTTGTGCTATGTATGGGTTCCCTGGATTCGGACGGGCCTGAATCTGCACCTCGACTTGGTTCTCGACGCACATCTGGTTGAACTCTTCCGATACCAGGGTCTTCCCGTTGGGGCCGTCGAATAGCATTAAATATTCTCGGATAAATCAGTTATCTTAGTAACCTTTTCTTGCACCGGCACCAACTTCAAGGTCGGTCCGAATGAATTAGCTATTACTCGAAACTGCTGCGCCACCGCTGGACATTCAAGCATAGGATCATCAAGACTGAAGTCCAGCCTTACAATAACGAGCAAATCGTCTCCGTCTTTTACGTAGACTTTCATGATAGTGTCACTGGTCCGCCGGACTTCAGTGCTGCGGTAGCCTGCTGAGCCTTTAACGCTGCCTCTGCCGCTAGCTGTGCGGCATTAGGACCTGTCGCCTGGACGATGACCTGCTTGTTAAATACACCGCTCCCTACCGCCTTCGCGTTGCACTCATCTCCGCAGTATACAAACTTGCGGTCGTCCATAGTCTGGACAGTTCGAAGCGAGTTAAGCCAAGGGTTGGCTTGAAAGGCCTCTACCTGGCCCTCTTGGGTCTGCGGGAACGTGGCGGTCTTTCCACATCCCGGGTTATCACAGCTTAAAGTTACGAACGAAGAAATTATGGCGCTCAATTGATTCTCCTTTTATACAACTTTTCAAAACGGTTTAGGAACATTTCCTTTGCTTGGGCCGGGGTCCACTGCTCGATCTTAATACCGTTGCTCTTAAAGCCTTCCCACTCCTCTGCTTCTTCAAATGTACAGTTCATTATCTGGCGCTTCTCCTCGAAAAGCATGCTGTTGTCCGCTAACTTTACTGATTCGGGTTCCACAACTGAAAAACCAAATCGATCCGCAATCGCTCCCTGTACTACAGATTCTAGCTTCCGATAGATACTTCCAGCTTCTGTGAAGTGCTTCAACGGCCTAGAAAGATCAGAGAGGTAGGACTCCGAGGCGTCGTGCATTAAGCGATCAAAGGCCTCGGAATCGGGACCTAAGAAACTACAATAATAACTATGCTGCGAAATTGAATAAAAATGTTTTGCGTGGCCTGTCCACCTGCATTGATTTGACAAAGAATGCGCTATGTCAATAATGTCAATGTCCTCAAGTCGAGGCTCTAGTAAGAAAAACTTCTTACCTGTATATGTACAGATGTAGGCCTTCTCAATATCGTTGCCTTTTTTATCTATCATTTCTTTTCCAATCCGCCGCTAATTCCGCTCATTCCTGCACATATCGGACAAGGCACCGACTTGCGCTCTGGGTTCAAATCGACTACGTCCCAGTAGTGTTCGCGGTCACAGTGCATAACCCCGTTGACTGATGCCTGCGGCTTGTAGTCCTTGCGTTTCTTGGGCTCAGTCATCTTCTGTAGCCTCTCGAATAAATTCGATCTCCTCGAATGGGACAAACACTTCCTTAGTTCTATATACGGTTGGATATCCACCGAGTCCGCGAATATGACTTAAAATTAATAATAAAGCGTTTGGGCCAACTGCGCCTGGGTTCATCTTATAAATAGTGTTAAAGTCCCCGGATTTTGATTGAATATAGATATTCATCATTTGCTGAGTCCTCTTAAGTACTCCGCCAGCGTGATAGCTTGTTCGCCGAGTAGTGCCTCGTGTCCCTCTGAATTAATCAATCGGAAATCAAAATTATAAAAATCTAGCGCGGTCTCTGATGGGTGATTGCTAGGGCGATCTGTTGCGTGATACTGTGTTCCGTCTTCTTGTATTCTGGTCACCTTGACGTTATAACCGCCGCGTTGCTTGATACCGGCTGCCTCATTAGGAAAACGAACGTCGGTCACCAGCGCTATATCTAAGTTAGACGAGATGCTCGCGAATAACTTCTTGACCCAATAGTCTGGGTCCTGGGCTCTCCTGAATTCAGTTCCCCACCATTGAAGCAACTTCGGATGCTTGCCGTATGGCGCTAGCTCTGAGACCTCTGGGTTCGGATCGGGCTGAACCCATTCTGGCAAATTAAGAATGTGCGCGAATGTCTCTCTGCGATTCTCTCGGGCTAACCAACGCTTACCTGTATCGGATACGAGAAACTCGTTCACTTCCTGGTATAGCGCGGTTGCGAACTTAAAGACTCCTACATTAACCCCGCGCCATACTCGCTGATAACTGTGAGGCCTGCAACGTTCATTGAGTCGATCATAATGGTCAAGGATCGCTTCCGCAGCGGTATCCTTGCCCTGGCGTGCGCGATTTCCTAGCCCGATTAATAGCATTAGTCTATCACCTTTGCCGGGCCGCTATACCACCCAAAACAACTGAGACACTGCCAGCGCTGTTTCTGTCGAAGGGCTGTATACTCGAATCCACGGCGCTGTACTTTGTCTGAGCCGCACTTTGGGCACGCTTGGCGCTCTCCGCGATTAACGTTAGCGTGATTTGTTGCCCAGGGACGCAAGGCATAGTACACTTTTTCAAGAAGCGCCGTATCTTGCGCGTTATAGCGGCACATTAATTTCCAAGCCTTCGGGTCTCCCGCCATGCAACTCAACCAGAGGTGTATGCCTGTGTTAGGGAGTTTTCTGCCTACGCCCAAATAATTTCCGAGATCATCCAATTTATTTGAATCGAAGCGAAATGCCTTACGGGCTATCCTCAATGTATCAACGGTTTTAAACGGACTGGGCGGAGGGAGCCCGTGAGTTACAAATCGTGTAAAGGCCTTGCGAACGTCAAAGGAATTTCCATTATGAGCTACCAAAATATCAGCTTCATCAAATATTTTCCAAAGATCATTAACAAGTAGCTCATCATTTTCTAAATCTTTCTTATATCCTGGGTAGTCCGCGAGACACTTAGTGTGAATTTTGGATTCGCCCATAACTTTATAAGCATAGCTAAGAAGGAACCAATCCTTTTTATATGCCACGATTGACGTTTCCCACTTGGGTCCCCAAGAAAATCCTAGCGAGGGGGCCGTCTCCAAATCGACAAAAATTATTTTTGCTTTCTCAGTCATGGTATCCTCAAATCTTTCGCTGGATTATGCGGACAAAATCCGCCATTAATTCTCTTACCCCACTGGCAATTAAAGCACAAAGTTTGTAATCCGATAGGAAAACCATCCTTAACTATTGTTCTATATTGCAAATTCTTAATTCCGCCCCTTCTCTTTTTATCTTCTGTTGCATCATCTTTGATGTGGTCTAGAGACAAAAAACTTAACTCTTTAGTTCCGCAACAAACACAACCACTGTCCACACCGTAGTGCTCGATGCAAATTCTTTTCAATTCGAGCCGCCTACTCTTGATGTGGTCCGCATGAGTCGCGGCATACCTCGCGGAGATTTCCTTCTTCTTATCCGCATTATTTCTATACCACTCTTTAGAACGCCTATCGTGTTCTTCTTTATTGTCTTGATAATACTTAGCCCTATAAGCCTTCTTCTCTTCCTTTGTCATCTATGGTTTACCCGCCCACACTCTTATTGCCTCTGTGCCGACTGAGCCGACAATAATACCGACTTTAAATCCGCGGAACCAGGAACGCTTTGCTTTCGCTTTTTCAAGTTTAACATCGGCCTCGCGGCTCGCTTTCTCGTCAACAATCTGTTTATTCAATCCTACAATCAGACTATCTTGTGCGCCGATTATACCGTCGTCTGTTATCAGTTTCGCGCTTAAATCTGACACTTGAAGCTTCAATGCGGGAATCTCTTCCAGTGCCTGCACGGTCTGAGTCGCGGCCTCTGGAGTGATCGTGTCCGTGTTTCCGTTCGACTGTACCGCTCCCGGCTTCAAAGGCAGCAGCAACTTCCAGCGATCTAATATCTGCTGCTGTGTAGCTTGAGAGTCTATCTGTTGTTGCTTCGCTAAACCAGAGATAGCTGTCTTGATCTCTTGATCTATCACCAAATTATGTTGCTCGCTGTCCGCTTTTAACTGCGCGATCTGGTCCGTTAAGGTCTTATTCGCGTTGGTATCTGTTACAACCTGACTGGCGGCCTGCTGCGCTTTATGGTCATCGTAGCGAACGAACATATTCTCGATGCCCTGCCCGGCGCGGAACAGAACGAACGCGACAATGCAGATGACAATTAAGCGCTCATGAGCCTTGATAAACGTGATCCATTTTTCTAGTGTCATATTCCTCAATTGTAGTCCGGATACTGCCGAAGTTTCTTCTTGGCCCACTTTCGATATTCTATAGTTCCGATTCTGCCAGCGTATCCGAATGCCTCACGTCCTAGGGCTTTAACCGCTGGCGGGCTATCCAAGTACAACGCAAGTTGAGTCAGCACGCGAATTATACTCAGCCCTTCAACCTTATGGAGACCATACCGGGTAAATGCGTTCTCTATCTTTCCTAAAAGAGAATTACAAGAGGCGCATAAAAGACCTCGAAATAGGCCGCTAGCATGGTCATGTTCAGTTGCCAGCCTCTTTCCAGTAGACTTTCTGCCGCAGCAAAAACATACGCCGCCCTGATAATTAAACACCTTACCCCACTCTGCGGGGGTTATATCAAATGCTACCCAAAGGTGCTTCTCTCTTCGTTTCTCAGTCGCGCTAACCATCAAATTCGTCATTTCTCTTAAATACCCCTCAAGAGTAGGCCGTATCCCCACGGCAATAAACGCTATTTGATAGTTGAGACCTTGACCAGGTGGCCATATCCATCGAACATTCTGTATCCGCGCATGCCCTTTGTCTGCCACAGTAGCGGCATACCTGGCTCGATAGTGTACCAGGTCCTGCCAATCAAAACCTGATATACAGAATACTGATTGCCTTCGGCTAACGGTGATAGGGTCATTTGACCTCCGCATACGATAGGATAGGCGACGATTTCAAATCATACTTAGACTCGTAATGTTCTAGGCACTCTCGGCGGTCGATATCAAAGTTAAGCGCTAGCGCACCGAGGTCCCAGGCCTCTCTTTCGGACTTCATGACGAGTTCACCGAATGTCTCTTTTCCTGTGTGCTCCCGTCGGGGGTGCCTAGGATCATATTTCATGCCGGGTAGTCCGAATATCTCCGAGATCATGTGCCCACACTCGTGCGCGAGTGTATTCACACTGGAATACTTAACCGGGATAGAGGTGATCTCTTTACGTACGACTATGCGGAATTTGTTTCTATCGCCGTCTACATCGCCTTCAAAATACGAATACCCGGGCTCGTCCTCATCGATATCTATCTCTACCACTACCGATCTTTTCATTGCCTGTCCCTCAGAAACTCAGTGCCTGACGTGCGCAGAGCTTCCCTAGTGTCCTGATCGGACTCTTGTCTGCGTTCGCGGTCGATCTTGACTCGCATAGTGTGTAACTCGGTCGCTGCGAAGCGTTCTGTGTTGTCCTTATATTCTGAACGGGCCATGACTCCTCCTATGTTAGTATATCGATCTTCGTCCATTCTGAAATTGTTCGACTATTCATCATCAGCGCATCTAACACAGCCATATACGCCAACAGTGACGGCTGACGCCTCCAATACTTGCGGTCGGTGCGTACGCGGTCTGGACAGGGATAATAGGCGCTTGTACATTAGTGGTCGTATTGTTAGAATTGTTACCGCCTGTCGCTGAATTGCTGTTAGTGTTAGCACTGGTAGCACTTGATGTGCTGTTCGCAGTGCTGGTTGTGCTCTGATTCTGTACCTGAGTCTGGGTTTGATTTTGTGTTTGATTCTGCAATTGACTCTGATTCTGCGGGGCCACTGTGGGGATAGCTTCACAGATGAATGTCAGACCGTTATCGACTACAACTTGACCGTTGCCGTCGCCTGTGCCATTGCCTAGTGTGCCAGCGGGAACCTGTACCCTGACTTGACCTGGGGTTGCGCAGGTCCAACAAAATGCGCTAGTCGGAATAAGACTGAGAACAGATAGTGCTAGTGCCGCGATGAATGTTTTCATTTGGTCTCCTTATGTTCTAATTACGCTATCAGTATAACAGAGCCTGTAAGGATGTCAAGCTTTATTTTCAGAAATCTTTAAGCGCTCTTGGGCCATAACCCAATCGATAGCATCTCGCTTGGAGTCGAAGGTCTTGGCCAAGGTCCCGTCAATATAGACCTCCCACTCAATCTTGTCTTGGCGTGGGCGCTCGTAGTTTCGGTTGCGTTTGATGATCTTGTGCATTACTCGTCCTTGTTTTGGTTTAAGTGACTTGCAATCTCTGTATTTTCAAATACATGGCGAGCAACTGATTCAATATACGCTCTCGGATATGGTTTAGGCATGGGCCATTGCGAGCAAGACAGCGTTAACTCTAAGATGATCTCAGATAAGGACTTATTGTCCAAAAACATGCTATTTGCACACGCAATCATAGATTCGGTGTTCATGCGAATCGTGTCTTCCTCTTCAGGCTCGTCAACCACTTGGACTATTGGCTTTGTATTTGGATAAACCCAAAGCCAACCGTTTGGTGTTTTCGCACTGACGAGACCGAGTGCTTTTTTAGCCTTTCGCATGGTCCGCCAACCTACTGGCGCGATCGTTCGGGCTTCCTTAGATGAAACTGAGCCCTTGGTCAATTTGATCTTGAGCCAAGTTAGCGCTGCCTCCATTTCTTTTGGTTGTCTTCCTCGCATAATTCCTCCTGTTTCCAAGATAGCAAACTACGAATAACTTGTCAAGAGAATTCTTGCCACCTTGTGCTTAATTGTTGCCTCCTTGACCTCGAATTCTTGCCTTCTTGCCAACATGGCAACAAGAAGTCTGCCTCAGAGGGAGAGAGAGAGCAAGTAAACCAATATATAAGTATAAATAACTATAAGACCCCTTGGTATTGATAATAAAAGACTTATTATAATCACGTCCGAATTTGTAAAAAGTTATATGACTATTTTAATTAAATATAGTGGTCTCTGTGTCTCTGAGGCGAACGACTTGTTGCCAACATGGCAAGAAGGCAACAATTCGTTTTTGACCTAAACTACTATGTAAAAATTACTGTCACCAACTGTTGGTGTCAGCATTTTAGTCCCAATGGCTCGCCTCGCATTGTGTCACCAGATAATGCCGTGGGGATACAGACATCATATAGGAGACCATGCGAAGCACATCAGACCAGGGATTTCAGCATTAAGCTGGAAGTGACCCAAGCTGATTAAGCGCTAACTCTTCGACAACATAAACGCTTAAGCCATAAAGCCAAAGGTCAGCGATGCATTAGAGCAGCCTGGAAATATTCTGGTTCAGAAATTTTCAGGAAATTTGACGCACAAAATGACAAAAACGGCGAAAATCGGCGCAATAAGTATATTAAAGCAATATGTTTGCAACGATAAGTGCAACAAAACAAAGGTATTTGCTGCAAAACGCAACAAAATGAGCCGATTAACGACCGTCAGGACGCTAATCGAGGAATAATAAGAGCGGATGGAAGAGACTCCTTTCTATATAGCTGAAAACAAAAGAGATACCCGGGTGGAGTCCAGGAGTCCGCATCGCCCCCGGCACCCGTCGATGCCCGATGACGAATACGAAGGCGTCAAAAGTCCCACTAGTACGCAGTAATAACGTAAGGCACTCTAAGTACTTCATTTTAAAGATGTTACGTCAAAACTGAGTTTGTTTATTGGTCTGAGAAAGCTTTTAAGACCGTTTTTAAGAATGGGAACACCCCGACATCGAATCGGGAGTGCGCTGGGAAGAGTCTCATAGCTCTTCCCGGCACCCTACTATGAGAGGGGTATATGAAAAGAGTTAGAGATAGTTTGTTGTCTCCGGAGGACTTTGCTCGTCTTAGGGCAATGTCCCCTAAAGTACCTAAAGAAGCCATAGCGTTAAAACAGCGGAAAGAGTCCTCTCCCTTTAGGAAGAGGTTGAAGGTTTCTCCTGTTGTAGTCCTAGAAAGGGTAGAAAAGCCCGAACTCAGTAAAGACTATCTATCTTTGAGGGCTGCCATATCCGATCCTAGGTTACCTGTTGCAAAAGCCTCTTCGAACATCAAAGATGTGTTGTTTATTGGAGACGGTCAGCATATTTGGAAAAGCCAGTGGGTGGCGCTAGCGTGGGCGGAGAAGCATAAGAGTTCCAAAACCCGAGTCCGTTGGGCTAGTAGTTTTTATTCTATTAAAGGCTACATATTTGCAAGGAACGGTCATAACGAAGCGGAACAGATGTTGAAGTGGTGGGACGGGTTGTTGAATATCGTACCATATGAGATTCCACTCCCCCCTCCTCCATCAGATGAAGAATTGTTAGCCTGGTGGAAAGAGTTAGAAGCAAAAATGGCAGAAGTAGGTATGAAGGACAAACAATGACCGAAACCAACTACGTTAACCGAGTAGACCAGACGCGTCTCCAGAAGATAGACGGCAGCAAGCTGGCCGAATCCGTGGACGAGGAACTCTACCCCCGACGGGACAGAAAGATCGGAACTGATCCAGTACCCGTGGCCCCTCTTGTTCCTACGAGCATATATCCGTCCCTTTGGGCTAGCGCTAACCAAGACCCGCCGAAAGCGGGCGACACCATAACCACGGACCTGGATTGGGTAAATTCTACCGAACCGGACGAGCTTCCTGACGATGGTATTGGGAACGTGGCACCGACTCCAGCACCCGAACCACCCTTTGCACTTTACTTTGGTCCCAGTCGAGAAGAGTTTGAAACGTTTAAGAAACAAGTTGTCGCGGCTTTGCGCCATATAGGCGTAGATGTAAGAAAGTACTTCGAAGTATAAATTGGGAAACGTCCCTCCTGATCCGAGGGTACGAGTCGGGGTGGCTCACTCCACCCCGGCATCCCTAGTGAGAGGGAATAAATGCACATCAGCGAGAAACAAGTTCCTGGGAAGGAACACACATTTGTAGCTGTGAATGGAAAGACCGAGACTGGGACTTTACCCGCTCTTCGTGGGCAAAGCAACTCTTTTGCGTTTTGGGTTAAAGACGAAGCTTGCATAAACGGTGGGTACTGGCGATCCCAGCTATATTTAACTCAGCGTAGAAAGGATTGGTCTACCGGAAAGAATGGCTTATTAGGGAGAATGAGGAACCTAATGAATAGCCAGAAGCAACAAGCTCAAAGAAACGGGCACAAGCCACCACTTGTTACTGCCGAACAGATGTCATCAATGTGGGTGTCCCAGAACGGTTTATGCGCTGCTTGCGGTGGTCAGTTGAGTTTATTAGGTGCTGCTTTTGACCACAATCATGAAACTGGCGAACCACGCGGCTTCCTTCATCAATATTGCAATATCGCTGAAGGATGTACAACGCGGATGACGGAAGAAGAATTCAGAAAATTTGTAGAGTTTATCGGGAGTATTAAGATGAAGCATGATAAAGCGTACGATCAGCCAACCAACATGGCTAACGCTGGCACGACCACACCGGCGGCTAAGGTATCTGGCGATATCAAGAATGATGCCCTAGGCAACCCGAGCCGGTTCGCACGTAACGCGAGCACCTCGGTGACCGAAGACACTAACTCTGAGATCGATACCCTCCGCGAGCTTCAACTCGGTTCAAACGGATATCAGGCAAATGGGTACCACCCCAGGGTGGCGAACTCCCCAGTTCCTACGAGAGGTTTCGGAGAAAGTAAGGCAGATGTAGGCGGGTACCAAGGCGAGTAACGTGACGGTGAAAGAGTTAATCTCGGAACTCCAAAAGAGAGACCCAGAGAGTCGGGTCTTTATGGGCTACGACGGAAACGTAGTAGTATCTGAATCAGATTCGGTTGTATCGCCTTCAGAAGAGGAGATCGAAGTCTGCTGGTGGTCTGTAAGGCCGGGCGATACAGTTATTTTGTGTAACGAGTAAATAAAGCTTGACAGGAGACTAAAATGATTGTAGGATTAGCACTAATCGCAGTAGCAAGTTTCGCGTACGCGGTCTACAAGCACATGACCTTGTCTTCGGTCAAGGCCGCCGTTCTAGCGGAAGTTACAAAGGTCGAAGCGTCGGTTGTGCCCGAGGTTAAGGCACTCGCGGCAGCCATAAAGGCAAAACTGTAGATTCAATGGCGGACGGGGCGATACAGGTGACGCCCCAGACTGTGAATCTGGGTATAGTGGGTTCAAGGCCCATCGTCCGCCCCAAAAATTGTTACGCAGGTCCAAATCCTAGCGTGATGACCTGATCGGGGAGTGCCAGTAACACTCCCTGATTTGACTCTTTACTGGAGGGTCTATGAGCAGTGCAAAAGATATGCGAGCGCAGTTGGGGATGTATCCTACAACCGCCAGGCATAAGTTAAATAGATTGATAATGTTTTCTTTAGTTCAGAAGTCCGGATTGGATTTGTGCTTTCGATGCGGAGAGAAGATACTGACGCCGAAAGAATTATCGGTAGACCATAAGTTGCCTTGGTTTCGTATTTCCACGGAGCTGTTTTGGGATTTAGAGAACATAGCCTTCTCACATTTCTCCTGTAACTCGGAAGAGGGCCGGTCGAGAAATCCGAGCAATACTAGGAATCCGAATTTAATAGCTCCTGACGGGATGCTATGGTGCAGTAGATGTAAGGATTATAGACATATTGAAGATTTTAGTCCATCTAGACGAAAGTCTAATGTTGGGCACGTCTGTAGAAAATGCGTATCAGATAAAGAGAAAACACGCTATTCTAAAGCTGTAAATCGTCCGGTTAGAGGCTACCGACAAACTATGAAAGCCTCAAAAGATTTTTGAAAATAAGTGTTGACAAACAAAACGGTTTGTGAGACACTATGAAAGTCGAGAACGGAGATACCCACCGACTAATGTCACGGGCTTCGCTCGACAAAGTTTGATACTGTTTCATGCCGGAGAGATGCTAAAGCCGTGCACGGCTAATCTGGTGTGATGACATCGACCGGAGTCACTCCCTTTAGGGCGTGAACTCCTTAGCCTGGTCAGCCGTTGACGCGAAGGCATCCGGTCTAGAACGTTTTCGTCGGCGAATATTTTTATCCTTGTCTGATGTTAATGGTAGCATTCCTGTTTGAAGCACAGGCTGTAACCGTTCGAGCCGGTTGGCAAGGACCAGTTAGAGACATGCGGAGTCCGCGACGGATAGAAACGGCGCGGAATCCTACAGCGAGACGCAAGTCACCATGTCCACGTTTATGCGTCTGTGGATGGAATAGGCAGACACGTCGGTCTCAAAAACCGATGACAGAGATGGCGTGGGAGTTCGAGTCTCCCCGGACGCACCAATTTTATTGTGGGCAGCATTGGATGCAGCGGACACTTATAAAGTCCGAATCAGCAGATCGCTGAGCCGATAGGGTCCGATTCCCTAGTCCACAACCAAGTTTGCCGTTGTGACGGAATGGTATACGAGGGAGTCTTAAAAACTCCTGTGCTCACGCACATGCTGGTTCGAGTCCAGTCAACGGCACCAATCTGGCGGAGACAGAGGTTCGATTCCTCTCTTAGGTCACTGACCCGAGTCGTCTAGCGGCAGGATACCGCCTAACAAGATCGCAAGTCCTACGGGGCGAACGATAGAACACGGCAGGGCGAACTCGGGTGGAAACACTTTAGAGCATCTGTGCTCCGTGGGCTCGGGGAACGCGACATCCCCAGAATTTGATATTCCAGAGACCTGTAAGTCCCTGATACGGCAAGGTCCCGGATTGCCAGGACGGTGCTACGCGCCACGATGGGGCCGCTTTGATGCTACTGGGCCAAGTTAACCAGTCAGTCCTGGCATAGGTATTCAAGTTTTGAATTCGTAGCTCAATTGCTAGAGCAATCGACTCTTACTCGATGGGTTGTGGGTTGGACTCCCACCGGATTCACCAAGTTTGACGTTCACTTAACAGTGAGATAACGACCGTAGCGGTTTCGCGTGACTCCGCCGTCAAAAGATTCGGATCGCTAATTCAAAGGCTAGAAGCGCTCTCTTTTAAAGAGTTAATCTCCGTTCGAGTCGGAGGCGATCCACCAAGTTCTATTGAGCCCATGACACAATGGTGTGTCCCTTCTCTGTAAAAGAAGCGGTCCTTGCGACCACGGTCAGTTCGATCCTGACGGGCTCAACCATAGTCGAGTAGCACAATGGCGGTGCAGACTCTTGATAGGAGTAAGGCTGTCCGTTCAAGTCGGACCTCGACTACCAATATTGATATCCGGGGGACTAACTAGGAGCCGTATAGCAGCCTAGTTCAATGCTGTACGGGAAACCTCCCCGGCGTGGGCGATGAGTAGGACGGGAATATTCCTGCTTTGCAAGCAGCGAGAAATCGGTTCGACTCCGATATTGTCCACCAAATTTACACCCTGTTCGCCAAGCGGCTAAGGCATCTGGTTTACACCCAGACATTCGGGAGTTCAAATCTCTCACGGGGTACGGGCTGTTCGTTCACCGGAATAGGACACGACGCTACGAACGTCGAAAAAAGAGTTCGATTCTCTTACGGCCCTCCATCTTGACCCTGTAACTCAGCGCACAGAGTGTCCGCCTTCGAAGCGGTTCGCCGGGGGTTGGAATCCCTCCAGGGTCTCCAGTATGTTGTAATACGAAGCGTAACACAACAGAAGGCGGCTACCAGTTGTGGGTAGGTCGCAAGTGAAATCCAAAGCACGTTCGGTGATAGCCCGGACAACATTTTCTGTTAAGGCGTAGGGGAATTGGTAGACCCGCTCGGCTGTTACCCGAGAGTCGTAAAGACACCTGTAGGTTCGAAACCTACCGCCTTAGCCACTTTCAAAGGACGATTAGTTTAATCGGTAGAACTGCTGTCTTGTAAACAGCGGGAAATGGTTCGAGACCATTATCGTCCTCCAAGTTTTGTCTCTCGGTCATTATGGCCAAGCCGAGAAAATCTCTGTGGCGCAGAGTAAAGACAAAAAGTTTAAGCAGGGCTAGTATAATCGGTAGTACGCGCCCCTCGTAAGGTCGTAATGCGTGTTCGAGTCACGCGCCCTGCTCCAAGTTAAGCGGTGCCTCACTCTGATGTCCAGGTTAAATGTTCAGACAGCCGCTCTTGATTTTGCTGGCATAGCTCAATGGAAGAGCTTCCGCTTGGTAAGCGGAGGACTTGAGTCCGATTCTCAATGCTAGCTCCAATTTTACGGCCTGTTGGTCCAGCCTGGAGTGGACGCGTCCTTGTCACGGACGAGATCGTGGGTCCGAATCCCACACGGGTCGCCATTTACGGCCCTGTCGATTAGTGTCAGGTCATTCGCTTCTCAAGCGAACAGCAGCGGTTAGATTCCGCTCAGGGCCACCAAGTTTGAGGACATGGTCCAATCGGTAGCGATGCTGGCCTTTCAAGCCATGCGGTGCGGGTTCGAGTCCCGCTGTCCTTACCAAATCGAGGAACTATGAGCTGGGTGATGGTTAACGACTTCACCGTCGTGGAAAGAAAAGAAGACGGCACGGTAACACAGCAGGTGTTCACCTCGCACGCCCAGGCCCGTCAGTTCATGGAGAAGTACGCGGGACAAAAACCTATGAGGCCGCACAAGCCCACGATGCCTAGTCACGCTCGCGCTAGGTCCGGTAGTTCAAAGCCTATCATCCCGCAGACAGCGGAACAGATAGCGCTGAGAGAAGCGGCGCTGAAACAGTTTAACGGTTTGTAAGTTTAATCCGCTGGTGATGGAATTACCAGACATGCGAATCTTAGAAATTCGTGCCCTATGTGGCGTGGGAGTGGAAGCCTCCCCCGGCGGACCAATTTAAATCTTATCAACGACCGGGAGGTCAACGATATGAAACTGAAAGACGAATCTAAGTCAGAGCGTCGCGCTAATCAATTAGGAATGTCTTACGGTACAGCATCCGGTAGACTTCGTAAGATGATACTATTTGATGTATTGAGAAAGCACAGCGAGAATAAATGTTTTAAGTGCGGCGAATTGATAGAGTCCGAAAAAGACTTAAGCATCGAGCATAAACAGCCCTGGGAAAATAAAAATCCCGATCTGTTTTGGGATTTAAATAACATCGCTTTTTCTCACATGTGCTGCAACATACCGCATGTTTATAAGGGCAGCGGAGCGTCACTTAGAAAGATCGGTCCGGAAGGAACTTCGTGGTGCTGGCAGCATAAAGAATTTTTACCAATTGGAGAATTTTATACGGATTCTTCAAATTGGAACGGTCTACACAGCAGATGTAAATCTTGTCATAAGTCTAGACCTAGATAGTTTCTACTGCCCGTTATAGTTCTGTTGAACTTCGAGGTCTCATAAGCCTTGCAGGTTGGTTAGATTCCAACACGGGCTACCACTTTAAGCGTCTGTGATGTAACGGTAGCATATTTGACTGCCAGTCAAATCGTCTCGATTCGAATTCGAGTAGACGCCCCACATTGATGTTCGCCTGTCCGTGGCGCGAGTAATTACCGCAGCCGCCCAGGCCGGAGCCCGATCCCGAGAGTGTAAAACGTCATAGTCGGAAAAATTTATGAGTGAACAAAAACAGTGTTTAGAGTGCAAAGTTCCGATACACGAGGGTCCATTCGGCCCGTACATAGTGTATCTAAACGAAGACGGAACTCCACATATTTGCGATAAGAAATAGTTTTGCAAGCATGGTATATAGATTGTGCCCCGGCCTTCCAAGTCGGAGAATCGAGTTTGAGTCTCGATGCTTGCTCCAAGTTTATATGAGAGTCGTCCAGCGGCCAGGACTGCGGTCTCCAAAACCGCGTACGGTGGTTCGAGTCCATCCTCTCATGCCAATTTTGTCTCTATAGCTTAACGGATAAAGCGCCGAGCTTCTACCTCGGGACCACGCGGGTTCAATTCCTGCTAGAGACTCCAATTTTCGTGGCCGCCCTAACGGGTATAAAACTATCGGGACGATATAGACGGCGAAAATTCCCGAGCGGAAGATTACGGACGCGTAGCACAGCGGACAATGCGGCTCTCCCCTAAAGAGTCAGGCCCAGGTTCAACTCCTGGCGCGTCCCCCAGTTCTACCGAGGTCTCATGTGGACCGCAGTCGTTGATGGCTACATCATAACACAAAGAATGTCCGATGACGACGTGTGGTTCAGATGTAACTTGTTCGGAAGGGAGCCGTTGATAGACGCACTTGAGAGGTTCCTGAAAGATACCGAAGACAATGGACACAAAGACTAAGAACGGGCTCCTGCGGCTCTCGATACTGTGGGGCCCGATAGCGATCTTGGTTATCTCGATTTTGACGAATTAGTTTGGCAGTCTAGACAATCGCGGGGAACCGAGGAAAGTCAGGACACAACTAAGTACAGTGCCGTGGGAGATGCGGGCCGGGCAACCGGACGGGTAAGCCTCCGTATCGCATTGCGAGTTAACACTCTCGTTGCGTTCATTGGAGCGGAGACAGTCCACACTGGTGCAATCGAAAATAGGACCTGAGCGTTTACTTAGCGTGTTGAGGGTCGGGTTTCGAGCAAAGAGGAATGATTGTCGCCGCGACTTGTGTAGTATCGTTCGCGGAACAAAATCCTGCTTATTGACTGCCACACTTTAGGATCATATGCCGCAATCAGTTGACGAAATTCTAGCAGGCGCAAAGGAAACATTGGCGAACGCCAACAAGGCCTTCCCGAGTTCTTCTCCAGCGCCCCCGCAACCGCAGAAGCCCTCTTACACTGCGGCGCACGCAGCGAGAAAGGCCGTCCCGAGTATGGGCGATGAGCTAGCGGCTAAGGGCACGATGGTCGATAAAGCGAAACAGGCGTTGAAGTAATTACGGAGCGGTGCCGAAACGGTAGCCGGATATGTTTGCTAAACATACGTCCGAAAGGACGTGGGAGTTCGAGTCTCTCCCGCTCCGCCAGATTGAATACTTGTCCGAAAGGGCATAGGGAACCTTAAACGGTAAAGACGCGAGAATATCTAAAAGCTATTCGAAGCGGACCTTGCAGTCGAAAGACGAAACTGAGAATCTTAGCAAGGGGTTCCCGAGCATTTATGGAAAGCAGTCGGCAATGGTGCCTCACAGTCTTGAAAACTGTACCACCCGCAAGGGTGACGGAGTTCGATTCTCCGGCTTTCCTCCGTCCGAGTCGGCAAATGATAAGCTAGTCGTCCGCAAAACGACAATCGCTGGTTTGATTCCAGCCTCGGACTCCAAATTTCTATTCCCTTGTCGGCTAAAGGCAGGCCACGAGTCTTTGAAACTCGTTACGGACGTTCGACCCGTCCCGAGGGAACCATTTCTACTCCCGTGTCGGCTAACTGGAAGGCCAGCGCCCTCTGAAGGCGTTAATTTTCGTTCGAATCGAAACGTGGGAACCATTTCATGAAGAAACTGTTACTCGCTCTCGTGTTAATTTTGGCTCTCGCGACACCAGCGCAGCCGAGGCACCACGCGAGCCAAGGTATCATCATCGAGATTCACGCGAGCACCACGTACGAGACCGGCAGGTTGAAGCGGTTATCAGATAAGCTCAACTTCGACGGACAGCATATGGTCCCTTGGTGGAGAATCGTAGTTCTGAACAAAGCCGATTGGACAGATGCTCTCATTAAGTATAACCTCGAAGGGCAAACTGATAGCGCGTTCACCGTCCTAGGTCAGAACGTGACATTCGTGAACGAAGACTATATCGGCTTTGCCGATGACGCTAGGTTAGAACACACGCTAGCCCACGAAAGTGCTCATTTGATTTGTTCATGCACTAGTGAAGATACCGCGAATAAGATCGCGAAGATTCTAGAGAAGTAAGCCGAGCAGAGGCTCCGAATTCGGAACGGTACGTTCTCGTTAGATGCTCTGTAAAGGATACGAGATCAGGTACTACAGTGAGAAAGTTTCTCGCATTGGCTCTATCGTTGGTCCTACTTATCTCCGGATCAGCCGTACTCATTACGGGCGCACCAAGATCGTTTGAACCCCAGGCTCGCGCAGCCACGGGCGCTATCTTCGTTGATGCTGACCGTAGATTCGAATGTTCCGGAACTGAAATAGCTCACACGAAAGACGGTGACGGAATATTTTTGACGGCTCGTCATTGCGTTGCTTCTGTCGAAACAAACAAGATCACTCGGCGCATGCAACTGTCCTTTTCAGACAACATGGGCGGACCTTACTACGATGCCGTACCGATTGCGATTTCAACCAGTGATGATCTAGCTCTTCTGCTTGTTAGAAATGGTGCGAGCATTCCAGAGGTGAAGATCAAGGACGAGCGTAGGCTACGCGGCGGTGATCCGATCTTTAACGTTAGCTACCCTCTCGGAGCAGGTAAGTTAATTTTTCATGGGGAATATTTAGCTCCCAGGTTCCCGATGTTTCCTGGCATACTTGCGGATTACCCCATGTGGCAGTTCGCGATGCCAGCAAATATTACGTGGGCTCACGGGTCCAGTGGTAGTGGGGTCTTCAGTAGCGGGCAGCGTGCTTTGATCGCGGTCTGTGTCGGAACGTTTTCTGAGGGCAGTTTCAACGTGGCAATCCCCGCAGATAGAGTACTTGACTTTCTTGCGGATTTATCGGATAATACAGTTGAACGGTTTGCTTTGCAAAACCCTGAGAAGGAAGAAGTAGAAGTCTTTTAATTTAATCAGATACGTTCCGCATAATTAACGGAACCAGGCTTGGGAGAGCCCCTACTCTCCCAGGCCGACTCTTAAGGGAGAGACAAATGAAAGGACATCTTTACAGATATCCGCATCCGTATAGTTCAGATAAGTTTATTTACGCCGGGCAGGGCGAGAAACGCGATAATGAGCATCGCGGTGGCCGAACTAGTTTCGGTCGTAGATTCGAGAAACTATTTCCCGGCATTGAATTGCCGAATCCGGTAAGAGAGACGATTGAAGTCCGAGATTATTTAGAGCTAAATGAACTAGAAATAATCTGGATGTTTCAATATCATACTTGGCGTGGATATCCTGGCGGAATGAATTTAACTTTACCCGGGTCAATCGATTATAGGAGTATGGGTTTAATCGGCGGACGTGTTCAGGGCCCTAAGAACGTAGAATCGGGGGCGCTAGCAAAAATCCAAAGTGCAGGCGGGCGTGTTAGCGGTCGAATGAATTCTGAGTCCGGACGTATTCAAGAACTCGGTCACACGCAGGGTCGTAAGAATGTTGAAAGCGGGCAACTTGCCAGTATACAAAGTATGGCCGGTCGTGCCGGTGGGCGCATAGCTTTAGAAAGCGGACAATTTTCTGGAATCAGAAGCAGAGGTAATCATAGTCGTTGGCACATAGCCCGTGGTATTTCTAGACCGAGTGTTTGTTCGTTGTGTGCAGAAACAGAAAATTTAACGAGAACTAGCTTAACGTAGAGCACGTGCTTTGGAAGCACGGGGGTGAAGTTTCGAGCACTTCGTTCTCGACCAGTTTAAAACGGAAATTCTGATAATGGTAGTCTCTACGTTTCGGATACGTAGGGCGGACGTTCGATTCGTCCATTTCCGACCACATTAAAGTGAGCTTCCAGAAATGGGGGCTCTTGTATTTCTAGGAGTGTCATGGCTACAGTAACTCAGCAGTTAGGCAGAGCAGCGGCGTATGATCTATTGGCGGCAGCGGGCATTACGAACACAGGTTCAAGTATTATTGCCGGGGGAAACGTAGGAAGCTTTCCCACAGCAACCTACACTCTTGATGGAATGATCTTTATTCCTCCCGCAGCATTAGATTCAGCAGACGCTCAGAACGCCCAGATCGACAACAATGCCGCCTTCCTCTTCTTCCAAGCTCTGCCTCAGACAATGGCCCTCTCAACAGCCGACATCGGCGCGACCGGCATTCAACACAGCCCCGGTGCCCCCAATGGCACCTACTATCCTGGCGTATATGTTTCCCCAAGTTCAATTGCAATTTCTACTCCAGTCACTCTAGATGCGCAGGGCAATCCTAACGCGGTGTTCGTATTTTATTCTACGGGTTCAACTATCACTCAGGCTATAGCTGGCACAATTAACTTGGTCAACGGAGCAAAGGCCGCTAACGTAGTGTGGCTCGTGGGTAGCTCTTGGACTAGTATCGGCCCCGGCGCTTTGACACAGGGCAACATTATTGCGGCCACCTCTATCACTTTAGGTGGGGGAGTACTCAATGGTAGGGCACTCGCGGGAGCGGTAAACTCCAGCGGAGCGATCACGATAGCTGCGGCAGAAAGTATCACTGCTCCGGCCAGCGTCGGTACTCCAACTACAGCGGGCGGTCAAGCTCAAGCTTTGATCGCTACACAACCTGGGGTTTCGGTTCCCACGGCTTATCCTCAAGTTACAGGCCAAGGAATTATTCCTCCTCAAGATTTGGATATGCTTCAGATCATCGGAGAGGGCGGAGATATTTTAGTATCTGTAGATTATCTTGGAACAGTTCATAACGTTACAACTAGCCAGTCATCTACGTCTCCATTGACCTCAGTTGCGATCTCTTCGTTCCCAATTACCTCTGTCACATCAGCGGGAGTATACACCGGAACATTTCCTGCGGGCACGAATACAGTAGCCGGTCAGACTGCGGTCATCTCTGGCTTCACGAACGGCGGCAATAATGGAACGTTCACGATCACCGCATCTACAGCGACAACTATCACCGTGACCCCGAACACGCAAGTTAACGAGAGCGCTTCGGCTCAAGCGTTAATTACGGGCTTTAGTCAAAGTACCTATAACGGAACTATCACAAACGGCGCGGCCAGCGGGCTCGCCGGACGCTTTGTTTCGGTCACTGGCTTCACGAACTCGGGTAACAACATCTCTAACACCTTGGTTATCTCAAGCACCGCGACAACTATCGTGACATCTTACACCGCGCAGGTCGCTGAGACACACGCGGCTACCGCCACTGTGTCTGCGTCGTTCACGCCGTCTAACGGCTGCCGATTGGGCCAGTATTTCACGAGGCTCCTACCCGGTGCAACTATCGCTCAGTTATTTACCGACGCTTTTGCTAACCCCAGTCTCTTGGACATCGTCCATGTGTATGTACCGAATAGTGGGGCCATCGTCTACATTTTGGATCACAACGGCGTGGCTAGTGGCAGCTAAAGTTTTGTTTTAAAATCTACCAATAAGGAAATACAATGACAATCGAAATTTTGCTAGCAAGGAAACAGGAACTACAAAATCAATTAAGCCAACTGATTGCGAATTCAAACGCGATCAACGGCGCGATTCAGAACTGCGACTGGGCAATCGAGCAGTTGAAAGCACCAGCCGCTCCCGCTACAACAGAACCAGCAGCTTCGTAAGTAACGACTGAGGTACACCATGTGGACTAGAACATGCCCGTGGTGTAAACGTCTCTTGGAGAAAGTAAATCCGTGGGATGTTGTGAGATGTGTTTGCGGATTTATTTGGAGATAGCGTGACTCAGAATCAAGATCAGTACAACTCATCCGGAAATATAACTGCTGCGGGAACTGGTTGTACTCTGGTCAACACTTCAAGCTCGGTCGTTCTACCTCTAATTAACGCTCCATCTATTAGTTCTGTTGTTGTAACAGTATCGGGAACCTTCTCCGGAACCTTAAATTTCGCGGCTACGAACGCCGGACTTCCTTTCTCTAATCCCCTATCGATGACTCCAGTCGGCGGAGGAGCTGCGGTTACCAGTGCCACCGCTCCCGGCGCATGGACCGCTCAGGTGGCGGGATTAACTGTAATCGGGGTTTACGGGTCTCCGTTTGCTTCCGGTGACGCGCTAGTCACGATCACATCATCAACAGCGGTGATATCTGGCGGCGGTGGCGGAACTATATCCGGAACTATTGCCACGAATCAAGTGGCGGTTGGCTCCGGGGCGAACACAATTGCCGGGAGTAGCAATTTTACGTTCGTTAACAGCAATCAGACGTTGAATATAGGTAACAGCGCTAACCCCACCATTACGATGGGCCCTACGGCAGCCGCAGGAAGCCCGGGGACTACGCTAACCGCAGGGTTATTTAATGCTAATATTGTTTTAAGTAGCATTGTAGGTGTCATCCTAGCTGTGGCCTCGGGCGAAAGTGTGATGGTCAACGGACCTAGTGGCACGGATAGTTGGTCTTATAGCGGCACGACGGGCTACACTTCTTGGAACGGCGGCACTAGCGGCTCTGCTGCAATTGGCGTGGCTCTTGTAGCAGGAACCCCGAATCCGATGCTGCTGCCGACCACATCCCCCTCCTCCGTTACGCAGGTTTTGGGACTCAGTTCTATTACCGGCGGTCTTTCTCAGCTAGCGTGGGTTACGCCTAGCGGCGGCGTTTCGCTTATCGCCTCCGGCACAGCCGCAATGGGAACAACAGGAATTTCAACACTTACTTCTGGTACGGTAACGACGGTTCCTGCCGCCGGAGTAGCAACAACTGATTCAATTGAGTGGGCATTTAACGCCGCGCCTGGAGCAGGGTATTCAGCCGGAGTTTTTGTTTTGGCCTATGTAACCAGCGGGAATGTAAATTTCGTTCAAGTAAATCCGACTGCGGCAACTCAAACGCCTGCGGCAGCAACCATAAATTGGCGCGTGGTTCGTTAGAGCTAAAAAATGATAGCCACTTTAATCGCTTCAGCGGCATCCGCCATAATCTCAGCGGCGGTGACCCGACACTACTTTCCAAGAGTAGTCGAGAGAGTCGTAGAGAAGTTCGTTGATCGGGTTGTTGAAGTCCCCGTCGATAGAGTAGTTGAAAAGATAGTCGAGATCGAGAAGCCCCCGGTATTCGTTCCTGTCGATAGGCCTAGATTTTTAAGCGCGGAAGAGCGCAGAGAACTGATTGCATCGCAGGCGAACGATCCCGATATCATGGCCCAGGTGGCCGATAGTATTCGAAGGCGAGACGAGTCATTTGGCGGGTACTTCCCCGACCCGGCGGCGCAAATCGATCCGAACTGGAACCCGAAAAGAAAGAAGATTTAAGGAGTTTTGATGGCGTTGGTTCGCGGCCCGTTAAATTCGAGTTCCCCCACGACCAGTGTTTTGACTGGCGGAGTTTACAACGCGGTACCTCCTGCGCCCGCCGATACTCAGGAATGCGCCCTTCAACTTGATGCAAACGGGCGATTGTTGGTTTCAAGTACCGGAGGCGGCGGGGCTACTGTAGTCACCGGCACGTTATCCAACAACACAGCTCCCCCGGGCCCAAATAACGTCGGTGTATTACCAGCCGTTGCAAACGCGGCGGCCCCGACTTATATAGAGGGCAATCAGGTTCTGTTGTCTACGGACCTGTCAGGAAATCTTAGGACTATCTCCGGAGCAGGTTCAACAACTGCCGTAACCGGAAACGTAACTGTCGTTCAACCAACCGGAACGAATCTTCATGTTGTAGTTGATTCAACAAGTGGTACTGCCGCTGAGAACTTGATCCAGGTCGCTGGTGTCACGTTAGGGGCTACCGCTGTAACCGCATACGGAACAGCGCCTGCTGCTGCCAACGTTCCTGGTGTAAACGCTTTTATCACTAACACGCCTGCGGTGACTTTGGCTAGCACGACGATCACAGGAAATGTGACAGTGGTTCAGCCCACCGGAACGAACCTTCACGTTGTTGTTGATTCAACCACAGGCACCGCTGCCGAGAACTTGATTCAAGTGGCCGGTGTTACCCTTGGCGCTACGGCTGTAACTGCCTACGGTACAGCACCGGCAGCCGCAAATGTGCCTGGTGTCAACGCGTTTATTACTAACACTGTTGCAACAACACTGGCTTCGACCACGATCACCGGCACCGTTGCTGTCACTCAGAGCACAACCCCTTGGGCCGATAACCTGACTCAAGTTGCAGGCGTGGCACTCGGAGCAACTGCGGTAACTGCGTTCGGAACTGCCCCTGCCGCCGCAAATGTTCCTGGCGTTAACTCATCTATCTTTGCTGGTACGACCGGCATCACGGCGACAGGCACATCACTAAACGTGAACATCACCTCTGGTTCATTGATCACCGCCGCGGTTACCGGCACAAAGTCAAATAACTCTGTCGTTCCAGGCGCAACGAACCTCGGCGTCCTACCGGGAATCGCTAACGCAGTAACGCAGACATGGACAGAGGGCGATCAAGTCCTAGAGTCTATGGACCTGTCCGGCAGGCAGCGCGTGCGCGGTACGTTGACGCATAACAACGCCGCCCCATCCTCAGATTTGCTCGGAGTGATGAACGGGCTCGCTAATGCCGTAGCGCCAACATACACTGAAGGCGATCTAGTTCTTCAGTCCGTCGATTTGTCTGGAAATACCCGCGTTATCGGTACGAAAACGAATAACAATGCCGCGCCGACAACACAGGTCGGCGTCCTACCTGCTCTCGCTAACGCAGCGCCCCCCGCATGGACTGAAGGAAATCAGGTACTCGAATCAGTCGATTTAACGGGTCGTCAACGTGTTCGAGGTACTCTTACAAATAATAATGCGGCTCCGGCGGCGGATCAGTTATCCGTTATACCGGCTCTTGCAAATGCTGTTGCGCCCGCATGGACCGAAGGCGATCAGGTTCTCCTTTCCGAAACACTGACAGGACAGCTACGCACAACAGGCGGAGCTGTTACCCAGGGTTCTACAACCGCAGGGGAAATTGGTGGACTAATACAGGGAGCTGTTACAACCGCGAATCCCCTATATACAACTGGGCAAACCGATCCCCTTTCTTTAGATATTAACGGAAACTTACGGACACTTTTATATGATGTCCTCCAACTCCCCGGAGATAATTTCGGGAATCTAAGGTCAATTTCTGATGCCGGAGGTAATTTTCAGGTAATTGGAACTAATCCATATCTTTGGAATGGCGGCGGATTTTGGAGGCAGAGAGATATACTCGGAGCCCCAGATTCGGGCAGTGGAAACGGGGTTACCGCGATTGCGCCCGTTGTGTTCAATGGCACAACTTGGGATCGCGCACGTAGCGCAACCATCGGCAATGCTGTCGCCTCAACTGGACTTCCAGCAAACACTGCTTACGGCGAATATCTTTCCACAGCGCCTGCGCCTACAACGGGACAGTACTCTGCGCTTCAGACAGACTATAAGGGTAGTTTGTTTACGAAGCCGATTCGTCGAAGTGAGACGGTCGCGCAGGCGACTACAATCTCTCTTACAGCATCGGCGACTACTGTTTTAGCGGCGCAAGCCGCTGGAATCTTTACTGATATCAGCAATCTGATTATCACGGTAACGACTGCGGCTACCACTTCAATTCCGTTCACAGCGACTCTTTCTGACGGAACGGCCAGTTATATTTTTGATATGGAAACAGGGTCGCTTACGACGGGAACTCCTCCGCCTTTGATGCTTGCTTTTAATCCACCGATATCAGCAACAACAGCCGCGACAGCCTGGACGATTGCACTTTCCGTCGCAACAGTCGTGGTTCACGTTACTGTGAACTCCGTGTTACAGAAGGCGAGCTAATATGAATATAGCTTCGTTCCCGATAAATGTGACAGTCGCAGGCGATGGTGTTTCCACATCTGTCGTAGTTGGATTGGGGTACACGCCAACATCGGCTGCACTTGTAACTGCGTACGACGCGAACTACAACAATGTATCTGCGAATGTTTTGTCGGTTGTGCCGGGAACATTAAACGTCACGATTAACTTCGTCGCGGCGTTTAGCGGCAACGTTCAAATCCTGCTAGCACTGGCCAATTCGTCGTTCAGCGCCGCTCAGTTGCAGCCTGTCAGCATCTCAGCGATGCCGACAACTCCGGTAACCGGAACATTTTGGCAGGCAACGCAGCCTGTTTCAGGTACTATCTCAGTCAACGCGCTTCCGACAGGCACGAATCAGATCGGTCACGTTATCGCGGATACAGGCTCTACAACGGCGGTCACGCAGGCCACACCTGCAAATCTACAAGCCACTGTTACGTCGGCGGGCGGCATATTTGAAGTATCTCCTACTACGGCGGCCAATACAAACGCGAATCCTTTCTTTAATTCGATCACAGATGGTACGACCAAAGCCACTGTAATTGCAGCGACAGCCGCTTTGAAAACCGATCTTTCTTCCGTGGCGGGAACGGCAACAGTTACCGCAGCGGCGGGCGTCCAAAAAGTAGGCATTACAGGTAACGCGAACGCGACTCTAGACGCGGCCATTAATGGCGCAGCATCAACGAACGCACTATGGACAATGAACGCGCCTTCGACCGCTTCAGCGGCGGCGATGGCGACTCCGACAACGCTCGCGGCTTTGAGCGTGGCAAATGTTAAAGCGTCTGCCGGAAATCTATACGGATTGTCGGTAAACAACACATCGAGCACCCCCATCTATATTCAGTTTTACAATACAGCAGGAACCCCGACGTTGGGGACAAGCGTGATTTTCTCCGTCCCGTGCGTCATCGGTGTAACGACTCTCGTTATGGCCCCACCGGCGTTAGCAAACTTTACGACGGGGATCGGAATCGGGGCCTCGACTTCTCCGCTTAGTACAGGAACTCCGTCGGTTGCGCCAGTGGCGACTATATTCTTTAAGTAGGAGGCTCTATGTCATACAGCGCAGATTATACACTGTCTCAGACTCAATCGTTTCAAAATACGATTCAAATGGCGTTGATTTCCGTCGCTCTTACCGTTGCGGTAACCGCGCCTAGCGGAGATGCGGTCATTGACGGTTTACGCAACGCGTTAGCTGCTGCGGTTTTGAATAATCCCGCCGTCTACGTGGCACGCTTTACGGTTGCCGCCATCGAAGAGGGGGCATTGACGGCAGCGAGCACCGATGCGCAGATTTTTGCTGCTGTCGGAAACGTTTGGAGTGCCATTGCTGGAGTTACGACCAGAGATTAGCAGGGCACTATGACTTTGTAATACGGAGATTTAAGTGATAACACAAACCAACGTAACCAGTCCGTCGCAAGAAATTATCTTTTTAGACACTGCGATGGGAGCCACCGTCGATTCAGTGAAGGCGAGTTCCGCTCAAGTTTATTCTATCTCGGTCAACAATACCTTGAACGCGAGTCCGGTTTACGTGAAGCTCTTCAATTTGGCTTCCGGTTCCGTCACAGTGGGCACGACTGCCCCAGATGAAGTGATCTACATTCCGGCTTCGTCTATCATCACTCAGAACTATTTCACAGCCGGTTCTACCCCGGGCAAGGTATTTGCAACAGCGCTGTCAGCGGCGTGCCTGACCACCGGGGGCACGGGCGGGGTAACTAGCCCCACCCTGAATGTCAGTGTTACGGTATCGTACGTATAACAAGTTTGTAATTTAGGAGACTCTCATGTCTATGTCATCGGAAGAAACAAAGTTCAAGACCGCAAAGAAGATGGTCAAGGGACATTCTCAACCGGGAACGTCCTCAACAAACATTGACGAAGCGCTCGGTAATGCAACAAAGAAGAAGACCACTCCGGCGCACGTTGGATTCGGTTCAACTTCTGATGAATGTGAGTCGCTCGGCGGTATCGCAAAGAAAAAGCCCAGCATGGTTGATCCAGGCGGCGCAGGTGATGCTGCCCCGTACATGCGCTAAAATATTCTCTGTTCGCGAATAGCGAATGGGAAAATCAACACAGTTTAAAATTGGGGTCCTACTGTGTGACCCGTTCAAGGAGCAGTCATGACGTTTAAGAAGAACTTTGTCTGTGCGATAAAGGTAGGCGGTAAGGTCTTGCGTGAGTCTTCGGGCCGCGTAGAATTGCCGTTCGGCTCGGAGTATTCAGTTCTGTTGAAGAACCTGGACTCAGTTCGCATGCAGGCGCGTATCTCAATCGATGGCAAGGAAGCGACCGGATGGTTAATCATCGGGCCGAACCAGAGCATCGACGTTGAGAGGTTCGTAGAAGATTTAGATAGAGGCAATCGGTTCAAGTTTATCGAACGCACCGAGCGTATCGAGGAACACCGTGGCATTAAGGCTGAAGACGGGCTGGTCCGTGTCGAGTTCAAGCGCGAGAAGATATATGAAGTGCCCCAGGTGGCTATCCATCACACTTACCATCATTATTATCCTGGTGGTTGTTATGGTTGGCACTATCCGTACTACGGTCCGTTTTATAGCGGGAACTATTGCAGGGCGCTGAACCAGAACGTGCAGACCGCGACCAGTGCGGTCACGACAGCAGGGTTGTCCGGCGTGACGTACACAAGCGCTAGCGGTAGCGTAGCGGGCGCACAGGCGAACAACGTAAGCTACTCGGCTCAGAACTTGCAGGCTAATAATGTTAGCGCGAACGCGAACGACGCGGGGATCACAGTTCCGGGCTCACTGAGCGATCAGAAGTTCATTTCAGTTTCAGGTTTTGAAACAGAACAGTCCGAAGTGGTTGTTCTGTATCTTGTCGGCAAGAAAGCGGGAGCGCCTGTGCAGGTCGCAAAGACCGTGCACACGCTGCTACAGTGCGAAACTTGCGGCAGGACAAGTAAATCATCAGCGAAGTTCTGCAAAGAGTGCGGGACATCGCTGGAAAAAGTTTGAAGGCATCCAAAGGGTGCTTTTCATTAAAGCGTGGCGTTTGCGTGCTAGATTAAAAATCGAAGCGCAGCGTTCGCGTTCATAGGAGAAACACATGGGCGTTATTTCGCAGTATCAGATTAACACAGCGTTCCCCAGCACGGTTGGCGGAACGTCTGGCGTACTACAGTACTTCTTCAGCAATCCACCGCAATCTTTGTGGAACGTTGGAGTCTCAGGAGTAAATCCCCCAGTCCAATCTTCACAGTTGGGTATGGTCCCGTCAGCAACCAGCTCAATCGGCATGTTGCCTTTTGATGGTGATGGATTCAAACTACAGGGCAACCGTTTCACCTTGTTCGCTAGCGGTGTCGCATCAAACACCCTAGGAACACCGACAGTTACCCCGTTGATTCAGATCGTGACCCCGAACGCTACAACAGGTTCGATCTACAACAGTCCGGTTTACACAACCATCATCGCTGGCGTTCCCTCTTCAGCTATGGTAGCTGGTAACGCGGTCGCGTTCCAGATGAGTGCTAACTTGTACTTCGAGCCTCAGTCAGGAACACTATCCGGAACCCAAGAGTGGCAGATCGTACCTAAGCAGCCAGGAACCACTTACGTGCTGACACAGGTGACTGTCGCTGGAACCTCAACGACATACACTGGAACGATCACTGGTGGAGCCGCAAACGCTTACGCCGGACAGACGTTCTTGATCTCCGGTTTCGTGAACGCTGGAAACAACGTTTACGTAACGGTGACCGCGTCAACCGCTACAACCTTGGTTGTGACAACCACGACTCAGGTTAACGAAACACACGCGGGAGCTGCAACAGGTGGAGGCACGCCGGTAATTCAGCTTACCTCTCTCTTAACCGCAGTTCAGGGACTATCACCGAACACCCCACCGAGCCCGACCGCCCCGGGACAGATCACGAACGAGTATCTGTCAAATCCAGGGTTCGGGTTTGTCTGCGGAGTTACCTTCAGCACTGGAAATACAGGCAATAGCGCTTCCTTATATGAATTTAAGATGGCGCAATGGTAGGCCCTAATTCCTTTCTTTTCAGTAGTTTAGAAAGGATTTAGGTAACATTCTAGGATGAGACGGGGCGAAGCAAAAGAATTCGCCCCTCCTTCCAGAAAACCGTGTGAAAGCCACAACAGCCTCGTTACAGTCTTGGCAAATTTTATAGGAATCTTGTGAACGAAGATACAGCCCTTATTTTGTCGAACATGAGTGACATACGTAACGAACTCACCAAAGCTATCGGTGACCTGCACTCGGAGTTCGCTGGCTTTAAAGGTGGTATGGACGCTAGGGTAGATCAGATAGAAGCGGACCAAGAGAAGACCGAGAAGCGCCAGTGGATTCACTCTGTAGTAGTTACCGTGGGCACGGTCCTGCACCACGATCTAGGCGCTTGGCTTCACTGGAAGATATAATTCAAAAATAGCACTTGACAAGCAGACAGAAGTGTGCTAAACTATTTGTAGCTACAAGGATGGGGGTGCCTCAATCACCCCCTACTCTATTGAGGAGAGTAAACATGTATCATACTATAAAGGATTTGATAGGTAAAAGATTCGGTAAGTTATTAGTAGTTGCAGATTCTGGTGAGAGAAATAACCACAGAGAAGTAATTTGGTCGTGTTTATGCGATTGCGGGAAAGAGTGTAAGAAAACGTCCAGCACTCTTTCAGCGAATAAAAGTAGATCATGCGGCTGTAATCGGTCGGAGCCTAAGCCCAGCCTTCAAAAGAAGAGAATAGATGACGCGCCGCAACGTCAATCATTTACGCAATATCGTGTCGCCGCCAAAAGCAGAGGCTACACTTTCAATCTCACGCTAGAACAGTTTAAGAATATTTGTTCGTTAGATTGTTTTTATTGTGGTTCTTCTCCGTCAATGGTTAAGAGAACGAAATATGATTCTATATCTATGAACGGAGTAGATCGCAAAGACAACGTTTTAGGATATGAATCTAGTAATTGTGTTCCTTGTTGTGATATTTGTAATAGGATGAAACATACTCTGTCTGTAGAAGAGTTTGTTCAACACATCGAGAAGGTGTACCATTCCAGCCGTCAGTCAAAAACAAGCGATCATGATGCGTATCGCGGAACATCATCCGGAAGAGTTGTATGATCGTAATAAGGGTGCCGCTGAGATGACCCACTCTCAGTTGCACGATTTCGCGAAGACCCCCAATAAAGGGCTTCCTACATACGCACACGCCAGAGCAGCCCGGAAGAAAGAAAATGGCTAACGAATTCGGCGGACTGATGCCTAAGAAGGGCGAGAACACAGACATAATCAAGACCGTAGATACAACCCCTGTCCCGGATAAGCCAGCGCCCCCGAAGCCTCCCGCAGGCTGGGACAAGCTCTCATACGGGATAGCACGGGCCGCGAGGAAGTAAAGTTTGGGCCTATCTGAAAGAAGAACTGGTCTCCCTCGGGCTCTGACCAGCGCACGTCGGAACGATACGACATATCGGCCATGCTTGAATCGATATCTTACCTAAGCCACGCCAGAACCGTGGCCCAGAAGAGCATTTCAGATAAGTGAGCCTAGTATTTTTGAAAGACGTTTTTAATTAGGAGTTTCAAATGGCGGAAAAGAAAAAGCACCATAAGTACCACACGACCACAATTTCACACCACTCTGACGGCAGCCATACTACGCACCACGCCCACGAAGACGGCCCGCAACACGATAAGAAATACGCAACCGGGTCTCACGATGAAATGGTTGACGGCCTAATGGACGCGACTTCGCGCCCCAATCCAGGTGAGGCAGAAGCAGAAGCCGGACCTGCTCCAGCGGCGGCAGGACCGGCAGGTGCTGTAGCTGCACCAGCGGCGGTGTAATATGGCTGTTACAGGAAAAGACGCAGAGCTTCTTAAAGGTGGTAACGAGGAGAAGACTCCTGCGGAGCGGGCAGAGATTGCCAATCAAGCCCCCAATAAAGCGATATCCGAAGGTTCCGGCACGGTAGACGGAAAAAGTATCTGGAAAATGCGCGGCAGTATGAAAGATGGCGGCCCTGTTCATGAGACCGGAGCATATTTACTGCACGAGGGAGAGCATGTCGTCCCTAAGAAAGAGGCTAATATGGCTGGAGAGAAAAAACACAACGTGTCACTTTATAGAAGTATGCACCACCTCCGAAAAGGGGGCTTGCATCGTGCGCTAGGAATTTCAGAAGGCGAGAATATCCCGGCAGATAAGTTGGAAGTTCACGAAGGCGATTCAACACATATGAAACACATGAAGAACTTCGCGAAGACCATGAAGGGATTTAAGAAGTAATGGATATAAAATCCGTTCTATCCAAGTTGACGAATGACGCACATGTTCCAATTGCATTGGTCGTTTTCGCAGTTACTACAGGGTTCCATTTCTACACCGGCAAGGACCTCGGATCAGGATACGTGTCAAGTCTATACGCGTTTTATTCGTTCCTAGCAGGACATTTTGGATTCTCCCAGAAGTGGCCAGACAAAGACTCACAGTAGGTCCAATGGACGAGAAAGTCCTCAAACAAATAATCGGAAAATTAATGATGCAGGTTGAGGAAGAGAAGCGCCTACGCATTGAAGCGATACAGGCGCTAGTAAATCTTCCTCTGCTACAGCCATTTTCGGTTAAAACTCCCACGCAAGAGGAGATTGATAGACGTATACAGGAGCTATTGTAATGGCCGAAGAAACAAATGAAAAACCGAGCGGCCAGGTCGTCTGTTACGCGGTGAGGCACGGGCGAACAGTTGCAAACGAAGAAAATAAGTTCCGTGGTCAGATGAATATTCCGTTGGACGAAAATGGAAAGCAGGACGCGAAAGATGCGGCGGAATTTTTGAAAGATAAGACAATCGGTCAAGCGTGGACAAGTCCTTTGAGTCGCTCTAAGGATACAGCAAAAGTGATTTTGAAAGGTCGCGGAATTAAAGCGATCCCAGATGAAGGATTGTTGCCACTGGACTCCGGGAAGCTCTCCGGGAAGAGTAAAGAAAAGCACAGGTCTCAGATGGATTATTATGAGGCTAACCCTGATAAGACCATCCCTGGCGGAGAGTCCCTGGATGATTTACACGAGAGAGCTAGACGCCCGCTGCTTAAAGCCCTTCGAGTCGGTCTTCGTACTAAGAAACCTAGTCTTATTAGTGCTCACGCCAGTATTCTTCATGTTTTAGGTGAGCTGCTTCACGGAGATCACGAGGTGGCGCTTACCGAGCCCGGCGGAATTGTTGAAGTCTCTTTCGACGGAAAGAGATTTCACGCGAAGCCGATCTTCAAAGCAAAAGAAGAGACAAAAGAAACACAATACGCTTCATAATATTCCGGAGACAATATGCCTTTAGTCGGTCAGGCCAAGCAAGATTGGGAGTTCGTAAGCTATCGTGCGAAACGGCAGACCGAGTACTGGGCCCGCATTGTAGACGGTGACGTGACTCTGGCAAGGGAACTCGATCCAGAGATTCTTGCAGCCGCGCTGAGTCAAGATAAGCCGTTCCGTTCAGAGGGACTGACCCTGAAGGAACTGTGGATGCTCTATATTGGCGTGAATAAGCTAACCGAGGAAGAGGAACAGCGCGGAAAGAAAAAGAAGAAAGACCAGTCTATCGAGCCGATCAAGTCCCGAAGGATCGCTGGCATGCCGCTGTTGGATAAGAAGGGAGTTCCAACGGGCGAGTACGAATATGGTGTCCACTTTCACGATTCTGGATATCTGCACTTCGACCAGTGGCTATACGCACGAGATCAGGCCCGTAAGAACCTGTTGTGGTTGAATCGAGAAGTTCTCGGCAATACCCTTGTAATCGAGAGGGTTCATCAGCAGGTTTGCGATCAGTTTGTCTTCCCGAACTTTGATGGCGTGTACCGTCACGGATACACGATCCAGGAACTGACCGGCACTATCAAGAACTTGAATAGAGTTCCTAGAAAGTGGGACCTGGAATCTCGAAACTACGTTCCGAGGACCCAGACCGATATCGAGAACCCGGATAACTACGCTAAAATTTCCATGACCGAGGACGCTAGAGACTTTTTCAAGTCAACCATCGGTCGCGCTCACGTAATTCAGTTGATGCTGGCGATACCGGATGTCAGCATCATCATCTGTTGCGCGGATAACAACCTCGCTGAAATTTTCGTAACTGAAATCAAAAAGAAGTTCTTTCTCGGTGCAGGAGCAGACCCAGGTCCTATACATCTGCTATTTCCTGAGTACGTTCTACGCGGGGTTAAGGGAACGTCTAACGAGCCCCTTTGGACTCCGGCTCGTAGGCTAGAGCGAACATATCCTACCCTGTGGGCCGACTCAATCGAGTCCACACTGTCTGGTTTGCATTGCGATTTCTTCAACTTGGACGACGTGATCTCTAACACGAACTGTCAGACTCCGATCACCCGCGAAAAGATGAAGAACCATATCGATACTAACATGTCGGTGTGCGACACTTGGGGCTGGATCAACATAATTGGCACCAGATACTTTCCGGATGATTATTACGGGTATCTGGAGGCCATGTCGATAGAGAAGCCGGAAATTTACGGCATTAAGCTCTTCAAGAGAGCGGCCTGGTATGTAAAGCCAGAGTTCGCTCACATCGGGAATAAGAAAGTCAAGATGCTCGAAGAGCACATGGTCAACTTGACCTTCCCAGAGCACGCCGACTGGAAGTTCCTCCAGGGAAAGCTAAGAAACGAGTACACGTTCCGTTGTCAGTATCTGAACGAGCCCGTCTGGGGTTCGGATCAGATCGACATGCCCTTAGAGTTGTTGAAGGCCCACCTGATGAACCCGATGGAGTCCAATACTCTACAGGGCGAGATTTTTGTCATGGGCGATATGGCGAAGGAAGCCAAGAAGAACTCGGATTACTCTACCTTCGTCGCGATGAAGATTTACAGGAAGCGGGACCCGAACACACAGCAGCAAGACGGAACTGTCGCGGTTGTGATCCTTGAGGTCGTTTATGGCCGCTGGACACAGACCGAGACAGCATACCAGCTCGCACAAATTAACAGGAGATGGAACCCGCGTCGTATTCAAATAGAGAATACAGGCGGACTGGAGTCGTTCATCTCTTACGCCATACCCGAGGCGTTTAGAAAGACGGGCCAACCCTGGTACCACATATTTTGGGCACCAGTTGAGCAAGGCTACGACGCAAAAAGAAACAGAATAAAAGGTCTAGAGGTTCTTTTAAAAGCTGATCGACTTTATTTTGCTATGGGGCCCTGGAACGACGAAGCTTTCACACAGTTAAGTCAATACACTGGCGCGAAGAGCACCCGTTCTAGGAAGGATGATATACCGGACGCAATGTCATTTATCAGCCGGTATCTTCCCAGTAGTTCTCCAAAGTCCCCCGAGCAACAGCAGCAAGAGGTAGATCAGCAAGAGAAAGAGATGGGCGCAAAATTACTAAAGGCGCAGCACGACGCGATGTTCGGTCCGACGAGTTTTAATTACACTCCGCCAGCCGAGCCCGCACCAATATCTTCAAACCCTAGCGGTAACACCGGGCTAGTCGGACGTTTATTCGGCGGGAACGGGATGAGAGCATAACATGACGGAACCATTGAACCCGCATGCGGCTGAAACCCTTGAGAGAAGGGCAGTCGATACTGTGGGCGATATTACGTCAAAGGACATGCACAAGGATTCCGGCACCGGGACCTACATGTTCGATGACAGGGCCGCGCTAAAGTTAGTTTTAGATGACGCTTCACGCGCCGACAATTACATCAACATCAACCAGTGGGCGAGTTCGTGGCAAGACTCCGATATCATTTTGCAGAGTCCCCGCCAGTCTAGCGCGTTCGATGGTGGGAACGTATCTCAGGCGAACGTTCCGAAGTTTACCCTGTCGAACCACATCAGTTCGATTGTTCCAAAGATTATTGAGGGTCTCTTCTATGAGGACCCCCCGTTCTTGCTACGCCCGCGCCCGGGCACGAAGCAAGAGGTAACCCGTGCGAAGACCGCCTTGTTCTCCGCGCAACTGTGGGATATGCGGTTCAAGACCCAGGTCGAGCGCGGCACAGATCAGATGGCGCTGTTCGGGACCACTATATTCAAGTGGGGCTATCTAGAGAAGCCGGAGAAGGTTAAGAAGGCCCGTCGCAAGGCGGGACAGGCGATATTAGACACCTCGGTCTCTACCTCGCAGATCGATACTCCGGATTCGGACGACTTCGAAACATACATCGAAGAAGTTAAGATTTCTCGCCCGTGGTTTAAGTTCTGCGACATACGTACGGTCTTAGTGGACCCAGGCACCCGCGTCGGGGATATCCGAGAATCGAAGTGGGTAGTCTATCGCGATTACGCCACATATGACGATCTGAACAGCCTACGCGGTCTCTCGGGATACGATGTCCCGAGCGAAGAGGACTTGCAGGCGTTCTTCTTGTCCGGCCCGACAGTGAAGGCGGACAATATTACGATGACCATCCCGGAAGGTATGCGTGGCTACCTCCAGCACGCGCTCCCGCGTAGCTTTAAGACCAGCGCCGATCCGCAAGACTCTCCGATGGAGATTCTTGAGCGTTGGGATAAGCAGAAGGTCATTGTCGTACTCGCGTTCAACGGCAAGAATATATTGCTCCGAAACGAGCCGAACCCGTACGGAAAGATTCCGTTCTTTAGCGCAAACTGGAGAAATCTCCCGGACGCGTTCTACGGACAGGGCCTAGGACAGCTAATCGGTTCAGAGCAGATCGTTGAACAAGGCATCACGAACCTAGCGCTTGATCTACTTGCGTACGGCTTGCAGCCTACAGCCGTTCGTAAGAAGGGCTTCAACGTTCCGACACAGATGACCCGCTGGAAGCAGGGCGGTATTATTGATGTCGATGATGATGTCGATAAAGCGTTCAAGTTCCTGACGATGCCTCCGGTCCCCGGCGAAGCATGGCAATTTTTACAGCAGGCACAGCAGGCCGCAGCGACAACATCTGGCGCGAACGAAATAGTCGGCCAGGGCGGAACCACAGGCGGCGGGCGTGGAACAGGAATGCGTTCCGGTACCGGAGCGTCAGCCGTTATCCAGGCCAACGCGTCCCGTTTGGACGGTCCGAGCGCACGTTTGGTTGAGCAGGTATTCGTCCCTTGGTTGTATCAAATGGATGAACTTAATAATGAACTTCTTCCAACATCAGTCCTCCGTCGAGTTCTCGGCGAGGAGTTGGGGGAGGTCTATATGGGCGATCATATCGACTTCCGAAATGCGAAGTTCGAATATGAGGTCCTCGCTGGAGCGCACCTCGGAGCCAAGAAAGAGATGGCTCAAGCGTTACCAGTGATAATTCAGTTACTGAATAATCCTACATTTGTACAAAATGTAAATGACGGTCACTATCAATTTGACGCTGTGGCCATCTTTAAAGCCTTTACAGATGCCGCCGGTTGGAAATTTAGTCAATCGTTTCTTCGTCCTATGTCACCGGAAGAGATACAGAAGCATGAAGCAAATTCTCCCGCTGCTATGCAGGCTCAGCAATTAAAGGGCCAACAGGCGATGCAGGCTCAGAAATTCCAACAGGATCAACAGTTAGAAGATCAAAAGACCCTAGGTAAGGCAGGTGCTGAAGTTCTCAGATCAGCTACCGAGCATTCTCTGGGAATGGAACAAGCCGGACAACCCAGCGATAACGCTGAGTCGTTTGGTTCGACAACGACGGTATAAATTTCCCACAGCCTCATGAACTGTGGTATACTAATCAGGGGCGAGCCTAGTACTCGCCTCAGATTATCTTACTAGGAGATAAAATGAAAAATTTAATAGGTAAAGTATTCGGAAGACTTACAGTTGTAGAAAGACTTGAGAATCACGTCGCTCCATGCGGTCTTCAAATTGTAAAGTGGAGATGTTCCTGTTCTTGCGGTGAAACTACTGAGGTATCTTCTAATAGCCTTTCAACAGGGAAAGTAAAGTCTTGCGGGTGCCTCGCAAAAGAGATGGCGGCACAAAAAGGATTTTTAAACGCAACTCACGGTGGGTATTCTAAGAACCGCAGTCTAGAAGATCAGATTAAGTTTCAGGCCCTGATAAATATAAGGGAGAGATCGAAGCGCAGGGGCTATGAGTCTGATTTAGAGATGTGTGATCTACCGGGCCTAACTGATTCATGTCCTGTATTAGGTATTAAATACTCTAGAGGGTCCTTAAAAGATAAGAATTTTTCTCCGTCCATAGATCGAAAGAATACGAACCTACCGTATTTAAAGAAGTATAAAGATAATCTTGTATTTATTTCGCATCGAGCTAATAGGATTAAGTCCGATGCGACAATCGAAGAATTGCAAAAGATTTTGCAGTATCTTCAAAAGGAATGAGATGGCAAATAAACATCCGCTTTTAGCAAATGAGCTAACGCCAACAGAGCAGGTTTCGTTAGCCGCATTGAAGCAGTATCCTGGCTTTTCGGTGTTAGAAAAGCTATTAATGGAAGCATGTAAACGAGCCACAGAAGATGTTATTAAACTCGATCCCGTCGAGGAGGGCTATGAGCGGAAGCTCAAAGCACTTCAGTCCAGGGCTCGGGAACGCAATGAATTTTCTCTTCTAGTTTTGGGGTCGGTAGAGTGGCAGATAGCGATGGCCGCACCGGCAGAAAGAGAGGAAGAGCCGCAAGAAAATCGAATAGTAAAAGGAATGAAATAATGAGTGTAACCCAAGGAATAACCCCCGAAACTCTAACGTTTGATGAAATCAAACTGTGGAGCGGTCAGGAGATGAAAGATCAGATGCGCAGGTCTAACGAGATGCGCGAGGCGGTCTATAAGATCATCTCGTCTAGGTCTCTATCGGAAGTTGAGGCGGCGCAGACACAGATAGATCAGAACGCCCCTCCGGCAGAGATAGTACCGACCACCGATGAGGCAGCCGCAGCCGAACAACAGCGTTTGGCGGCAGAGGCCGAAGCACAGCGTGTCACGGCGCAGGAGACCGCACGCCAGGCCGCAGAGACCGCTGAAAACGAACAGTTACGTGTCGCCGGTATCACGGTTCAACGTGACCAGAACGGTAGTATTGTAAAATTGATTCAGGATTATCACGTACCCAGGGAAGACGGAACCCCTATCGGGCGACCGACGCACCTAGAGGCCCGAAGCTGGCCCGAACTGGTTGCAAAGCAGAAAGAGGCGCACAGTCAGGCGACGAGAGCGTTCGACCGCTTGAAGTCACAGAAGATTTCATTTAAAGATCAACAGCCTATCGTTCCGGCTCAACAATCGGATGCGGACTTACTCGCCGCTATGAAAGACCTGAGATCAGACGATCCTCAGAAGCAGCTCGACGCTCTCAGAAAGGTTCAGAAGGCCGAGGCGGATAAAGTTAACGCCGAGCAGGCTGAATTTAGACGCCAGGCAGATGTAAGTAAGCGGTTCTTGGCGAATCACAAACACGACTTTAATAACTGTAAGGCAAACATCGAAATGGTCAAGGAATATTTCGAGCAGAACCCGGAACTCGCGTGGACTGACGATAACCTTGAAATTTGCTTACACGCCTTGGAATCAAAGCTGGCTCCTGTCGAGCCAGTAGCGCCCGTAGCCCCGGCTAATCCGGCACCGGCGGTAGCGCCAGTAGTTCCGACAATAGCAACGCCAGCGGCAGTGCAGCCGCAGGTGATTGTTCCGGCACCAACAGCAGCCCCGGCTAATCCGGTGGTGATTGTTCCAAGGCCGGGAGTCAACGGCGGACTCGTACCAGGTGAGACTTCAGCGTCTCGCCCGGGACCAGCGAAACCGAAAGGACTCACAGCGGAAGAGATTAAATCGTGGGACGGCCCGACGATGCGAGCGAATATGCGTAATCCGCAGATGCGCCCGCAAATAGAACAGTTTTTCGCCGACCGTGCTCAAGGTAAAAGGTAAACCGCGCATCTAAAGCACACTGGAGGGCACTGCTATGGCAGGCTCACCAAATCCGTCAGCAGCAAATGTTGGGAATATATTGACGGCACAAAGTATCCTTTTCGATAAGGAACTTATTCCTAACCTCAATTAATGGGGTCACTTAGATTTTAAGTGAGAATCTTCTCTAATGGACTTGAACCCTGAGACGGGAACAAGGCGCAAGCGAAAGCAGCGTGAGAGACTAAACGAGAAGACCCGCTGACGGCGGGATGCGATAGTCCGCTCTAACAGGAAAAAGAACTGTTAGTTAACATAAGGCAAGGGAGAAACGGACGCGTTCCTCGTAGCGGCAGAGCGTAAAGTTCAGCCGTTGAACGCAGGTATCAACCGTCAGTTCTTCCAGTACAACACCCTAACCGGCGACACGACACAGGTCGGTGATGGCGTGGTAGGCGCACCAGAGTTCGTAGGACAGATTTCATCTCCCGCGCAAGTTGGAGAGTGGAACAACTACAGTAACTTCAGCAGCTTTGTTATCGCTTCAGCCTTGGACGATGTAGTTGGAAACAGCGCAATCGAACTAGGCTACCAAGCGGGACAGAGCATCTCTGAGTTGTACAGCGCGGTAGCCGATGCAGCAGGAGCGGCCAGCGTTGACACCCAGGTTAACCAGAGCGCGTTGCTAACTACCCCGTTCGTTCTCGATTTGGGAACGGTACGTGAGTTGAAGCAGCAGCTTGTTTCCAAGAACGTGTTGCCGAACCGTGGCGGCAAGTTCGCAGGGGTCGTTTCACCTAACGTCCTAGGCGATATCTTCAATGCAACGACAGTGAACAACTCAATCGTTGACTTGTGGAAGCTTGGCAACATCGACAAGTTCGACAAGATGGCAGGTTCGGACCAGAAGATGGATATCGAACTGCCAGGCACAAACATCGTGCTTCGTCAGACACCTTTCGTTACCACAACCGCGAACTACAGCGGCAGCGGTAAGATCGCGTATCGCACCTACGTCTTCGGCAACTACGCCTTGATCGGCGTGTGGCTAGAAGTCGGAGGCGACACCGACCTTCACGAAGGCGACTGGCGCACGATTGACTGTAAGGTTGTTGACAACGCTCCGGCGTCGTCATTCGACCCGACCGGAACAATCGGCGGATGGTGTTCCTAAATTATTGGGTCACTCGAAAGAGTGAGAATCTTCTCTGATTGACTTGGAAGCTGAGATGGCTGACAGGGCGGAAGCCGAAAGGTACCGTGAGAGACTAAGCGAGAAGACGCCGCAAGGCGATGCGATAGTCCGTTCTCATGAGAAAAAGAATCATGAGAGGTTAGCAGAAATGACTAACCTATTACTTAAAAGTAATATAACAAAAAGATAAGTTTCATCAAACAGTCTCATTGCCTCCCGCCAGGGGTGCCAATACCCAACGCATGCGTTGGATTGATAGTGTCCCGGCTATTCAGTAGGCAATAACTAGATAGTTAACACTATTTAGAAACAATTTCCCACGACCTCATGAATCGTGGTATACTAATCAGGGGTAGAGCCTAGAACTCTACCCCAGATTATCTTTCTAGGAGATTAAAATGTTAACAGAGAAGCAAAAAGAAGCAGATAAGAATTTTCGTCAGCGTCATCCCGAAAAGATGATGGCGAAAGACAAGAAGCGCTACGAAGAAAATAGAGAATCGGAACTCGCTCGTAACAAGGCGTATTATCCGACATATTACGAAAAGAATAAAGAAGAGATTAAATTTCGTCGTAGATGCTACATGCACGGTTGTACGTTTGAGTGGCTAGAAAGCAAACTTAAAGAACAAGATAACCGATGTGCAATTTGTAAAAAGATTTTTGAAAAGACCCCTCACATAGATCACGACCACAATTGCTGCCCTTCGAACAAACGTTTTACATGCGGCAATTGCAATCGTGATCTGTTGTGTGATGATTGTAATTTAGGGCTAGGTCGGTTTAAAGACGATCAAATCATATTACTTTCAGCAATGGAGTATTTGAAGAAGCATCAAAAAGATTCAGGTCAGAGTCAAAAAGGATAGGTGATGGTAATGGAAGTAAATAACCCATCAAATTTGCCACTGCAAAATCTGCCTAATGCTTGGGAAGCAAGGCATGATATCAAGGTCACTCAGGAAACAATTAAGAACATCCTGAAGGACGGTATACCCGCGTGGTATAAGTGGCCGAAGGACTATAAACAATTCGCACGCGAATCGTATCTTGCTGACAAAGAAGTCAGTGAAAAGATGACAGTCCGGTATCGCATGGAAGATCAAGAGAGCCTCCTAAATGAGGTGGCGCGAAGGGTCAATCCTATGAGCACTAGAGACTTCATTCAAAGATTGCGAGACGCGGGAGTGAAGTGTTATACGATTGAGCTTGGCTACCCACCACAGACAGTCGGACTATGGGCCTTCAAACCAGGAACGGATCGTGTCATACCTGTCTGTTATTGCCAAATTCCAGCACAAGTAGAATGGTCTGTTCTGAGACTTGACAAACGCGGATTGCCTGCTGGCGAGTCCTTTCGCGGATGGAGAACAGTCTTATCTCAGTTGATTTTGAAAGGAATAGTCTCGGAGGAAAAAGCTCACGAGATTTTTGGCCGTCCAGTGGACGGGCCTGTAAGTCGAAGGTATCGTCAAACTATGTTTTGGTTTCGCAATCGGCGAGAACTGACAGATGACTTTACTTTGACGGACCAGGAGTAGTAAAAGGCAGTTTTCCCGCCTATTCAAACCTATCCGGGGTTAACCGGCAATCCCGACAATAGTCCCGACACTTTGTCGGGATTTTTATTGGGCAAGAGAATCAGATGACAGAACATAACCAGTCTGGACAGGGCACACCTGCTCCAGCGCCTGTAGTACCAAGTGACGCAGCAACACTCCAGATGCTAGTTCAGCTTTTACTGGCCGAGCGCCAGGAGGCTCTGCTAGAGAGGCAAGAGAAGAAGCAGACACAGGAACTTCGCGATAAGCAACGCCGCATTAACGCTGATTACAACGTGGCCGAGAAAAATAAAGCTCAGTCTCTGTGTACTCATCAAAAGGGCGGCAAGCATCCGACTCCCGGTGTCTTGAATTACGCGGTATATCATCACACGTTTACAGACCAGACAGTTTATATCCGTTGTCAGATTTGCGGCATGAGATGGCGCAAGCTTGACACGACTGAATTTTTGGTCCGTAAGGGTGAGAAGGTTCCTAATCACACCGGAATCGGTTGGACAGAAGCGTATAAGATGCTCGCCCATACCACGAATACCCCGACCTCATCAGAGGTTCTGATGGCTACTCAATCTCTCTCCGCAGATACGGCTCAATTAGCTTAGTCTAGAAATTATCTGGTCCGGCGGATTACATACTCGATTCCGAGACAAATCGAGTTCTTTTATTTAAGGAGACGACCCTGTTATACCATTCCTAATCACTTCAAGACTATAGATACGGGTCTTGAGGACCCGCCTTTCTGTAGTCGGACTGTATAACGACTACTCCCATGAATTCTCAAAGCTTGACGACTTTGCAAAACATGCTAGACAGGGTGCGCTCTTTCGGTGATATCCAGCCCACCTTACACGAGGTCAGCGGATACCAGCCCGAACCCTTTGTTACCATCTGCACCGATGTTTACTCTGATATCGTTGGCGTGCCGTTTCCGCACAAGTGGAACGAGATCAAGCTGCCCGTGTTCTACAGCAACTCCTGGCAGCAGGACTACGCGCTACTCAATCCCGACCAAAGTTCGGTATATAACGTCGAGTGGCTAGAGCGCGGGATCGTTGTCGATATGACCAGCACCGCTATCCCGAGAGCCTGGGGATATGTCGAGTGCGGTCGTCAACTGACCCAGGCGACCGGAACATTCATTCAAGTTAGCACATGGCGCAACCCTACGTTCCTAGCGAACTGGTTCCCGAACTATATGTTGTACTATGGGACCTGGGGCGCTGGAAATACCGCGAACCCGACGACCGGAAACAACCCGGGACCGGGATCGATCTACACGGCTCCGCTAAACGCTATCGCGAACTCGCAGCCGAATAACCCGATCAACCAGATCATCGATCCGAACGGAAACCTTCAAGTTGTGACCACCTACGGTACCTGCGGCAATGTAGCGCCTAACTGGCCCCCGGCTGGCACCGCCCCGGGAACAAATACCCCGGACGGTTCAACTATCTGGACCGTCGTAGACCCGAACGGCGTCGGTATCCGTATCCTACCTGTGCCATCGCAGACCGGGGCTGTATTCCAGTTTAACTTGATCGCGCAGAAGCCAGCGATACGCTTTACGAGCTTAGACCAGACCTTGGACCCGTTCCCGGATAAGTACGAGTCTTACTTCCGCCAAGGTATCATCGCGCAGTGCTACCGCTATAGTTCGCTCGCGACGGTCCAGGCGAAGTTCGAGAAGAACTATCAGATATGGCTCAAGAGCTTGAACGATCTCCGCGCTATGGAAGATCGTGAACTCGAAGAGAACCGATTCGTGCCCGAGCAGGGAGTTATGGACAGGGGCGGCGGTGGCTCAATCGGTGCAGGCTGGAGAGGAGCTGCGTATCCGTTCCCAGGCCCAGGACAGAACTGGTAATTAAATTATGCCAAATTCTTTGCAAGATACAAAAAACTACATCGAGCCGTTCTGCCGATATATGCCTTCGAACGTGGGCACGAGCAATATGCCCCTCATCGGACTCGCGAATATCGTCAGAAACATAATTTTGGCTGCGCCCTTCACTTGGGCCTTTAACCGCAACAACGATGATAGCATCACTACGGTTCAAGGTACTCAGGACTACGCGACAAGTATCACGGACTTTGGTTTTCTAGAGAAGACCACGGTCAAGGACACCGACGGTAAGCTTTGGGAGCTAGAAGACGTTCTGAACAATATATCCCTAGGGAAGTCCACCACTCAGGCCCGTCCGGAGGCAATTGCGGTTGAGGGCTTCGGTGCTACCCCGACAATGCCGACAATGCTGAACACTATTAAAACTAGTTTCAGTACGCCGGTTTTTATGAATCAGCCCTCGATTAGTTTCACCGTGCCGCAGACAGTTATTGCTGGCGACACCCTAGCATTTGCGGTAGAGTTGAGTAACGGTGTCGGTGCTCCCGCTAGCGTTACGGATAGTTTGGGAAATATAATTACTTTAATCTCGTCACAGAGCGCCACCGCCCCCGGAACAGATTCAGTTGCAACAGAACTAGGCGTGGCATCAGCGTACGCTATCCTCGCGGCTGCGGGCATATCAAACACGGGCTCTACCCTAATCGCAGGCGGCAACATCGGGTCCTTCCCGACCGCGACTGAGACCGGGTTTACCTCCGCCAACTTCATCCCTCCAGCGGCAATCGACAACACTGACGCTTCGGCAGCGCTGTCAGCCGCGCTTACCGCGTATAACTTTTACAGTGCCCTTAGCTTCACATCGTTGAGCGGCTCTTCTGCAAATTTGAGTGTCTTAGGTAACGGCGCGACCGCCAGCACTTATATCCCGGGTAACTACTCTGCGGGCTCTAGTATGGATATCCCGACGAGTATCACCTTAGATGCCCAGGGCAACTCGAACGCTTTATTCGTCTTCAAGGCGGGGAGCACGTTGACACTCGAAAGCGGGGCGTCTATCCTCTTGGCTAACGGCGCTAAGGCCGCGAACGTAGTTTGGGTCGTAGGCAGCTCTGCTACCACTGTTGGAACTACCGGAGTATTTAATGGCAACATTCTAGCCAACACAAGCATTACGATTGGGGGCGGGACGTTTAACGGTCGCGCCCTAGCGGGAATCGTAACCAGCTCTGGGGCGGTCGTTATATCAACCGCTGTGGCTATGGCGGTTGCTACAGTTCCTTCAGCAGTTGATAACCATCAATTTCTCGTATACAACATGCCGGTTACGGTGTCCGGAATCAGCACTATTACCATTACCGCGCCAGCATCAAGCGGAGCATCTCTACCACTGACTCAGGTATCGGTCTCCGGAACTACGGTCGCGTACACAGGAACAATCACCGGAGGGGCTTCGAATGCTTTTGTAGGTCAGACATTTACAATGTCCGGCTTTACGAATCCCGGAAATAATGTCTCAATGATTATTACCGGATCGACCGCGACAACCCTGGTCGGTACAACTACGACTCAGGTTAACGAACTGCACTCTGAGATCGCAGCATTTTCTTTGACGTTAACACAGGTCGCGGTTGCCGGACCAACAGTTACATATACCGGAACGATAAATGGCGGAGCCTCAAACGGTTTCGTAGGACAGACGTTCGCTATCTTTGGCTTTACTAACTCAGGTAATAACGTTTCGCTCTTGGTCACATCTTCAACTTCAACTACACTCGTCGGCACAACAACGACCCAGATCAACGAGGTACACTCCGCGCTCGCTCAGATCACACCAGCGCTATCGCTATCCCAGGTATCTGTATCTGGAACAACGACCACATACACAGGAAATATAACCGGGGGAGCGTCAAATAGTTTCGCTGGCCAGGTGTTTACAATCTCTGGTTTTACAAATCCAGGAAACAACCTCGTGCTTACGGCCACCGGATCGACCGCGACAACCCTGACGGCTACGACTACAACCCAGGTTAACGAGTCACACGTTCAGACAGCATCGTCACCTTTAAACGCTAGAAACTTTCTTGTTGAGGGAGTTTTACTGACCGGAGTCGGGCCTATTCAACTTACATCTTACTTCTTTTCGAACCCGGTAAATAACCAGGGCGTTTCGCAAACGTGGACATCGGAGCCTCTGACAACTATACAACCGAACGAGCTGCTGTTAGCGTTCACAACAGCGTACGCTCCGCCATCTTCGGTTACCGACACGTTCAGCGTTCTACAGTCTGGCATTATAACAGATTCGACTTCGGCCAACGTTCAATTGAGCACGGCGGCCTTCATGGCTCCTACGGTCGGGGTGTATAACTCTCACTGGACTCAGGCGTCGTCAGCGCCGTGGCAGGCGGTGTTAGTGGGATACCCAGGTCTCCCAGGTCTCGGTAACTTATCTCCTGTATTCAGGTTCTCAGCCGTTCCTAATAAGGCGTACCCGGTGGATTTGATCTACCAGAAGAAGCCTCTCCAATTTGTGGTATTGACGGACCCGTGGGCCCCGATCCCAGATTCGTTCTCAGATGTGTATAACAATCTGTGCCTTGGGTACTATATGGAATCGTGTCAAGACCCTCGGGCACCTCAGTATATAGCTCGCGGAATAGCAGGATTGCTGTCTCGTTCACAAGGCTTGACCCAGATGGATAAAGCATTATTTGCTGCGAGCTACTTGAACTTCAGCGCTCAACAGATGCTAGAGATGATGAAGCCACAGCAGTCGATCCAAGCTCAGGCGTCAAGATAATGTTCATCGTTCCCAACACAGAGTTTAGATATCTGCTCTTCGGAAATGTCAGTCCGATTAACCCGTGCACTCTGTTCGCGGGCTCTCAGCTACAGATTTTCTCTTATCCATTTATACAGGAGTGGAGAGAAGGTAGAGCAGACGATTGGGGCAGGCTAGGCCGTGAATTGCTCCCTAGGCAGCTATTGGTTGCCCCAGGACCGGGAACATTCTTCAATCCCGCGTACGCGGTCGCTTCCGGGACGGTATCTCTACCGCCAGCGGTTGATCCGGCTACCGTTCTGATAACGATATACCAGAACAGCTTCGCTTTAGTAGGCGGGGTCGCTCAGAAACAAAGTATCGCTCTAGGTTCAACGAACGTCTTAGTGACAGCGGGGGGCTGCGTGAACTGGGAGTTAGTAGTCGGAGCACAAACTAGTCTTACAGGTGGTCCCGGTTTCAGCCAGCAGGCACAGTTAAGTATCGGGGTGGTACTGTATTACCCGACAACCAGCACCCCGGAAGTACAGTTGACGCAGTTTGAATTTCAGAGTTAATAAGGAAGGATATGTCTCCAGGTTTACTTGAGTCCGCAGGGGCGCAACCTAAAAACCCCAGCAAAGGAAAACCCGTACACGTTGCCCGCATGGAGGTCGGCCTCTACACCAACCGATCCCCTCTGCATGATTCTGCGACCACTATCCTTTCTAGATTCTACGGTGGAAATCCTGACTCACTAATTGATGGCAGCAATATGGAAGTAACCAACCAGTTGACCTTGGCTAGGCGACCCGGTTTGTCTAAGTGGTCTTCGATTGCTGTCCCTGACGCTCCGAACTGGTTTTACGATTGGCGCACACTAGACTGCGGTATCAAGGTCATCGTGGATACCCCGACCGCATCATATATCCAGACTCCGACCACCCAGACTCAAATCTTCACGAAGTCTCTCGGGGCGGGTCAGGGCTATTACCAGGGCGTAGCAGATATACTTTACTACGGAGACGGGATAGACCTTCAAAAGATCGTCATGATGTCCCCGGGCTGCGTGCCGACCGGACCGTTTAACTTTGGAACTGCGGCTCCGACAATCGGTCCGACGATGACAGTAACCCCGAGCGCCTCGGCCACGGTCGCGTGGCAGGCCAACACCGTATTCTCAACGATGGGCTTGCTTGTCGATTCCAACGGTAATATCGAGCAACTGATCGGTGTAAACGCGAACCCGGTGAACGCCCCGAACGCTACACAGTTCGGCACGAGCGGAAACGGACAGCCAGCGTGGAACCAAACCCCGGGCGGATTGACATTAGACAACGGGTGGGATTGGACTAACTGGGGCCCGATAGTCCTATGGTCCGCGAACACAGTATACAACAACATATCCGTTGGCGGAACTTTAGCCAACCCGTGCATCATTTACGACGCCGCGACAAAGTGCTGCTTCACAAACACAAATCCCGGCGGCGCTCAAGGCACGAGCGGAAGTTTTAGACCTAATTTCAATCCCGCCTCTGGCGCTATTACATTTGATCCGAACGGCTCTAACGCGCCTCCGGGAGTTAAGTGGGTCAGCCTCGGGGGAGTTCCCCAGACTTGGATACCGAGTCACCTTTATCACACACGCGCTGCGGACTTCCTAGGTCAAGTTGTAGAGCCCGTAGGTTTGACGAGCGGCTTTCCATCGAACCAGACGATATATTATCAGGTGAACCAGACAGGCTCTAACCAGACATCAGGCGCTGGCGGAGCGGGTCCGTCGTGGTCAACTCTTCCAGGGACACAGACCAACGATAATCAACTTCTGTGGTTGAACTTAGGCTCTAGCGTTCGTTTAATAAATACCGGGTATACCGCGTGGACCGCTCAAGGTTCGGTGTTTTCCGTAATTGTGGACTCGAACAATAACTATCAGGTCTGCGTTACGAGCGGAGTCTCATCTTCGACCGCGACCGGCGCGGTACCGTGGGCGACCTTATACGGTCAGCAGACGAACGACGGGACCGTCACTTGGGTCTGCGTCGGCGCTAAGATGGTTTGGGCCGCGAACACGATCTGGTATCTCCCGACAGTCGGTTGGTTTCCCCCGAGCGGATCAGTTTCGTTCGGCGGTGCGCTGATTATCGATAGCAACAATAACGAACAAGCTGTCGTTATCTCCGGTAAATCTGGAGCGGTGCATCCTGTATGGGCGACAACCCCGGTTGGCGCGTTGACCGTAGACAACGCAGCTACCTGGCAGTTGATAGGTCCTGCGGTAACTATGGGCTTTGCGATAACGAAGGGCGTGAGTTTCGCGTACAGTTACGAGAGCCGAACCGCCTGCGATCCTTATAATTACGCTGTAGGTTCAGTGATCGCCGCGTGCCCGAATACCACCTGGCTAGGTGCGCCCCCGGACTGGCCGTCTCCATTAGGAGCGCCAACGGGATCAGAGACCGGGCATATCTCTACTGCGTCACCTTTGACTACGATTACCGGCCCGACCCCTTCATCTGTCGTGACCCTGGTAATCCCAGGATCGCCCGATCCACAGATAGATACAATAGTGATCTGGGCCACTCAAGACGGCGGTAGCACTCTGTTCTTTTTAACTGAAGTTCCTAATACCCCACCTATTGGCGGGGTTCAACAGTACCAGACTGTCGTGATTAACGAGTCTCCGTTTACGGGACCAGGTGCGGTCAACCCATTTATCACAGCGCCCATTAACGGCCAGAATAACCCGCCCCCTGCGGGATTCAAGCCGATGGCGTATCATTTTGAGCGTATCTGGGGCGCGGTTGGAAACTTTGTGTTCGCGTCCGGCGGCCCGGATGTATTGTCAGGAAATCCTAACGAGTCATTTAATCCGCTTGACTTCTTCGAATTTCCAGAGCCCGTGACACGTATCGTGCCTACAGCGACAGGTATCTTGGTCTTTTTGACTTCGGATATCTACGCTATTTTAGGCGGACCTGCGTTCAGCACTTTTTTCCCGACGCCGATGGTGCCGGGGGTAGGCCTCCTGCACTACAATGCTTTGGATGTTCACGGCGCGGTAATTTATATGTTCACCGCCGACGCTCAGTTTATTTCTTTAGACCCGAGTGGCGGTGCGCAGAGAATGGGCGGCCCGATAGCGGATCGACTTCAGAACTTTAGTCCTCTGACAACGTACGTATCGGTCCATGAAAACGGAAATGATAACTCGATTTTTATTTCGGACGGCGCTACAGGATGGTACCGTTTGAACCCGTCACAATTTCCAAATGGAAATTCTGTATGGAGCCCGTTTGCAACGATTACAAACGGCGCTAAAGCCGTACTGTCTATCGAAGTATCGCCGGGTGTGCACCGCCTGCTCGTCGGTGGAACAGGACCTAACGAGTTCATCTTGCAGCGTGATTTTTCAACTTATGAAGACAATAGTATCCCATATACTTGTAATTTTACTATGGGGAGCATTTCTCTTGTAAATCCCGGGCAAATATGCGGACTAACGTTTATGAATCTCCGCGCAACCAAAGTAGGAACAGCGCCAACGGCTGCGTTCTTGTTAAATGAAATTAGCGGAAATTTCACAACGTTTCCAGAATCACAAAACTATCCTTGGCAAATTTGGGGTGCTACACTAGCTCCGACTAGTCTTTACAGTTCGGCATATTATTTTCGTGCCGCCGGAGTTCCCGCGCTTTGCGAGCACATGCAGGTGAAAGTTTCGTTTCCGGCAGAAAATTTCGCTAATGAGGTGCTTTCGCTCACTCTATTTGGAGTTCTGGAGCAATCTCCGGAAATTTAAAATAAGTCTTGACAGCGTTAATTTTATGTGATACAATAAAGATATGATTGGCACACTTTACAGATATCCTCATCCTTGCGATTTGACTAGATTTATCTATGTCGGACAAGGGCCTAAACGCGATGTCGAACATCGGTCGGGTCGGAGTGTCTTCGGACGAAATTTCAAGAAGTTATTTCCCGGCGTAGAACTTCCGCAACCTGTTAGAGAACAAATTGAAGTCTCCGATCATATTCAGCTCAATGAAGAAGAAACAATTTGGATGTTCCGCTTTCATACTTGGCGCGGATATCCTGGCGGAATGAATCTATTGATCCCCGGCTCGCAAGACTATAAAAGAATTGGGAAAATCAGGGGACTCTTAACAGCGTCTATTCCGGGGCACACGGCAAGAGCGGGCCGAATCGGCGGTTCTATTGCCGGGCCGTCTAACGGAAGAAAACTATTAGAGAGAAAGCGAGGGCTTTTCGGTCGAACAAAAGAAAAGATAATAGAAGATGCTCGCAAGGGCGGTCTTGTTGGCGGTTTAACTGCTGGAAAAATTGCTAGAGATTCTGGTCAGCTAGCCGCACTACGTACCCCAGAGCATCAGCGAGAAGCGGGTCGTAAAAGTGCGGCAAGACTCGGCGGCATGCCTAAAAATGGATTACACGTTCGCTGGCATGTTAAAAGAAATAAACCAAATTTAAAATGTAATTTTTGTAGAGAGGAAATAGGTGCCATTAAGTGACTTTTATCCTGATTTGAAAGGGTGGACGCCAGTTACACCATCCGCGCCATCTGCGCCCCCTTCAAATAGCAGTTCATCGGGGCCATCTCAGCTACCACCTAGTTCAGATACTCCATCTTCACCGTACTTGCGCACTAGTCTTCCCCTTCCGTTACAGTATAGCCCGGATACATTACGACAAAGTAATCGCCCGGGTCTTTCCGGTTTTCGTATCGCACCTCTGCCTCCTGGTGGGGTCGCAGCGATCAACGCCGCATCAACTTCGGTTGTTAACAATTCGATAACAGAGTTCGCGGCCTCATCAGGCGCAGCAGGACCAAACGGAAGCGTACAATTTAATAACGCCGGGCCACTCGGCGGAGTTAGCCAGTTTAATTGGAATAACGCCACCAGTACCTTGGGAATTACTGGCAGTTTAACTTTGTCTACTCCTCTCGGGGTCACATACGGCGGAACCGGATCGAATCTCTCTGCGACCGGAGGAGCGAACGAAGTTGTCCAGCAGTCCACTGTGGGCGGTCCGTTCACGGTCGGACAGTTATCGTTTACTAACATATCAGGAATTTTGTCTGTCGCGTCCGGCGGAACGGGAACGGCGACGCCCGCGCTTGTAGCGGGCATGGATATCACGATCACTGGACCCTGGCCCGATCAGACTGTCGCGGTTAAGACTCAGGCTGGGGTCACCCCGGGCTCTTATATAAATTCTAATATAACAGTTGATTCTAGCGGGATCATAACTGCTATCTCAAGCGGCTCGGGCGCGACTGGTAGCACGGTCGCGGCTGTGAACGCGGTAGTTCAATCAGCGGCTATCAGCACCACCCCATTGTACACAGTTCCAGCTTCGCCAGCGGGCGGATCGAACTTCATGCTGTCCTGGAACGCGAAGACTACTACAGCCGCAGGAAGCACATCGACCCTCGGACCCCTTCAGTTAACTTTTACGAGTCCTGACGGTGTTACATTTACCGCTCAGAACTTGCAATATACGATTTGGCCCGGCGGCGTAGCAATCGACTTGTCCGGAAATACTTTCAATACAACAACTGATTTGTCGATGGGTATCCCGATTCTTATAAACGTTCAAGCGGGATCAACGATCAGCTACGCCTTTGGGTACGCCTCTAGCGGCGTGCCGTCTATGGTTTACGATCTTCACGTTCGTCTTGTATTAGTATAAAGGTAAAATTATGAGTTTAATTCCTACTAAGGAAAGCGTAATCGGGACATTTATTAACCCGCGTCGTGCGACCAACGACTTTTTGCAACTGCAAGATAGCCAGGGAGGTACGATTTTCGGATGGGTGGATAGTGACGGCCACTTGCAGGGGAGTCTTCTGTCCGGCATAACTGGAATCGGTGGTAGTATCGCGAGCGGTCAAATCGCTGTCGGGTCCGGTGTAAATGTTATTTCAGGAAGCGCTGCGCTGACTTTTTCTGGTGGAAGTCTCATAGTTAATGCTACTAATTCTATAAGTCTTAACAATTCAGGCGCAAATGGCACAAGCATCTCGGATTCAGGTGGCGGCGGTTTAAATGTTCTAACTAGCGGTGGCGGAAGTTTTAATCAAATAATTAATACAGGCACTGGTGGTACAACTATCGAAGATGCTGGAGGCGGTGGATTAACTGTCGAGACTCCTACTGCATTTTTGACTCTGACGCAGGGCTTGGGAACAACTCTACGAGATACAAGTAATACCGGAATTATAATTGATGCATCTCACTTGGGTGGTGTTCTATCTATTAACCCGAGCGGACAACCTATCACGATTGGCGGAACTATTGTCAGCAACATAGTTCTAACCGGAAACTTTACTGAAACAGGCGTCATGACGGTTACCGGCCCGGCTACGGCGGGTACGGTACCCGGAAATTTTGTATCTACAGGCCACGGGCCAACGAACGTATTAGACGCGGTTTTGGCTATCTCCAACTCAGGCGGGGGTGCAACCGCATACATAGGCCGAAGTGCAACTGGTGTTTTCTTTATTACCAATGACGGCGCGGCCATCCCTAACCATGGGTATTTTCAATTTAATAGTGCAGGTGATGTACAGCTATTAGCTGGCGCTAATGGCGCGGCGCTTGCCATGAATACGAGTGCGGGGGCGTTTCCTGCGGGCTCTGTGGTCTGGGGCATGCCTGATACAGGGGTTGGATTCGCGGTATTTCATATGTCGGGCGGCCCGAACAACGCAGCGTGGCAGTGGCAAACTGACACAGGCTTGATGACCTTTGCAGGCGCTACATCAGGTACCGCTTCAATGGGCGTAGCCGCCGTAGCGGGAACTCCGAATCCAATACTATTGCCCACGAGTACAGGAACTTCCGGACAGGTCCTTACTACCGACGGCGCAAACCCCCAACAAACTAGCTGGACCGGCGGCGGCACGGGTACCTCTGGTACTGTAACCGGCACCATCGCGTCCGGCACGGCGGTATTAGGAACCGCGCTTATCGCGTCCGGCGCGAAGGCGACGACGGTCACGGTCGCGGGATCGGGTATTCTGGCAACAGATAATGTCATGGCAGACTTCAGCGTCGATCCGACCTCGACAACAGGGTATGCACCGTCTGCGAACGGTATGTTAACGATCATAAAATTTTGTACAGCAGGCAATGTAAATTTCATAGTTGTGAATAACACAGGTGCTTCTATAACTCCTGGCGCAGTGACTTTGAACTGGCGTGTGGTGAGATAATGACAGGCAGCCGCGTATTCGATGGAACGAACTCTATCCGTACTCCAGCTAGCAGTGTTTATAATAGTCTATCGCAGGAGACGATTGCGTTCTGGGTCTTTCCAACCGATTTAACAAATCAAAGTGTCGCTCTCGTTAAAGACCCGAACACGCTATCGCCATTAGGCCCGGTTCTGCAATTGCAGGGCGGCCAAATTTCGGTATTCTTAAATGATGGTGGTGCGGGCTCTGTCTCCTCAACCACGATACCAACTAGCTCTTGGAGCTACATTTTGGTAACTATTAATTATTCGCTAGCGCCCGCGAATACCGTTCGTATATACAAAAACGGTATTGAAGTATCTTATAGTAGCACGAACACTGGCGGCTCTGGAACTCCAAGTGACGACAGTGGTGATGGCTTTTGGATCGCTGGTGCTGCCTTTACGTTTGGCACGGGACAGGGGCTCGTTGGCAGTATGGCCGAACTTGCTGTTTGGAACACAGTCTTATCTGGTGCGCAGATCACCGCTGCCGCTGCTAGTACAACCGGAATCGCCAGCATTCAGTCCGCTAACTTAGTCGGGTACTGGCACCTGTGCGGGTTAACAAACCCGGAACTCGATGCGACAGCAAACGGGAACAACGGAGCTTTGGTTCCCGGGCCGTCAACAGCATTTGACACATTTACAACTAATACTGGGCACAGCGCTCTCGCGACCGTAACAGGTACACCGTCAGCGACTAACGAGTGGGTTTTGTCTATAACTGAACCGGCAAATCCGTCGCCATCTTTCAACGCGGGATGGCTGTTAGTGAACGATGCAGGTCCGGTGGCCGCGCAAGAGTTCTTGACTACGACATCCCCGACCACCTTTGACAGCACCTTATCGTCTACGGCGGACTGGGCGTCAGACTTAACTTTCTTTAATAAGCCTCCGGTTCTCCTTCAAGTGATTACCGGGTCTAGCAGCTTCCCGACTACTACGTTATCTAGCAGTACGATAGCGGTCGCGGTCGGCGGGACAGCGAATCCGATCACCGCTCTGTCTGTCACGGATACAAAGAGCAACACATACGTTCAACAGGGCTTTACTAGGTTGAATAATACGTACGCGGCCCTATTTATAGCTCAATCCCCGACGACACCGCTGGTCGGGGGAACTGACACCGTGACCGTTCACTACACCGGCGGGAGCGCGGAGACAAAGACCTTATTGGAGTTGAACTGGTCCGATCCTCCGCTAGCGGGAGTAGCCTCCCCCGGCTACGCGGGCTGCGGGGTGGTCAGTACGTTTGTTCCCCAAGCGGGCGCGTTCTTAGTAGGTTTTTAAATGATAAAATTATCGCCGTCAACCGAACAGGACATCGAGCGTTTGACTGCGTGGATCAAATCTGATCCGTATCACAAAGACTGCTTAAATCCGATTTGGTGGTTAACCGGGGTAGAGGGAAGTCTTCTTTCATTTCGTTTGGACGACGATCATGGCCCCTTATGTTACGTGCGTTTAGATCAGGATATCTTAACTGGCTTGATCCGCTTGCACACTCAGTTCGCTCCACGGCAAGATGTGTCTAAGCTTCGGTTAGTGAGAGGGATGTTGAAGTGCGTTCCTATCGTAGAGAAATTTTCCAGAGAACAAAAAGCAAGCGGGATCGTCTTTCAATCAACTAGTCCTCTATTGATTGATTTTATGAAGAAAAAATTTGAATTTCAGCCAGCAGGCGGTGACGATTATCTGTTTCCGCTCCAGGCAGGTGTATAGATGTGTGGCTCATCAGCACAGCAGAATCAGTTAGCATCGCAGGAAGCAAGCTTCTCTTCATTACTTAGCGCAAACTACGCCCAGAACTTCGGTGCGCAAAGTCAGACTCTTCAGAACTTGACGAATCAATTTACCCCGATAGCAGAGGCCGGACCGGATCAGCAAGGAATGGGTCCGCAGCAACTTGCCGCCCTCAACACGCAGGCCACTGAAGGCGTCGGTCAAAACTACGCGAACGCCTCTCGTGCGCTAAACACGCAACTTTCATCGCAGGGGGGAGGGAACGAATATTTACCCACCGGAGCGGCAGCTTCATTGAAAGGTAATTTGGCGTCATCGGCAGCAAATCAGTTATCTAGCGAACAGCTAGCGATCACAAATCAAAATTATAATCTAGGACGCAGTAACTGGCAGAACGCGACTTCAGGATTAAACGCACTCGCAGGTGAGTATAACCCGAACGCGATTGCGGGGCAGGCGTCCGGCGCAAATCAGTCAGCCGCCGGTCAAGCGAAAGAAATTAACCAGGAAAACAACCAGTGGCAAGGCGAACTTGCGGGAGTTATCACGGGCGGTATAAGCGCTCTATCCGGCGGATTGGGCAATCTCGACACAACAGGAAGTTCGACCGGCGGCGAGCAGGCGCTGAACTTCCTTGGCGGAATATAAGAGGATAACATGGCACTGAACGAAGTAGCACCACAGATTCCGGGGATGCTCCCTAGTTCTCCAGGAACCGATGTGTTAGGTAATCCGACTCCTGCGGGTATGGTTGCGCAGCCGCCAACCGCAGGTCCGGCTGCATTATCCGCCCCTCCGACGGGACAAGGTGAAGATGAAAGTCTTCCTCTCGCGCCCCCGTCTGGTGGCGCTACCCTAGGACAGCGATCACCCACTCTTAGAGCGCTAGCACAGAACGCTAACCTGGCTGCCAAGAGCAACCCTAAAGCTGCGGCTGCACCGGGAGGTTGGGCTAGGACGCTTCTCGCTGGCGTACTGCCAGCAGTCAGCGGGCTAGAAAATGGTATGGGAGATGCTGCGGCAGTCGGAACTGTCTCGGCTGGCGGAGGCGCGTTGACCGGAGTCACCCGTACCTTGGCTGCGAGAGACCAGAGATTGAAGGCCGAGAAGCAACAGCAATTTCAGAATACGCAAGAGGTCGATAAGAACAAGGCGTTGAACGCTGAAGCAAACGCCCGCATGATCCACGAACAGCAATTGACTCATAATCTGAAAGAAGAGGGAACTCAAGCGAGCTTGAAGAGCGGACAAGAGCAGCTAGCCGCCTGGAAGAGCCAGCCGAATCCCGGGATCGAGAGAGCGAAGGGATTGACCGCAGACCAGGCTAAGGAGATGCTTAAGAAGGATAATCTCGATCCGACAGAGGAGACCTTAGTGCCATCGGGGGTTATCACGACCGTAGATAAAGACGGTCAGCCCTACAACCAACTGACCTACAGCGTTGTAAAGGTCACCCCGGTTGACCTGGACCCGAAAAATCCAGAACAGAAGAAGGTATTAGATAGAATAAATAGTTTCGCTCCCCCGGAGTCCGGAAAGAAGTGGGAGGGCGAAAACGGCGGGGCCGTTCACTTCAGCGGCGCGCAGTACAATATGCTCTTGCAGATGTCGAACGAGCGACAGGCCGCTGATATAGCCGCGCAGAAGGTCGCCGCTCAGATGGGGATCGAGCAAGAAGATGTCAAGAAGAGCGAGGAAGCTCTGAAGTTTCGCCAAGACCCGAATATCATCAGGGCGCTGGGCGCGGCGACAACTATAAACGGTGCGCCAGATTTTATCTCCGCTAGAAACGCTCTGCTACAGGCTTCACAGAATCCCAAGAGCCCCCTGTACGGGCAGTACACGAATGTCGATAACGATATGCGACAGTTCTTAGGGTACACCGAGGGAGCCAAGGGCGAGAAAAACTATATCTACGACAAGATGATCGAGGACTACCAGAAGAAGGTAGACGCCGGAACCGAGCAACTATCAGATTTGAAGAAGGAGTTGAACGGCGCAGACGGACAAAAAGCTGCGTCAATCGCCGGAGGTCTTCAGGCAAAGATAGACGATCCGGCCACTCCTGCGCCTTTGAAGGCTCAGTATATTCGCATGAGAGATCAAGCCGCCAAACAGTCACAGGCAAGCCTGGCTTACGATGCGGATAAGAAGCAGAGAGAGACCGCCGCCGAGAACCAGGCGAACACCGGAGATATGTCCGGTATCATGGATATGGTCAAGAACTACGACTACGACCCGGATAAGCTGTTCAGCCGGTTCAAGGACCTGAAGGCGAAGAGAGACTTTATATCTCAAGTCTACGCGGAGACCGGACAGAAGTGGTCGGACTCCGAGTACAAGGCCCGTTACGCTACGAAGCAAGACTACCGCCCAGAAGGAAAAGGCGGACAGGCCGTACAGAGCTTGAACACGTTCGCCGAACACACCGGGGACGCGAACAACTTAATAGCGAACTTGAACAACACCAAGAGCCCGTTACTTAACAAGCCGCTCAACAAGTGGGACGAGTCAGTCCTAGGACAGCCACAGGTCATGCAGTACAGGGTCGCTGTCGCGGCTGCGGCGGACAACTACATCAACTACCTGCTGAACAACAAGGCCAAGCACGCGTCGGATGACGATCTAGCGGCAAAGCTACAGTCAACAAGTACAAGTCCCGCGCAGGCTCAGGCCATGATGCGTCAGATGGCTAACACTATCGCTTTGAAGGCCCGTGAGCAGAACTTCGCTTACAGGAAGCAGATGGGCAAGGATATCCCGGAGTTCCTAGACCCAGATACCGTTCAAATTTTCAAGACCTTCGGTATTAATCCAGATCAGATAACGACCACGGGCCAGAGCGGACTGACGGGCTCTACAAATCCGGGCGCTCCGAAACCACCCCAGGGCGCACAAACAGCCGTTAAAGATGCACAAGGTAATATCATCGGGTACAGATAATGACTCAGCTAGCACCAGGAATGATGACCGACCTTCAAGGGAACGTTGTACCGATCCCGAAGGACGCCCAACAAGAGCCGATACAGTCTGCGCAGCCATCAGATGATAATATGATGACTGACCTGCAAGGAAATCGTGTCCCGATTCCGAAGGGATCGACTCAGGAGGCGCTTCCACAGGAGGGCGCTGCGTCACGGTTCGGTTCGGGAGTTGTCGCGGGAACTAAGGCTATGATCCCTAGTTCCGCTACAGAGACCGCGAAGTCCGTGTTAGCTAACGCTGCTACAGGTGGAGTGTACTCAGGGGTTGAAGCGGCAAAGGGAATATACGAGGGCTATAAGCAGGCTCGCGAAGAGGGCCAGCCGATCTACTCATCCGTAGCTAGCGGAATCGGTTCGGTAGCTGGGCTCGATCCGGAAGGTATTAGAGAGCGGGCAGCAAAAGGCGATATCGCCGGAATCGTTGGCGAGGCTATCCCGTCAATCGCTTTAACATTGGCTGGCGGAGAGCACGAGAGGATCGGACGAGCATTTACATCAGACGCTCGTGCGCTTAAGACCGCATCCGCAACTCGCGAGGCTACGACCGCAACCTACGCCCAGAGGCTCGCAGAGCAAGAGACCGCCACCGACCAGGCTGTGAGAGCGACACAGCGAGCTAAGCAGCTCACCGACAGCCTCGGCAAGGACCCGAATGTAACTCAGCAGCACGTTGATGACGCGAACTCTACCGCGTCCGCTGCGGCAGCGAACGCTAGAAAGGCCACGCAGGCACTGAACGACGCTCACGAGGCTCACGCGCAAGCCGGAGTTGAGGTAGACCGTCTGACACGCAAGAGCCAGAGGAGCGCTCAGAAGGCATCTGAGAAGACAACCAAGGCCGTCGGCGAGGCGAAGGAAGACTTCCAGAAGGCTATTCCGCCCGCTCCGAGCGGTAAGGCCGCGTACAGCGACCGCGACTACGATGTCGGTCGCGGGTACCTTGAGAAGCACCACACCGATGTTCAACAGATCGGTTCAGTTCAAGACGCTTACGACGCGTTCGATCACATCCAGAAGGGAATGGAGACCGAGATCGCCCCATACGTACAAAAGTACGCGAAGGAACCTATCGCTACCAACGTTAATATGGACGTTCGAGACGCGCTGAAAGATAACCCCCGTCAGGACTTTGTTGAGAAGGGGATGGCCGAGCTAGAAAATTACAACTTAACTGACCCGACCATCGAAGAAGCGGACACGATCCGTAAGCAGTTAAACGATGAGAACCGCGCTATCTTGAGAAAGAATATGTGGGACGTTGATACCGCACTCGGTGTCGATCC